TTATAGAGTTTCTGGGGATGCATCTTTATCAGATGCATTATCAAGTGAGATTATTTCTAGAGCTTCTGGGGATGTATCTTTATCAAGTGCATTATCAACTGAGACTAGTTATAGAGTTTCTGGGGATGCATCTTTATCAGATGCATTATCAAGTGCGACTAGTTCTAGAGCTTCTGGGGATGTATCTTTATCAAGTGCATTATCAACTGAGACTAGTTCTAGACTTTCTGGGGATGCATCTTTAACAACAAAATTATTAACTGAGACTAGTTCTAGAGCTTCTGCTGATTACTCTATTATTATTTCACTTTCTAATACTATCTCTAATGCTATTAGTACTATTGTAGGATCTACAACACCAAGCACTCTTGATACTTTATATGAATTAGCTAATACATTACAAAATAATCCTAGTATTATTAATACACTTTCTTCAACATTGATAACTGAGACTAATTGTAGAGTTTCTGGAGATACATCTTTATCAACAATATTATTAACTGAGACTAGTTCTAGACTTTCTGGGGATGCATCTTTATCAGATGCATTAGCAATATTAATGGCAAGTGTCGAATCATTAATGGCAAGAGTATAGACATAACCAATATTTCCAGATTTACCAGGATTACCTGAATAAAACAATATAAAAATTACAAATGATTTTTATATGGTTTAGGACTGCGCAGATATCCTGACGCGCAGCGGTAGGATATCTAGGAAACTCTGGAGAACGTAGTTTGAAAGAGTTTATAGAAAAAAACAACGTTTGCAATGTAAAAAGTGTAAACACACGGTATCTGTAAACCATCTCCTGATAATTCTCGAACACTTATGCTCGTTACAAGCTGCGGGGTTTTCGCAAAATAATGATTATTTTCCCACTTTTTATTTTGTTTATTACATAAAATTGATTATATCTATAACAATATAAAAATATACTATATTATTATATAGTATTTACTAATGACCACCCAGCAAAATCCAACTATGATGCAAACTACCTCTAAAATTATCGGTGTTCAATTCAGTATGTTATCTCCGGAGGAAATCCGCAAAAATTCGGTTGCAGAAATAACCTCACGAGATACATATAACAACAATAAACCGGTTATTGGAGGGCTATTTGATCCTAGAATGGGTGTACTTGAAAATGGATTGATTTGTCCTACTGATGGGTTGACATACATTGACACTCCCGGTTATTTTGGACATATTGAAATGGCTAGACCAGTTCTCTTTATTCAACATTTGAAAGAAATTATGAAAATCTGCGGATGCATCTGTTTCAAATGCAGCAAATTGCGCATTGACAAGTCGCAACACAGACATATAGAAAAAAGGAGCGCCAGTGAAAGATGGGAATATGTTTCCAAATTGGCAGCCAAAGTGAAACGTTGTGGTGAACAGACTGATGACGGATGTGGATGCAAACAGCCCGATAAAATCAAATTAGAAGGTATGGCTACGATTTATGCTGTTTGGGAAAAAATGGATGCCGGAGAAGACGGTGACAAAAAGGTAAGTATCAAATTGACGCCCGAAATTATATTGAAATTATTCAAGCGTATTTCCGACGAAGATGTCCATTTTATGGGATTCAATCCATTATGGTCTCGTCCAGAATGGATGATTTGCCAAGTATTACCAGTTCCCCCACCAGCTGTACGCCCATCAGTCAAACACGATGCTCAACAGCGGTCCGAAGATGACTTGACACATATCTATAGCAATATCATCAAAACAAACACGGATTTAATGAACAAAATCAACGACAATGCCAATCCCAGTGTTATAGAAGGATTAACCACTGTATTACAATATTACGTTGCAATGATTGTCAACAACAAAGTCAAGGGTGCAGTTCCTATGGCTCAGCGTTCGGGTCGTCCTCTCCAGTGTATTATGGGTCGTCTTAACAGTAAAAATGGGCGTATCCGAGGCAATTTGATGGGTAAGCGTGTGGATTTCAGTGCCCGTTCCGTTATTACCGGTGACCCCAATGTATCCATCCGACAACTCGGTGTCCCTAGAAAAATCGCGACAAATATCACCAAACCAGTTACCGTGAACGACCTCAATAAGGCATTTCTGATGCAATTGGTCAAAAATGGTCCAGATGTATATCCCGGTGCGAAAACCTTGGAGCGTCAAAATGGTGTCAAGATTTCGTTGCGCAATGTGGATCGCAATAATGTGACCCTAAATAATGGTGATATTGTCCATAGACATATGATGGATGGAGATGCCGTGCTATTTAACCGTCAGCCATCTCTCCACAGAATGTCAATGATGTGTCATATTGTTCGCGTGATGGAACGTGGAGATACGTTTCGTATGAATGTTGGTTGTACCCGACCATACAATGCGGATTTCGATAAAATCTCTGTCGAAAACATGGAGCGCTAAAAACGTGATACTCCATAGTTGCAATTTTATTAATAGAATTGCAGCGAAACACCTTGTTGCGGGAAGTCCCTTAGAGCCTTTACTACCACTCTCTTTAGGAAACTATTGAGAGGAACTCGGTTAATTGCCGAACCCAATGGTAATAATGTAAAGGATTGGGTAATCCGCAGTGTTACTTCCTAACGTCGCCTGGCAGACTATGGAAGGCACTCAGAGACTGAACGGGTGTTGGTAGACTATGAAGGACTAGCCATCCTGAGTTTGCTTAAGATACAGTCCGCCCCTTTTGGAAACATTGGGGAATCATCGGGAGATGAGATGAATATGCATATGCCACAAAATGTATTGGCAGAAACAGAATTGAGACATTTGGCCGCTATTCCATACCAAATTGTCAGTCCAAGTAGTAATGCGCCTATTATCGGGATCTATCAAGACTCGCTCCTCGGGTCTTTCCGATTCACCCGTCCAGGCATCAAGTTTTCGCCACGCGATGCGATGAATCTGTTGATGATGTATCCGAATGTAGATGTGGAAGCGCTAAAAGGTAAGAAGGAACTCACCAGTTTCGATGTTATATCACAAATCCTACCTCCAATGACTATGTCATACAAGACCAAGTTGTTTGAGGAAGGCGAAGATTACGGAACATCCAATAATGTGTTGGAAATCAAAAAAGGTAAGTATGTGCGTGGTCAAATGGAAAAGTCTCTCTTAGGCAGTAGTTCAAAGGGTATGATTCATCGTGTCTATAACGATTTCGGTAATATGGCCGCGGCCAACTTTATTGATAATCTGCAAAACATTATTACCGAATATATGAAATCTAGTTCATTCAGTGTTGGTATCAGTGATTTGATTGCCGACAAGGAAACCGCTAAAAAAATCATTCAGGCGATTGATGTGCAAAAACTTGAAGTGCAAAGTCTTATTAACAAAGTCCATTTGGGTATTTTTGAAAACAATACTGCGTCTTCCAATAACGTGGAGTTTGAAACCCAAGTGGGCAATTTGCTGAATGAAGCCACTAACCAAGCCGGTAAAAAAGCTCGCGAAAGTCTGAGTAAAGACAACCGATTCTTGATGATTGTCAATTCTGGTTCAAAAGGTACACTCATCAATATTTCGCAAATGATTTCGTGTTTGGGTCAGCAAAACGTAGATGGCAAACGTATTCCATATGGATTTGATAGTCGCACACTTCCTCACTATAGCAAGTTTGATGACTCGCCTAAAGCCCGTGGATTTATTGAAAACTCGTATATTTCGGGATTAACCGCACCCGAGCTATTCTTCCACGCTATGGGTGGTCGTATTGGTCTCATTGATACTGCAGTCAAGACTTCGCAAACTGGCTATATCCAACGTCGTCTTATCAAGGGTCTGGAAGATATCAAAGTTGAATATGATATGACTGTCCGAAACAGCAAGGGAAAGATTATCCAGTTTGCTTATGGAGATGATAATATTGACACGGTCAAAGTGGAAGACCAAGCCATACCATTAGTCGGAATGAGTATGGAAGATATTTATATGCATTATGATATTGCCGGACTAAATGAGCGCGAAACCGGTCTTTTAGAAATATACAGCAAGGGGACTATTACTCGTATGCGTACTCAACGCGCAGATACCAAGGCAAAATGTATGCAATACATTGAAAAGATGATTATTGATAGAGAACATTTAGTAGAAAAACTGTTTAAAAATCGCGATGAAAACAATGTCCGCCTTCCAGTGGCATTCCAATATGTTATTGCCAATATTCAGGGTCAATTAGGATTGACGGCCAATTCCGCGGTGGATATAACTCCTTTAGAAACATTCAAAATCATTGAACAATATTTCGCAAGATTAAAGCGCTCGCATTATGCACCACCTACTCGTCTATTTGAAATAATGTATTTCTATTATTTGTCGCCACGCAATTTGCTCGTGGCCAAGCGTTTCAACCGCAAGTCACTAACTATGTTATTGGAGACCATTGAATTGAAATATAAACAGTCTATTGTGCACCCAGGTGAAATGGTCGGAGTTATTGCCGGCCAATCTATTGGCGAACCTACTACCCAGCTGACCCTCAACTCAGTTACTTATGAAACTGAGATTATTGTAAGAAACGGAAATAAACAAATATCGAAACTACAAATTGGCGATTTTATTACACATCATATTGCTAATCCAAAAACAATTAATTACAATGCAGAAAAAGACACTACTTACGCGGAACTTTCTGAGATATATGAGGTTCCTTGTGCAACTGAAAATGGAGAAACAGTTTGGAGAAGAATTGAAGCAGTCACTCAACACCCAGTAGTAAACGAAGACGGTTCTAATACTATGTTGAAGTTTGTGACAGAAGGTTGCAGAGAAATAATAGTTACTAAAGCTAAATCTTTACTGCAATTGGTAGATGGAAAAATAGTTCCGGCAAATGGCGACAGTTTTGTAATAGGAGATTATTTACCAGTATCTAGAAAAACATTGGAATATACACAGAAAACACATTTAGACTTAAGAAATATTCTTCCTCCATCCGAATATGTATATGGTTCAGAACTAGAAAAAGCAAAATCAGTTATAAATGAACATCATTGGTGGTCAAATCATTCTGGAAAAACATTTATACTTCCTCATTCGCGAAGTGATTCAGTTGTTACTCTGGTTAGTGAAAAAGTAAGACCAGGGCGTAAAACAAAATCGTCTTGCAACATCAAATCAGGATGTGTTTATATGAAACTTACAAATATGTGTGATTATACCATACCCGAAAATATTGCACTAAATTATGAGTTTGGGTATTTACTTGGAGCATACTGCGCAGAAGGATGTATGACACGCCATCAGATTTCTATATCAAATAATGATGATGAATACTTGAAACCAATTCAGTCTTGGTGTGAAAAACACAATATTACAACAAAAATATACACTCATAAAAACAAAATACAAGAAGGATGGACGAGTCAAGATATACGCATATATAACACATTATTATGTAATATCATTTCTAGTTTATGTGGCAAACTAAGTCATAATAAGTTTGTTTCAGATTCTATAATGTTTTCAAATGAACAATGTATAATGGGATTTTTAGATGCTTATATTGGAGGGGATGGATGCGTACATCAACACGCTAAAATGGATGGAACAATGAGGTCTGACTGCATAAGTGCAACTTCGGTTTCATTAAAATTACTCTCAAATATTCAGGTTATGCTAAAAAATATTGGTATTACAAGTAAAATTAGCAAACCTAAGAAAATTGAAACAAATAATAGAGGTTCTCTAAATATCAAACAACCATATTTATTAAAAATAACAAATAAACAAGCGCAAAAATTGGCGAGTAAATTACAATTACCGATTGCATCAAAACAGAAGAAACTTGAGCAGTTATTTAATGAAACATTTATGTATGATTACTGTAAAGCAGACTTATTAGTTCCAAACTTAATAGATGGTAAAATTGTTATGGAAGAACGAAATAACCGATTTCCAGATTTAGAGTTCGACCAAATTGTTTCTATAACCGAAATAGCCAATACTACTAAATATGCGTATGACTTAACCGTTGAAGAAACCCGAAACTTTGACTGTGCAAACGGATTATGTCTTCGCGACACATTTCATTTAGCAGGTGTTGCTTCCAAGTCAAATGTCACTCGTGGTGTTCCCAGAATTGAAGAAATATTGCGTCTTACTAAAAATCCCAAAAACCCGTCATTAACAGTCCATCTCAAACCATTGGACGAATCGGAGAAAGACAAAGCCATACTATTTGCAAATATGATGGAACACACTAAACTAGTGGATGTAGTGAAATCCATCAAAATATGTTTTGATCCCAAAGAACGAAGCAGTCTAATTGAAGAAGATGGTCTGCTTATGGAGCAATACTACGAGTTTGAGAACTTGATGAAGGAATGTAATGGCGACGAAGATGACGACGCTACACCTAAATCCAAGTGGATTATTCGTATGGAATTGGACGCGGAAGTTCTCTTAGATAAAAATATTACAACAGACGATATCCACTTTGCCATCAAAAACAGCTACCACGGCAAAGACATTACTTGCGTGTATTCCGATTACAATATGGACAAACTCGTGTTCCGCATTCGTATGAACAGTTCGGTGTTTGCCAAGGGCCGCAATCGCCTTAAGGTCAAAGGCGTAGTTGATTCCCTAGATCAATCGGATGAAATCTATATGTTGAAGAACTTCCAAGACACGTTGCTAAACAATATCGTATTACGTGGTATCAATGGTATTGCCAACGTCATTCCACGTAAGTTACAAAATATGGTGGTAAAAGACGAGAGCAAATATGCCCGCAAAGATGTGTGGGTTTTGGATACAACCGGGTCTAATTTGTTGGAAACATTGTCTCTTGATTTCATAGACAATACGCGAACATATAGCAATGATATTAAGGAAGTGTTTGATGTTTTGGGTATTGAAGCCGCCAGGCAAATTATTTACAATGAGATGAATGATGTGATGGAGTTTAGTGGCGGTGTATACATCAATTATCACCATCTCAGTCTATTGTGCGATAGAATGACTTGTACGAAGGATTTGGTAAGCATTTTCCGTTCGGGTATATTGAATGATGATATTGGTCCTATTGCTAAAGGTACATTTGAAGTCCATACGGAAGTATTCTTGGATGCTGCTAGACACGGTGAGTTTGACCATATGCGTGGTGTATCTGCAAATGTGATGTGTGGTCAATTCGGATACTATGGCACAAACGCATTCAATGTTGTATTGGACTTGCAAGAAATGGCTAAATTGGGCGAAGCATCTGTTAATACTGCAACCGCATCCGGAGAATTAGATAAGTTACAAGGCAAGAAATTGGAGGAAACCGGGGCGTGTGGAAAACAAAAACTCGCAATAAAAACGAACATTAGCAATATCAATGGAAATACTACCACTGGATGCGATGATGATTACAATATGGGATTTTAAAAATAATAAACCATAGTAGAAAAATAGATATAGTAGTAAATAGTAAATAGTTTGTATAAACATAAAAATTATTTTTTCAGAAAATTGAAATACTATTGATTGATTCTTATTACAACAATCAATCAATACCAATTAGTATAAACGACTCATACAATGGCTGCTCGCAGATTTACTGTATTACGCGAAGAAACTTATACAATGCCTTCTCGCACAACAGAAGTGCGCAAAGCGCTAAAAAAACTGAGAGAAATAGATGCACTGAAAGGAAAACCCGATTATACACCAGAAGAACTAGATAAATTGGCAACGGAAACCTACTGGAAAAATATTTTGGATCCGCACGATACGAAGGCCAAAGAAGACGAGGAACGAAAAGCCAAGCAATACAAACGTCATATGGAAAAAGAAGCGAAAAAAAAAGCTAAACGATTGGCCGAAGAACTGCATATGCGAAAGCAAACCGAAGCACAACAAAAACGCGAAGCTGAAGAAAGAGCAAAAAACAAACAGAGAGACGACGAGTATCGCCGAAGAAAAGCAGAACAAGAACAAGCCGAAGAAAACCGTCGTCGTGAATACGAAGAAAACAAGAAAGCTGAACTGGAAAGAATAGAGAGCGAAAATCGGTTCAAACAGCAATACATCGATGAGTTCACAAAAGCAGTCTCTATTTACAAAAGTCCTGATCGTGCTTTTCGTAAACTTTCACTAAAATACCATCCTGATAAAAATCAAGCAAACATACAACACGCCGAAAATATACAAAAAATACTTGGCGATATACGTAGTGCATATGTGTAATACAATAACCATAAAAAACTAATTATATTTATAATATTACAAGTAAATCCAAGCCATATACAAACAATATACAAAACAATTTTATACTTAGCATTCATCCCACCATTTGTTGTCTAAATATTCTCTATATTCGGCCCAATTCATTTGCTGTCCCATTGGCCCGACATTGTGGTCTAGAGCAGCTCTGCCCATAGTTACTAAGAGGGCGTGTTCGCTGTATTTTTTTTCATCTGACTCTTGGAGTAAACCGAGCCGTTCGCGCTCAGTCTTTTCGTATGCCTCCATATGTTCTCTAGATTGGAATGGGGCAAACTCCGACGAACACCGTTCTCTGGAGTTTCCTCGTAATCTTTCCGCTTCTAGTCCAGAGTACTTGATAAAATCGGGGTTTTCTTCTGTTGGTGGAATACCAATGTCTTGAATATGTGCCCCAGTCATATAAGGATATATTCGCCAAACGTCTTCTTTAGAAAGTTCACTGATTGGGGTTTCCGTTCCGAGGCCATACTTACCATTTAATTGTTCGGTCGCGCAATAATTGCAAAATCCCACAAATACACCATTGAGTATTCCCTTATCCCTGCATTCCCCGCACCACTCTGGTCCAAAATTGCAATACGTTTTCTTGACTTGGGTATGGATAATAATTGCCCAAGCAAGCGGGAAACGTATATCATATAACATAGGACTATTTTCTATCTTGTAATATTTGCCGTCAAACCCTTTCAAACTACGTTCTTCAGAGTTTTCTAGATATCCTACCTCTTCGCGTCCGAATATGTGCGCAATAACAGTCATTTGAGTAGATTCGGACATTTTTAGTAAATCGGGTAATAATAATTGGGTAAGTTGATAATATGATATACACTCCATATAAAAATTGTATTTCAATTTTTCAATTGGTTGTAAACAATAATAAAGAGAACAGTGTTATTATAAGTATACTAAAATGGCATCCGACGGAACAAACTGGCGCACTTGGGCTATAGACGATTCTTTGAAAAAAACGGATACGTATGATATTTTGTATAACGAAATGGTGGAAGTAGAGTTTGGTTCTCCTAAAGACCTATGTAATTTTGTAAAATATTGCGAATATATGATGTTTTCTAGTTATAGTATACCTCATCCAATACCAGAAGAAGAATGTTGTGATTATTTTAGGTCTTTATACAAATATATTGAAATGATATATGAAGAAAACATATTAGAAGCCGGGCATCAAAATCTAGCTAAACTCCAATGAAATCTTTCAAAAAAAATCGTGTGAACTGCGTTCTCCAGAGTTTTCTGTATATCATACCGCTTCGCGTACAGATATATTCTCAATTATGCGTATTTGGATGCATCATTCAATACGTTTGTCAAAAAATTGAAATACATTTTTTATAGGGGTGATATAGCAGATTCAAACACCAAATTATTATTGCAACCAATCATTCATACAATTATTTTCGCAAACTTAACAACAATGTCTTCTATTACTAAACCCAATGGCTGTGGATATTGCCGCAATATTTCGGGTGTGAATTGGCAATCGCACCAACGTATAGACTCCGAAGGTATTGTTATTTGCCCAGTTATTATTGCTAAAGAATCTTGTAGATATTGCAAAGAACGCGGCCACTTCATCCCAGATTGTCCTAAATTGGCCGAAAAGAAAAAGCGAGAAGAAGACCGCGTCACAAAAATAGAAAAAAACTTTCCGCCATTGTTCAAGACTCTGCCTACTGTGCCTACGGCACCCGGGGCCGGGGCCGGGGCCAGCCGTGTCCCCACCATTTCCTATGCCCAAAAAATTGCAGAAAACCGCCCTGCAAAACTGACGGCAGCTCTTGAAAAGGAGTTCGAAGACCGCAAAGTGGCCGAGGTGCAAGCCAAGCAAAAAAAAGCCGAAGATTGGCGGAAAGAGCAAGAAGAGCGCAAACAACAAGAAGAAGAGCGCAAAAAACGCAGAGAAGCCGCTCACGTCCAAGCAATGTATGACAAATGGGGAACCAACTGGCACAATTGCGTCTATATGACCGACGAAGACTGCAATACGGCATACGAAATGAGAGAACGCGACGAAAACGAGTATTACAGAATGGAAGAAGAAACGGAAAAATATTGCAAAGAACAACAAGAACTACGCGAAAGACTCAAGCGAGAAATGACGCCGGAAGAATACCAAGAATGGGAATGGGAACAAGACGACGAATACTTTGACGCAGGGGTTCGTATGCAGACGGAGTTTGAATGCCGTGCATCACGAGCTGCAGTGTCTTATTTCAATAAACACGGTCTAATGCTCCCTGATGGAGATTTTGTCAGCAGCGAATGGGGAGCCGAGCGCAAACTGGACAAAGTCCGGAGAGAAAAAGCACAAAAAAAATAAACCACTTGTATTTTCGTATAGTATATGTTTTGTATTTGATTTTGTAATAAATAATAACTAATTTTTTATTGATGAACCGAGTATTGATACCGATAGTTTTCTTTTTCGCTGAAGCTGTCTGTAATACAAATCAATTTCGATGGAGTCCGTATGGCGATTTCTTTGCTAGGGCTTTCGTAAATACTGGAGAACTGAGTGTAAGTGATTTCCATATATTCTTCTTCTGTTTCCGGACGCTTGATCCTGGTAACAATATACGTATATCCATTGTCGGAATAGTCATATTTCACGTGGCGGGCAAAGAATTGTTCCAATCGTCTATGAACAATCGATGTGGTAGTTTTGCATCGAATTATGGGTTTAGGGCGAACACAATATTGCTGAAAGAATTGCATCGACATTGTTCAAGAATAAACCGTGGAGTAATAACAGTTCTAATAAATTGTTCAAATGATATACGATTGAAATATTTTTATTAAAGTATTTCAATTTTGTGATAGATGATTGTATCATCTACCATAAAGCACCAATCCTACAGGGTGCGTTAGACGCACCATATAGGAATTGCAATTTTATGCATTCAGTTTTTTCGGCCCCGGTTTGTAAATGGCTAAATATTCATCCAAGGTTTGTAAATGAAGCGATGATTTTCGTATAGACTCAGTTTGGTATAAGCTATAGAAATGTGTCATTTGAGGAGCAGTTAATTTCACGCCCGGTAATATCAATTGATATTCCATTTCCGCCACTTTTGTAGGAGAACGTATGAAATAATATGGCTGGGTTTGCGGATTTCCTCCCATTACTAACCAATCAATTTTCTCATAAAAAAGCGATTTCAGTGATGTGGAAGAAAACAGCACAATCGGCAGGGATAATGCATTTGCTAACATCCATATATCCAAATCAGTTACATAATAGTTCTCGCTTTTCACAACTTGTTCAAATGTAGCATTTCCCCTAAATAACTTCCCTTTTCCCTGAATATTCAAAATGGACATTATTTTTTCGCGATACCCCGGTTTTTCTAAATATCCTGAATAAGCCCGCAATAAAATATCTTTGACATAATCCATTGATGGTATTTCTACAAGTTCTCCTAAATCTATGAGAACTTTGTTCAAAATATAAGTCAGCATATAGAAACTACTTCGTGGTGTTGCATAAAACTTGTATTCTTCCGAACTATTGTGAAACAATCGTCCCCACAAACTTTTCGTTGGATGCCCCTGTACATTCTTCAACTTTTCCTTTACAAACTCTAAATTGATTAGCTCCCCAGGTTCACTTGCAGTTTCGTCCAGTTTATGTTGTTCCGCTACAGTTATTGGTTGACTCTTATATTTTTGAGAAAATAGTGGTATAGCATTCTGGTAATCAATGTTTTTCAAATACTTATTGTCATTAAACTCCACAATATCTTTAAAATAATCAGCATTTAGGAGAGATTGCAATATCAACATTTCATTGTCATAAATGATATACTCACTATTACCTATAGTTAAATACGCAGTAGAACTCAGCATAAACAATTTAATACGGGTATAACGGATAAGCTCGTATGCCATTCTGCCATAGTATATTGTTTCATTTGGAACTTCGCTACCCAATAAATGTTTATTTGGTATCATTATTACTCCGCTTTCTTCATCTGCAAAACATACAATTTTTCCTTTCCCGCTCATATTCATACATTGGCGCTCTATATCTCCAATATCACGTTCATTTATATTCGCAAACTCAATCCTACCACCCACTAAATCGTGCAATGCCGAAATCATATTACCCAATTTTTCTTTGTATGTAAGTTCTCCATTATCCAATATATCCATTATTTCTTTGCGAATGCCCCGATTATCATAATCCATCAACAATTTTCGTATAACACTTCGGAAAAATGTGTAATACCTGGTTTCTAAATCTATTTTGCTAATGATAGATTGACGTTCATTGTCGCCTACTTGCGACGTAGTTATAGCATTATCTGCCGCTAAATAAGACACCTGATTTATATTATCCATAATTCGGGATATATCTTCTCCCTCTTTCGCTAAATAATTATGATTATTTACTTCAATAATACCATCATCAAATATGTTCTCTGAAATGGGAGATATAGGAACAAATTGGTTGGTTTCCGTAATAATTCCAGCAATTAACCCATCGTCCAACATTTTCATTTTAGGCAAACACAATATTTTTCCAGCGGTTTCTCTGTGAACATTTACTAAATAATCGCGGGTTGTTTCATAATCTTGCCAGAGATCATCATCGTCCATCCATTTTTCCGGAATATGTGGTATAGGTGCAGACGGATAAGTCGGTATGTATATACCCGGTAAAACTTCAGTCGTGTCGTTTTTTCGCACAAATAAACCGACGACTTTTCCCTGGAAATTGAGAACTTGAGCATCAATCAAATAACTGACAGATTTCAATATTTTTCCGATTTCAAGTGCATCAATATTTTTCTTGAAATCATATTGTTTAGGCAATCCGGGCAATGGCGCGCAATATTTATTTGTCGTTTTCTGAATAATATTTAGCACATATTTGATATTACTGGGGGTATTATCTTCGCGAAACGCCCGGACTATATTTATTTCTTTTTTCGCATATCCGCATATCAATTCGTAATATGTACCTTCTTTATTGGACTGTTTCAATAACAATGCTGTTTCTTTTGCCGGGTCATAGAGAACATTAGAACTAGAATGAGTTGGGCATACAATTTGCATATTATCACGCAAATCATCTTTAGGCATTTCTAAAATAACCAAGTTATATCCACCTGGCATCAATGTATCATCAGGTTCAGTTACTATATCCCATAGATAAGTATAGTCAATTTCTATAGTATCATCTTCCAAAAATGCTAAAAAGTTTTCAAAAGCCGCAATAATGTCATTTAGCAAATCCATTTGTTTTTCATCAGCCATATCAAACTCCGACGAACTCTGTTCTCTGGAGTTTCCTCTAACTCCTTCAGATTTGCTTCCGTAGTTATTCACAATTTCATTATAAAACACGCTGTTTGCAATAGACGGAATATTATAATCAAGTTCTCCTATATCTATTTTAGCAGGTTTAAAAGTTGAAATAAGAGAACCATTGTAAGAATGAACAAAATGGTCAAGATTCAACGATGAAATCAAAATATTTTTCATTTCTTTGATACTGGGTGTTTTAGGCAAATTATGTTTGTGGGCATACATAACTGCAACACACCCTAAAAACGATTGTTTGTCGTTTTTCTCCACACCATATCGCAATAGACATATATCTTCTTTATTGAATACGGGTTTTTCCATTTCTTCCGATTTAGCAATACACTTATTATTGTCTTCGTGTAAAAATGCTTGCACAGAAAAAGGCAATAGCCCCCATCTACCTGGTCCAATATTTATTTTATCAATACCGACAATATAGTTCTCCGATTTAGCAGGTTTAGCTTTGCGTTCTCCCTTTTCTTTTATTGGCTTACCCTGTTTATCCACTGGGTTATCTGCATCATCCGGTTCAGCCTCGGGACAAGTTTCCATATGTTTATCCCATAACCCGGTGCGCCATCCACTATAGCAACACGGTAAACAATTTCCGTCCGCTGTTTTTTTAGTCAATACTGCCGGGTTATGGTAATCGTAAGAACCATCTGATTTAACGTGTTTTTGACTTTTAAACTCTATTACATAGGCTCCTTCTGGTACAAACTCTTCATCATCTGGTATAATATTATCAGGGTACTTCGTACCCGGGGCTGCGCATTTTCCGGCGCGGACTTCTTCTTCCGTCATACTCATATTTGTTTGCAAACACCAATACCGTGGACAAATATACCAGAACTTTTTATCCGGATTAGTTCCATATTTGATAGCGTGTTGATAAGAGCGAGAACCTTTCCCATATTTAGCATCATTTTCGTCAATTTTCGCCTTTTCTTCATCCGTCAAAATAATCGGCTGTTTCTTTGCAGCACTTTGACATAGTGTGGAATAATTAGTAAATTTCCCAGATTTTGCTGTAAATAAAAAAGGTTCTCGCTTTTGCATACGCCTTTCAGCAACATTCGGATTATGTAAAGATACTCCAGCTAAACCAACGCGATATGGCTCCAGTGTACCCGCCCCCGGGGCCGGAGGCCCCTGTTCAATAGCTTCGCCTTGATCCAATAAATCATTTAGCAAAATATCGTTGGTTATAATATTTTGCGCTTTTTTCTTTCGTCCACCACCTTTGAATAACTCATCCGCTTCTTCTTCATCATCTTCTCCATAAAATAGTGCATCATCATCGTCTTCTTCTAAATCATCTCTATTGGCATCTTTGAAAAAATCATCGCCTTTTTGGCCGGGTTCTTTGCCAATAGCAGCTACCAGCTCATCCACCGGTTCTCCAATTATATCTTCCATATCATCATCCATATCACCATTCCCGACTTCTTCCATAACAGCCACCGATACAGGTGCAATAGCTACCACTTGGTTTTGTATATGTGATTTATCTACATCGGCCTTCATTTTAGCCGCAGTTTTACATATACCATCTATATCCGATTTATCTACTTCGGTGGTAGTAGGATGTTGAGTTATACGGAGAAAACTGTCGATATACATATGCAAAATCTTTATATATTCAATATTTACGATATTATCCACTTCAATAACAATGTGGTTCTCCTCTTTATCGTTATAAATCAATGTTTGAAACCCGGGAACATCTATGACTTCTTCACCTAAGTCTTGTTGTGCAGCAACCGTTTCCAAATATTTTCCAAATACTTTTGTGGCTTCTTCATTAGTTATTTGAAAATTGTCCATAATACCTTTGATAATGAGTTCGGAATTGTCCGTTTTTTGATATAGCGATTGAATAAAAATGGTTTTCGCATCCATTTCTTTAAAGTTCTCCACACGTTTAAAAACCATTTTAGCGACTTTAGAAATATTCGGTTGATAAATAACAAACAAACTGGACAAACATTTGATGTATTTCTGCAAGTTATTTAGCTCTTCCGAAATCAACATACGGGCCACATATTTCATATTGAGAACCTGGACATTTTCCTGGTGTAAATCTTCAAATGCCCTGAGTTTGTATCCCGACTTTTGTAGAAACTCATTGATAGTATCTATAACCGGGTTTACTGCAGAACTTATATAGGCTTTCAATTCTTCGGGTAAAACAGAGGTGTTCAAATCTCCATATACGCGTATATTGCCGGTTTCTAAGAAATCAATATAAATATCTTCAGACAAAGTGGGCATTTTGACGGCCATAGAAATCTGATTCCCTTTTCCTAAAAATCTGGCCAATCGCATTATTTCTTGTTCAGACAATTTAGGGATTTTTTTGCCATTTTTAGAGATTTTATTTACAAAAAGGCGATACAAGTTCTCTCGCATACTTCCCGGATTGTATTTAATAAAAGGTATGGTTTCGGTTGCGTGTATATTTTTAAACACGATTTCCAATGGTAGTTTAGCATTTAAACGCGTATCAATCATTATAGAAAAAGATTGGATACCTCGCTCCACATAGCGCAAATCCGATGTCCGTTTATGAAATACATCGTAAAACATATCAATTGTCTTGTAATATTCAAATGCATTTTTATCGGTGTTGGCCCGGGACTTTTTCAAAATGTTCTCCTTTTTATCCATCAATTGTTCAACAGTTTCAATATGATCTTCTAAATGTAAAAAAGGGAAATAGGTTTGTATAATAACAGGTTCTAATTCATCCGCATTTGGTTTAGACTGAATATGATTCAATACATTTTCGGCAAAACAAACGGTTATAACATTATCAATCGGAGAACCCCAATTTAGCAATAACATATTGTCAAAAACAGTCAAAATATTCTTTTTTGTTGGTTGATACAATATTTCATTATTGATAGTGTATGGATCAACTGCAAACAAATAATCTTGCTCCTTAGAGAACTTTTGTCCCAACGGAATTTTAACCCTATAATCATTTCCTACTATACCCAATACTTCTTCGTATGTATAAATATGTCTATCATCTACAATATTGACTGGGGTAATACCTAGATTATGCAATAATTGTACCAAATGAGATTTAGTAAAATCTGTCCGCCAATTATTTGTGATTTGTTGATATACATTCATCATATCTAATCGTCTATTTACTTCCATAAATAAATACAATTCATTATAAGATATAATATTTGCACCAATGGCTTGGACAATCTTGTTTTTTATAACGCGAATGGAGTCGTCTTTATGTATTTGCTGTGGACTATATATGATAGGCACTCCTAATTCGGCGAACTTCTCTTCCGGGGTGCTAAATCTATTTCCACCAGAAAACACATATACTTTTTCTAGAACTCCATTTGCATCTAAACAATGAACTTTATAGATATCCATATTTATATATTTTTGTGTTATTTTTTTGTATAGTTATTTCGCAATATCATTTTCCTCCACTCGTAATCTCTTCGCTACGTAATTTGTAAAATATGCATATGTGAATACATAATCACACTTACATTTATAGATATTGATATGATATGTCATCTCAATATGTTATGCATTAGTTCGCAGTTTGTTCTATTATTTCATATCATAAAATGGATTATCTGTTATATTCATTCCACAATATTCTTTAGGCGATTCTTTATAATTAATAGGATTATGAATACCAGCCTCTTTCGCTTTTTCTAACAAATATTTGAAGTTCTCCCAAAACTCGCTTTTATGACCAATTGATTTCGTAGCAATATGAGATAATTCGTGTATAGCTACAAAGGTAAGGGTATGTTCATCAATCAATTTCGCATCGTCGTCTTTTTTCCGGTTTAAGCAAAACGCTACTTTTTCCCCCTTGTTCTCACTATATGCAGTCAATGTGCTAGTGGGTAATGTTTCCATTACTTTTTTTGGATTGAATCCTGCAACCAATCGTTTCACATTATCTTTGTCGCCGTAATTATCTTCCATATATCTCACTAAATGCTTACATTTTTCAGCAACAGTTGCCAATAAGTTTGCAGCCTTTTCCTGTCTAGCAACAGTTCCGTCTCTTACACAATATGTATTACCATCTGCGGAAGCAATAATACACTTTAACCCATCAAACCCTTCTATTTTGGATAAGTATATAAAAACGCAAACCCCGATTACTATACCTATAATTACATAAGCTAAAATATCTAATGTGTGCATTTTCCAATTCTACTATACTATTCTTATATTATTCTTATATTTTTAAGGAGAACCAAATATTTATTGTATTTTATCACATATTCCTTTTATTACTTTCAAACTAGGATTGTGATTTCCTAATATACACACAGTCATATTTTGTTTGATAATATACTTTTTAATGACATCGTGTATATCTTTTTGTGTTATAGATTTGTAATACTTATCGTATCTATCGTGATAAGATACAATAGGTGTTCCGTCTTCGTATAAAAGCATTTTACTTCCATTATGAAAACAAGCGTTATCGTTGTCCTCTTCCTCTATAGCCATACTCCCTTTCATATTACTTTTAGCAATACGTAATTCAGATGCAGATACTCCGTTTTTTTGCAAATCTGAAATAATATCTACGATCAATGGTAAAACGCCTTTATTTGCGCCCTTACTCATTCCTTTATTCACCAAAAGTTTAGCAGGATCCGTTTCTGCACTGATTGAAAAATCTCCTAAAATACTGTAATAACTTGTATCGGCAGTAGATGAATACGTTAGTCCATTTGCTTCTCGTAAAATGGCAAACAACCTGGCGTTCATAAATCCGCCTAAAATATTGCCCAACATATTTAGAGCATATTTATCGGTGGAATATTGAGAACACGTCCTAAATCCTATAATCAAATGCAATGTATTTAGGCCTTTGCGTGGTTTTATAATATATTGCGGTTCTGTTTGGGGATCATATGATATAACTGGATTGGGGCAATGAACAAATGGACTAAGCGTAAGTGGCTTTGTGAAATCACTGTGATTTACTATATCAATAAACTTGGAAAAAGGAAGGTGCGAAACTACACTTAGAACCATATTACTTGGTCTATAAAAAGTTTTATAAAATTGCAATACTTGGGCATATTCCAACGACCCCGGTTTGTGATAAGACAAAATATCAATAGACTTTTCATACGGTGATCCTTTATAAACAGATTCTTCATACATATCCGCTACTATATTTTCATCTGAATCTTCTAGCAAAATAGTTTCTTCTACTACTACCTTTTTCTCTTTATCAAATTCGCCTTTATCAAAAACCGAGTTCAACAACATATCGCCTAAAACTAAAATACAACTTTTGACATATTCATCTTCGCATTTTACAATATAATTTGTATAAGATTTCTCCGTAGTTGCATTGAAATAAGCACCTATTTCGTCATATGTTTTTGATATATCTTTTGATAATGGCATTTTTTTAGTTCCTTTGAATACCATATGTTCTATGAAATGTGATATACCACGCGTTTCATCAGTTTCCATTGCGGAACCTACTTTGCAAAAAACTTGTATAGAACTTATGGAAATACTATTGCGCGGATTTTCGTAAATTATCCTAAATCCATTAGGAAATGTATGTTTATGAATCATATTTATATAATAAATTGATACTTTAATGATTGGTCGTATGGATAAGCTGCGATTTATCCATATGACCAGCACGATGCTAGATGTATGGTATGCGATGCATTAAGCGAAGCTTAGCATCATACCACACACCTAGACATTAATGTCTACTCAGTAACATATGCGCTAGACGCAGAGATTAAAAATATATGAGTAGACGTAATCCGATGTAAACACGACTAGTAGAGATTACAATCTCTGTTAGTTGATTATATTTGGGAATCAGCACCCCTATGTCCAGACATTAATGCGAATTATTTGGTATATGTATTTATTGCATACCGACCCCGATTTCAAGAGGAACACGGCCTAAATCGGGTTCAATGGTGCTATGATTCCATGGACCGACTTCTTGCTTAGGAATAATAGGATCCGATCTCAGTTGTAAGTTGGCATTCCGGAGAGTTTGTCCAATGGTGTCTAGACCAATATGATATCCGGCTTGGAGTAAATCGGGCATACCACCTTGGTTAAGGGCTGACGGATTGAGAGCAGACCATTGACTATTTGTATCTTGGGGCAATAAATCACTTGGATTAGCGACTGGTTGAGCAGAGTATCCACCCGCCTGGTTTGAAGTTGGAACTGTGGATGGTGCAGGAACAACATATTGGGCAGAAGTTTCTTTTACTCCAGGTTGCTTGCGTGCATTCTTATCATTTTTCACACTACCATCTTCCATACGATCTATGATGAGGGATTTAGATGATGAGTAATATACCACAAACATTACGGATATAACTAAAATACCAATCAATATTAGTTTATCTGTCGAAAAAAGTTTAGACATACTTATATACATACGACGGATAAAATATTTTACATTTTGTTATTTTTGCTAAATAAAATGTGAATAAATGTTTATAGATATTTACATTTTTACACATATATTTTTTGAAATCCTATTGTGTAAGTTTTGATAAGTATTCCTAAAATCGGCTATTCTTGTTTTTCATAAAATGAATCTTCTTCTAAATCACTATCGCTATCATCCAAGTCTTCTAACATATACGTATTTTTTATATGTTTTGCTTCTAAATATGCAGAAAGTGCTAAATCTTTGGCTAGTTTAGCCTTTTTTTTAGCATCTTGATACATTTTATAATAAACATCATTTCTTGTTTTAATTTGGATTTGTTCGGTTTCTGGTATTTCATCTAAAGATAAATCTATTTCTTTCAATTCATCTGGATTTTCTTCATATTCTTCTTCTATATCATCGTCAACATCATTATCAGTGGACTGGGGTGTTTTCATAAGCATTTCTGTATTTTTGCTAAACTCAGATTCAGATATATCATTACTTGATGAAGTATTAGATAATATATGACTATCTTGTTGCAATATAGTATTTTCAGGGGTTTTTCCTAAATATTCGTTATCATCCAATAACGAATTATCATTGGATAATTCACTATTTTCTAACAGTTCACCTTTAGGTAATGCGATTTTATTTACAGATGTATGAGGAGGTTCAGATCTTGATTTGCCTTTAACCAAAATGCATTTTTCAAACAAGTTGTTATTTGGTAATACTAACATCTGCTTGATTTCTATTTCAATTTGAAAACTCCTTGCAGAACATTTTATGCCCTGGATTTCTAATATAGTAACCACATCGTTTTTATCAGTTATTTCTTCTGGATCAACTAATTCTTCGTTTTCATTGTATATTTTCAGAGAACATTTACCAAGTTGTGTTGGAATATGGGTTCTAACTAGGTAATATTTTCCAGATTTATATAGTTTCACGCACGACGAAAACGAGTTCTCTATATCGTGCAAATCAAGTTCCGTATCAAACCACATTTCCCTATGATCATATATGTATTTCTGTGAATAGTTTTCCAATTTTTCAATCCATTGTATGAATATTTCGTGCTCATTAGTAAACATTAAGTCTGAAAAATATTTTTTTCCGGCTTTCAATATGCCCTGTTTTGTATTACATTTAGGCGTTTGGATATACAGAGGCAATTCATTCATTCTAAACTTGATAAAATAGTTTCCTCCAGGAACAGCAGTTGGTTTCAATAATAACAATTGGCTAAATGGGAACTCATCAGTTGCGTTATAGATTCCTTCCATAATTGGTATATTGTTATATATTGGTTTTGTATTTTTGTTATTTTTTTTGAACGAGAACTTATTTAGCATATGCCATTTATATGATTTATATAACGCTAAACAATATGCTCGTCATATAAATCAATAAAAAATATAATCAATGAATATGTCATTCAAAACAATTCGGGATACGTGTATTGAATATTTGAATAAAGAAGATATTAAGCACGATTTAAAAGAAATATTGAAACCAATTGTTTCAACTATTTATAATGAAATCTACATTTATATTTGGTTGATTTGTTTTTATAATGTGGTATTTATTTTTATAGTTTTAGCCAATTTTATTTTATTAGTGCGTGTATTGAGAAAACCTTATATGGATGTTGAAAAATATATTTAGATAATATATATCCATATTATGGCAAAAAGCAAGTCTCAAAAAAAGCAACAGCAAAAGCAACAGCAATCAGGAGGTGCAGGTGCTGCAGATAATGCACTAAAAGTATTTGGCGATAGCAATTCTCAACACGCAGTAAGTAATAAAGATAATACTATTGCTATGAATGGTTCAGTCCCGACTATGAAGGGGGGTAAACGCGTGGGTGGTTTTACTCCTCCCAAGGTTAATGGTGAACCCGAGGATAATTATACCTCCGAGGTTGAGTTTACCCCCAATAGCGATGGTACCACCCCCGTGGGTGATGCTAATAAACCTACGATGTTGGAGTCGGTTAATAAGTCAGTTAAGGGATTTTTTGGAGTTGGTGATAAACAAGATGTTCCTAACGAATCTATGGGTGGCGGAAAACAATCCAAGAAGCAACTACGAAAGACCATCAAGAAGCAATTGCAGCAACTTAAGAAAGGAGGTGCATCATTGAGCTTCTCAGAGTATTCACCGGCTTCTCAATCCGGCGCTTCTTCTCAGACAGCTACTGTTACTGCTACACAACAAACTAATGCGGCTCAACAAACTACTGAGGGAATGAGACATCACTCTTCTGGCAGCAGAGGAGCTTCTGCTTCTTACAGGGGTGGTCAAGGCAAACAAGGTGTTAATGCTGTCTTAAAAGGTCTAGATAAAGTTGGCGATAAGCTGTCTAAGCAACAGCTGCAACAACTCAACCAACAACTTGACAAGTTGCAACATCAACAAGGTGGCGTCGGATTGAGCGAAATTGTTGTCCCTCTGGTTTTGATATATGCTTCACAAAAGTATTCCCAAGGAAAGACTGTTAAAAATAAGTCCAAATCTATGCGCAAATCTATGCGCAAATATCAACAACTTTCCAAATAAATATAGTCACTCATATAGCATATCTTATATATGTATATAAAACCATAGTATAATATAATAGTATTTATATAAATACTATTATGGATACAAATAATCAATTAGTAATAAGTTCAAACGCAAAAAAAGAGTTTGTAGATAATGTGAAAAAATGGGTATTATGTGACCAACAACTCAAAATTATGAAAGAAAAAACAGATAGAATACGTGATATGAAAAACACCCTAGGTTCAGCAATATGTACATATATGGATGAAAACAAACTATCCCAAAATGAAATAGAAATTACTAATGGCAAATTGAAAATTTGCGATAAAAAAGAATATTCTCCACTAACATTTTCATATATAGAACATTCTTTAGCAAAAATAATTCCGGATAAATCACACGTCCAATACATTATCCAATATTTGAAGGAAAACAGGGAAATAAAAACATCTACTGAGTTGAAAAGTATTTACAAAAAATAAATAATACTAATAATAATAAATAATATTATAATATAGAATTATGGAAATACAACATTCAATAATATCACAAGCATTATATGGAGAAAATGGCCGTGTTGCACTACCAATAAATATGTTTATGAAACAATCCAACGCCGATCAAGTTGGTGGCAAAAAAAAAGATATTGCGAAGATATCTGGATGCGCAGCAGTAAGATATCAAGAAAACTCTGTAGAACGTAGTTTGAAAGAGTTTGAACATTTGGGGGTTCCTTTGATAGTTGCACTAGTAAATGTTAATGTCAGGCCATCCACCGGTATATCTTATAATAATGCATCTTCACTAGATCTAGAAACTGCAATACCATCATCAGAAATAGGTTATATAAAGGCAAATGATGATAATACAAATAAATCGTGTAACCATACTATTCAATATATGTATGATGAACCAATAGACAAAATGGATGAATATATACCAAGTAAACAAGAAGAGTTTGTATCAATTTCAGATGAAATGTATGACAGTTTATTGAATAATGTTTTAGATGAACAAATTGAAGACGACCTATATAGCGATAATGTTCCTGTGAAAAAATATACTCGTAAAAATAGAAAACTCATTGTATAACAAAATGGTTGTTTATAATACATATTTCCTCTCGTTAGAACGAAATATACGATTTGTATATCGTGTATTTGTAGAGAAACCAGTTTAGTAAACTTATACGTATGTAGTCATATGGATTTTTAATCTATATGACTGTAAGTTAATTTCAATGTATTATGCCTAATATTCTGACCAACTATTACGATTAAATGCATTCATATTTAATAGTTTATCGGCATTATCTTTCCAAAATTGAACTTTTTTGTCAATCAATGAATCTTCTTCTGTTTTTGGTTGCAATTTATTGGCGGCCATAGCTTTTATATCTTTATCTGTCGGGTTTGGTTTTTTGCCGAAACAATTTACACCAAACTTTATATATGGGTTCTCCATATATCCTCCATTTATTCCAGGCCGTCCGCAATTATTTTTTTTCTTAGGGGTTTTTTGCAATTCTTCCCATGTGGCTTTCTGTGTAGGAAAATATGCCATTTGTCCTTCAGACCATCCATAATTACACCATTCACCTCCATTGTTATATGCATCTTCTATTTCATCGTAGGTGGCTAGACGAGCACCGTATGCCGAACATACTGCTCTAGCATCTTCATATGTATATAAATTGTTAGATATGTTGAACACTTCTTTAGATCCACCACTACTAGGAGTCTGGTTATCGGTTTCATCTTCACTTGTACTATCAGATGAGTCACCTTTCCAAAATGCTTTTATTGAATCGGCATCCAAAATAGAAATACCTAATACATATTTACAAAAGAGAACAATGGCAGTAATCGTAAACACAACTGTTGCCAAAGTGCTTAATATCCACAATGATACTGGAGCAATTGATCCAGAAGTAGGTATATGGAATACAAATGCTATGAGATTATATAAAACTAGAAATAACCCTGTATAAATTAATGTATTGGTATCATTCAATGTATTATATGTAGTTTTTTTGATGTTTGTTTCAGATTCAGGCTTGTAATAATAATAACTAATAAGATAAGCAAATATAGCTATCAAAATCAAGACATCAACTATTTTTAACATATATTCTGGGCCAGTAAGAGATGAACTAAATGTTCCTAATACAGCGTATGAAATGAAATAAGCTGCTAAAAACCATAGCACCAAAACAATATTAGAATTTGAGAAAATGGTATTAAATGTTTTTGTTATATCATCTATTGAAGAAGTATTTTCAGAAGAGGTAGTATCAGTGGACTTAGTATCAGTGGACTTAGTATCAGTGGACTTAGTATCAGTGGACTTAGTATCAGTGGACTTAGTATCAGTGGACTTAGTATCCACGGGCGTAGTATCAGTGGACTTAGTATCCACGGGCTTAGTATCTACGGGCTTAGTATCCACGGGCTTAGTATCAGCAGGCTTGCTGGTAGGAGTTGTTGACGTTACTGATCCACCATTTGTATTTGTTGATGCATTATTGCTAGACATTATGTATATTATACAAGGTTATTTTTTTTGCGGTAAAATAAACAGTATGCCATTGGCGTAATTATATGAGAACTTTCGGAAAACTGTATTTCTTCCACAGTTTGGTCATTATAATGCAACCATTGGTCGGTTGAGTTTTTCACAAATGCGGTATAATGTCCCCCCGAAACTCCTCCTATATGATTACAAATACCAAACAAATCATATACATATTGTTGAGGATTATATCCTTTTACATATTTAGATAAATCCATATTTTCTATTGGAAATGTAATCAAGTTTCCCATTTTGCTTGTTCCATCTGGTGAAAACCGTTTCAATGTAATGACTAAAATCTTCGGAAAGTTCCAAAATCCCAATGTTTTTATTACATCTTCTTTTTCTTGTGTTTTTTCATTATACCACGCGTTCTCTCCTGATAATTTTTCAGATTCAACAAACTTGTTAAAACAATCATACAAATTGCAATCATTATCTGTGGGAATAGGCAAATCCAACATAAAAAAACTTTCAGGTTTTGTGCTATGAACCTTTTTCTTTAATGACACAATCTGAGATACATATATACCATAAAACATATCCATTATTTCAGAATATTCTTTGGAATATACTTCTTTCAACATTCCATAACATTTTAATGCTAAATCATCCACCAAGTTCTCCGATTTTCCATTGATATTCATTTTCATTCCCCTAGAAATACTATTATGCATACATTCAATCAAAAACAATAGGAACTCGGGCATATCATTTTGTGCCCACCCTGTAAAAATATCGCGGTCTTTTTGTCTAGCAACACGATGCACATTATGAACAAATTTATTGGGGGATACCGTGCCATTTTGAGCCCACATTACATTTCTTAAATCATTCCATTCTTCAATAATGGAACAATCTATTAGCCCAGGTTTCATATGGCGTTTATATCCTACAGAGTTCAAAAACTCGTGTAATTCATATGTATGATTGAGAACTTGGACACAAGAATTGAGAAAACACGTATTTCCTAAATTGACCAATCCGGTTAATCCTTTTCCTTCATATTTAGATAAATCCATTTCTTATAACAATATAAACACTGCGATAGTATATTAGCATACTTATCTCTATATCAGTTATACAATGTCTAATAGAAGTAATAATCGGAATAACAGAAATGCCGAAAATATTTTATTTGATTATTTATTAAACACTTTAGATCGTAGTTATCAAGATGTTCCGAGAACAAATACAAATACATTAACCGAGACAAATATCAATTTACTATTGAGAGTGTTTGATTCTTATCAAAGAAATGTAGAAATCTATAATAACAATATGAGAGAACTTATCCAGTTATTACGCACAACTATGGATACTTATAGACAACCTACCGCACCTACACCAGCCCCGGCACCTACTACAAATACTAGAGAATCCAGATATAACAGACCGTGGTATTTTGCATCTACAACACCCCGACCAGTTGATTCATCCAATAATGCAACACCGCGTGATATGAGACAAGGCGCTGCAAATGCTAGAACGTCGGCACGTACTACTACTGCATCTACGTCAACGCCATCTAATACTCAGCGATTAAATACCAGCGAAATTGATCGTAACGTTTCTATTGTAACATACAGTTCTTCTGAAACTGAAACAAGGTGCCCGATTTCATTAGAAGATTTTTACGTAGGTGAAAGTATTTGTAAAATAAATAATTGTGGACATTTTTTTAAAAGAGATGCATTATACCGTTGGTTTAACAGTCATACCACTTGTCCGGTTTGTAGGTCTAATGTATTACCAACCCCGCGCAATATTGTAAATAATACATATAATTCACCTATTACAGAAAATAATATAATAAATGACTATACACGTTCATTTGCCTACACTTTATTATCTAGTTTGAATACAAATCCTAGTAATATTCAAACATATATATTTGATATACCAATCTATTATGATTTATCTGGAAATGCAAGAGAAAATCAAAGTTCACAGAACACAACTACACCACAAGGTATAAATACTACTAATGAAGAAAATCGGCAAAATGTAAATGATTCCGAGTCAGATTATTTATCGGAATATGACTAATATTTTTAGTTTGTGGTTATTTGCAAATCATAATAAAGTTTATTTACATATACTATATAGATAAAGTATATAGTATGATGAATGAAGTTAGTGAACATAGCATAGGAATGGATATGTTTATCAAAGATATACAGTGTATTCTAAAAGATATAAATGCAACACAAGCAAAAAAACGCACTGAGATAAATAACCATTTCAAAAATATTGCGTCTAATCCTGAACATTCCTATACTGCGAAAGAACAAGTTGCAATATTATTTGAAATAATGAATTGCTATAATGCAAATATTGTGGAATACCAAAAAAATATGAGAGAACTTGGCATTATAACGAAAAATCTCATAAAATCCCACAATAATAGGTCATTTTCTAACGAAATTCATAATTCAGACGAAACTATTGTAACAGGCTCATCTCCTTCTCTATATGATTATTTCATTCAATTCATTTGGGGAAGATCTAGCAATAAACAAGCCGTTGAAATCGGACGAGAACCATCGGTAGATTTAGCAAATCTGTTTGTAGATACTGATAATGATATAATAGAACACACATTTGCCGAAACTACTAGCGAAATAGCGGATTCGGCTAAAACTACTACAACGGATAATGTTCTTGCAAAAAAAAACGGTAAACGACGGAATACTATACAACCTATTATTAAACACATACCGCATTTATAGTATAATAATGATATGGGTTATATATTTTTGTTTTTTGTATTGGAGTATGATGAAGGAAAGAATGAAGTTATGGTTTGTATTTTGTGTTTTTCATTGTAAATATTAGTCAAGAACTTGTCAAACAATAAGGCCTTAATTTTTGCGGAACAATATTTTTCCTTCTTTTTCATAAATATTTCTATGTCTCCGTCTACTTCTTCTTTGAGCTTCTGCATATCCTTTTTAAATGTTTTGATAAGAATATGTTTCCCTTTATTTAGCCATATTTGTTCCAATGCTAGACCAAATAATTGTTGTAATGGTTTCATCAATTGGTTTGTAATATAGAACACATAATCTACTTGCAGACTATTCGCAATAATATATTCGGGGGTTTCTATTTTGTCTCCTTGCAACGCCTTTTTCATATCATTGACTATATGCACAAACTTCATACGATCTCCAGGTTTAGGTTTATTACCTGGGTCGCGTTGTCCAATGCGGTCTGCCAAAACCCGGTGCGCGATTTGTTGCGGGTTTTTGTAATCACCACGGAGCGCTTTTGTAATAGTGAGTTTATCCATCGGTACGGTTCCTTTGATGAGTTCCGATAATGCGCCTTCTAAATAGTCTATCGCTTTTTGTACACTGTTTTCTTTCATCAATATATTGAGGATTTGGCCATACACATCTTTCAAATAATCACAACTATCGCGACGCTTTAGTGATAGGCCCATATACTTGAGTTTTCCCTTATTGGGATCAGTTTCGTATAGCATACCCACATAGCGTTTCTTGGAAAGTAGGACAAACGGCATCAGTGTTTTTTCATAGGTGAGTTCCATTGGAGGCTTTAGGAATTGTGTACAAAGGTCGGCGGCATCTTGTGCGATTTCTATTGTCATTTCTAGTGCAGGTTTACCAACGATTTTTTCTCCAGTATTTGGATTTTCCAAGTTGAAAGTGAAGAATACTGAATCTGTATTATGTACAATGATATTACCAATACCAGCTGCGAAATGATGATTCTCAGTTGTAAGGTCATATACGTATCCTTCATACGGGATTTCGCACATTTTTTGTATTGTCGTGTCATTGGTATCAGTAAATGATTTTTGTATTTTCAATGAAATAACTGATTCTTCATCCGCATTTAGTCTAATTTGCATTCCGAATTGTTGAGCAATAATCGCCAATTTTGACAAATATACCCAATCTCTGGAAAAGTATTCACAATATTCGGTAAATCTAAAATCTCTATACCAATTCAGTGAATATAGATTATCAATAGGATGATGCAACAGTTTTGTCCCAATTTGGACATCTTTAGGCGATATTTCTTGGCCGTTGTGTAATACCAATGAATGATCATCGGTTACATCCACGCATCCAGTAGATGTTAATATACGTATCATTTTCTTATGTGGAGCCAGTCTGTGCCGTATAATTCTGTGCAATTTAGTCCATCCTTTTTCTGTCCAAGTTTCCACGCCATTTAATTCGCATATTTCTTTTTCGTGTTTTCCTTCTTCTAAACACATTTGCCATCCATATATACATCCATATTTAGAGGCCAATTCTTCAATCGTACATACATCCATTTTATCACTATTTACCCTAACATAAACCGGCGTATAATTGGCAACACTATCTCCATATACATATTCGGCTTTGGTTCTAACTGGTCCATGAATAGCGGTTTCATAAACGCGATCTCCATACACCTCTTCTATTATTCGTTTGGCATACGTAATCATCATTCTGCCGGTTGCCGTTGTGCAAGCCGCGACATCTTTCTCATAAAATGTGGAAGTGCGTGCACCACATTGGCCATACAACGAATTGGCAGTCACCTTATAACCTAATTGACGTTTATCCAAAATATTTTGCATAAAGGGATCTTTCTCCGTTTTCGCCATTTTTCTTGTGTTGGCGCGAGCCTTTAGCAATTCTTCTAAAATAGACGGCATAATACCTTTCCGATTTTCCGGGAACTGTGCCCACCTGCAAATCATCTTACCTACTTTGGTTTTAGCGGCTTTCGCCGCGGGCCGGGCCGGGTTGCGCAAGTATTTGAACGTGTCAAACTCAATATCTATATATTCATACCCGGGCAAATTATCATACACATATGCTCCCGTTTTAGGATCCCTTTCACCGGTTTCCTTAATCAACTGGCCGTCCAAATCATATTCTTTAGCCCACACTTTACTATCGTGCGAGAAGTTCTGACTAATCATTGAAGATGGATATAGCGATGCATAATCTACACAAGCCACCGGGTTATCCATATACATTGAACATTTAGGCGGAAGGACAATGGCGCCTTCATATCCTTCATTTGCCCCCGATTTATCCAAATCAGGCATCAGTGTATTTTTATCACGGCATTTCTTGGCCACATAGCTAGTGAGTTTGATACCTTGTCCGCGGAATACCAAGAAACTGATTGGCACGGAACAAATGGACGACATTTCTACATAACCAGTTATAACATCTATTTTATTCATCAAGTGATGGACTAGGTTGCAATCTTGAATACAATATTTAGCCACAATGGCTCGGTCTGCCGACGAACCTTTAGACAGGCGGAAAATATCTTGGGGAGTTACATCGTCTTTTGCCATACCCCATTTGATGGATTTGCCGCCTGCGGCGGCCTGGACGTCTTCGTGGCCATTCAATACCAATACATTGTATGACACGACGGCTTCCTTACCTTTGACGGTTTCTGTGATTTCGCGTCCTTTGACAATATTTCGGACCACAAACTTTTTACCGTCTTTGTAATAGTCCGATGTAAACCCGCCTATTTCAATATGGATATAATCGCCGGCGTGCACCCCCATCAAGTTTTGGCTATAGAGTTCGGTAATCGGATTTCCCACGGCGTCTTGTGTTAGTACGATTTTCTGCACACTATCACTTATGAATTGCCCCGCTACATCATCCAATTTATACGACGACAAGTTGAAATCGCGGCGGAAATATGTATACATATCTATCTGTAATCGCCCGGACATCTTGAAATAGCGTAAATCATATTCGCCAGTGGCCAACTGGATTTTTGTATTTTCAATTGCTATAGCTCCACTATCACGATTTACTTTAGCGCATATTTCGCCTGATTTTCTAGACAATAGGAGGAACTCGGCTTCGCATTTGAGCTCCAATGCTCGCTGAAACATAAACTCATAATCAAAACCAAATATGTTATATCCAATAATAATATCGGGATTTTCGCGCTGTATAACATCGGTCCATTTGAGTAATACTCCACGTTCTGTTTCTGCAGTTTCTATTTCCACCCCTTCTACTGGGTCACAAGATCCCAATACAACACAATGATTCAAGTATGGCTCTTGTTCGCCATAACGCATAAATGTAGAACCAATAAAGGTGACTTCATCACCCTTGAGTGCAGGAAACTTGGCCGTCAATACTTCATTTATTGTTTGCACTTTGTATTCTCGGTCGTGTTCTGTACTCATCAATATATCTATAATGGTTATAGTGGATTTTGGCTTTTTTGTAGGTTTTGACAAATATTTAGGCGCAACCGCGGGTTCAATTTCTTCCACAACGTGTTCTATTGCATCGTCTATATCATCATCGCCACCATCATCGCCACCTTCGTCTAAGCCTGACCCGGCCCCGGCCCCGGCCCCGGGTTTGAAATTAGTTGCGGCTTCTTCCTTCATACGTTCAAACATCGTATCCAAAGTAAGCAATTCAGATGCATCGGTGCTCTCAATATCTGAAACTGGGGTTTTAATAATAGCGTCCGTTATTTGCTCCACTCTTGATTTGCCCGGGGCGACTTTTGGATATACCAAATCAATATCGTCGCAACGCCCAAATCCAAAAGCCGCTAAAACCATTTTCTTGCATAAAATGCCGCATTGTGTTTTTTCTAATTTTTGGCAACTCAAATGGCGATTAAACACATCCACAATATTCATAGCCAATCGTTTGTATGTCTTTTTCGGGAGCGGGAAATCGCCGTGGGAACTACTGGCTTCAATATCAAAACTACATATTTTGTATGGCACACGGGTTTCTTTTTCTGGCATAGGTTTGATGTATTGCGATAGACAAATATATTCATAATTACACGTGGTTGATTTAACAGGGCATTCATAGGATTTAGAAGTGGAAACCGAAACCCAGCCGGATGGACTGATGTTGTGGATATGAAAGAAGCGCAAAAGGGGGGGAATTGAACTTTCATATAATATCAGTGCCGTTTTTGCATATACATATGGTTTTGGTCTGCGCCCCCGGTCTTCGGTATATTCGTACCACAGGTTTTTCACTTTATTCATCGTGGCCGTATTTTTGAAAGTAAAATGGGCAAATTGGTCCATTTTTCCACCAGTGAACCCATAGAGTTTATTGTATTCCACCAACTTGGCACTGATTATAGAGTTTTCGTAATACTTACCTAATTTTTGTTTTATTTCGGCAAATAAACCATTTACCGTCGATTGCGTCCAACCATTGCCGACTTTGACAAAGAAGAATGGCTGAAAATCTTTGACAAAGAGGGAAAATGTTTCGCCGGCTTCATTGAGCCCAAACATTTGTATAACAAATTGGGATTCGTCAACCTTTTTTTCGTATGGTTTAGGAGGAGCATCTTCGTCTTCTTCTTCGTCGCCTGAACTTTCTTCTTTTTCTGGTTTTTCGTCATAAATATGGAAATCAAGAAGACGGATGGTTTTTAATACCGCCTTTTTCGGTTTCGGTTTTGCTACATTAGGCTTAACACCCTTTTTAATCGTAACGGTTTTGTCGCTAATTGATAAAGGATTCATTGTTGTATCTTCGGTCATAATAATTTGGATAGTAATTTGGATAGTAATGATGCATACTGTTTATATGTATTCATCATTTTCAATTTTCTATTTTTTTGAAAAATCAATATATTGCGAAGTATTTCTTCCGCTACGCGTCCGGAATACGAGGAAACCCCTGCGGCAAAGTCATAGGAGTTTTATCCTCTCCGAGTATGTCTTGACCGGCGTTGCTTGCGACCTTTACGCGTTTTTTTGGAAGACTTTTTGGAGGTCCGAAGACCCTCCATAGCCCACGTAATAATCGGTCCGACTTCCCGGGGGCCGTCGTAATACGATAATGTTCCATTTACAATTTTGAAAATGGTGGGATATCCGTCTTGCAATTCAACGTTCTCCATTGGATCAGCTAAATAAGGTTTCAATGTTGCTAAACCTGTTTCAGCATCATTCATATTTGATTCTTCCACTTTATATACAAGTTGCTCCGATTTGGAAGGAAATCGCTTCGGTATTTCTTTTTCTATCACGGTCCATTTAGGTGCTAGAACTTTGCAATGACCGCACCATTCTGCATATATTTTTCCTAATACAAGTTTTGGTTTACTGTCAGGTTTATGATTATCACCTCCGTCAGATTTCTTAGTTTCTTCTACAATGGTTTTTTTCATAACGTTCTCTAAAAAACGATGCATTGCTATAAATTATACATAGAAAGTATCTATAGAAATCTTTTCGGCATTAAATATATAATGAAACATTTACAATTTATAGTTGCAGTATTTGTACTAACAGTTTTTTTCATAGGTATATATGTTTATTCATCCGGGAAATTGGACGCGCTATTTAGTGTATCGCCTATAGAAGGTATGGCAATAGAAGGGTTGTCAGAGAACTCGGACTACGGTGCCAATTGTCCAGATGTGCTTATCCGCCAAGGAAATGACCTTTTGTTATACAATTCTCGTATTCCTGTAGTAAAAGATATGAATCCCATTGTGTTTTCCAATTTAGACGAATATATTGATTTTACACGAAATGAGCGCGCCAAAGGAAATAATTGCCCAGTTCTCTTTTTACAACACGAAACAGATATACAAGGTAAGGATGTATATCGTGTCAGACCGAATGTATTTGATTTACAGCCCGGGTTGCCTACACAATCCGCGGCCCAAATAGCCCAAGGACCTAACCGTAACCCGGCCCCAGTCATAGACGCAAACACGGATCATCCGCCTTACAATGCTGGGCAATATGCTGGATTTGATCCATTGGGTCTATCAGTAGGTGTATATACAAAACTTGACCAAGTACACCAGTCTACAAGAAACCAAGATGGTTCATTTAGTGATAATCCAATGGACCCCAATTGGGGTGGAGTATTATATACTCAGGGTAAAATACAAAGCGGGAAATATGATGATAATATGGTATATAAACCCAATTTGCTTACAGTGCATAATACAGAGTTTCACGCCGGCCAATTCGGACACGAATCTCCCCCGAATCAATTGATTACCACCCCACACTATTAGGTATCAGAACCATAATAAAAGTATTTGAATATTAGTAAATATATAAATACTGGTCACCCGATGAGGGACTTGAACCCTCGACCACCAGATTAAAAGTCTGGCGCTCTACCAACTGAGCTAACCGGGTAAAAAAGTGCCTAGGTTGGCACCTATTTTTATATATGAAAATGTATTTAAGTGGTTTTACAAATAACAAATACAGTAATATAAGTGTGTTGTGTTATACATATAATTGTGCAGTGGCAGTTTTTCCCTTATTATAATTTTCCTGAATACGCTGAAACATTGATTCTTCGTCCAATTTCATAAGTTCTTGGACTTTTAATTGTCTGATTTGTTTTTCCACTTTATTGGACACCATTTCCGCCATCAAGTCATATTCTTGGTCGAATGCCGAGTCCAATTTTTTTCTGAGAGAACTTGTCTTGCTAGATACTGAATCTGGTGATATTTGAGGAGAACTATCGAGTTCTCTGTCTTTTTCCAATGCAAGCAATAGTTTTACACGAGTTCTAGATGATGTCATTTTAGTTATAGAATCGTTAATAATTAGAATAGTATTTGAATAACATAGTCTAATTATAGAAATTGTACATCAATTTTATGAAATATAAGTAAAATATATGCTAAATATATACTAAATATGTCATCACAACCAGATTTACACGAAAGTTCATATGACCCATCTGCATATCCTGCATCTCAAGATGCTTATGGTATGACAGAAGAAACCAAAGATTTAAAAAGAGAGCAATTTAGAACATATTTGCATAGCCTTATTGATAATACTATAGAACAAGAAGATACTATAGAATTGGTTATACCAACTACTACAAACAAGCATTTCTTTTATTTTATTGGGCGTTTAAACCCGCCTCACGATGGACATATAGCAGCATTAGAAGCATTGATTCACAAAGCAAATGCGGCAGGTTCTGAACCATTAATTTTATTAGGTAGTGGTCCAGGAAAACTCCAAACATTAGATAATCCTATTCCGTTTAGTTTAAAAAGGGAGTTTATTGAAAGTAAATTGAGTGAAAAGGAAATAGGTGGAATGCCCATTGTTCCAAATATGTATCATATAGAAGAAATGGCTAGCCCCGCGGGTCAAGTATCTGCATATGTGATGGGTTCTCTCGAAGACAATATCAATTACGATGAAATAACTATTACACACGTTGCCGGAGGGAAAGACGAAGATACTACAAAACTGGCTTTTGCGCTAAATGCGGCAAGAAAAACGGCTGAATCTATACAACCCGGTGCCCAAATAACTGCATCTACATTTGCCGTGGAAGCGAAGCCGTCTGCTTCATTGTCGGACCAGCCTATGTCGGCTACACAAGTAAGAAAGAGTGTGTATAACGATTATTTAGAAGGAAAAGGGTTTGATGAATGGAATCCGCAATATAAAGAGTTTTATGGAACTATGGCACATCAAATATACGATGCTATTTTAGCACCAGCTCTAGGATTAAAAAGAGAACAAGTATTAGATTATATAAAAACGGGACAATTGCCTAAACCAAGTAGTGAAAGCACTGGTAAAAAACAACGAACTTCTAAAAAAACCGGGGGCAATAGAAAACATAGAACACATAAAAATAAAAAGCAATCGATATATAATAAAACTGTGCGTCGCAATAAAAGGAGAACTTTGCGAAAACAATAATGTTCTCCCTTATTTTCCTAAATATTCAATTACATTTTTAACACACGCCTTTGATATTTTTCGCGCTTTTCCGCTATTTTCACATACAATGTTCTCCAAAGATGCTGGATTATTTCGTATTTCATCAATCAAATTAGAAAATGTTCCATATTGTTTCATTATAGCTATAGCAGTAACTGAACTAATCCCCGGGATTTGACATAACACAATTTCGCCTATATTTTCCGGTGTAACATTGTCCTTTTTCACTTTTTTAACAACTGTGCAATAATTCGCCGAAGATATTTGGGTATTTTCACTATTTTCTTGCACAAGTTCTCCTAAATCATTTGTAATAGATGTATTTGGAGAACAGGGGGATTCTGCTAAAGTATATGCCGCACGTTTTCCCCTCTGAAACTCTTTCTCCATTTTCTCAGCCATCCATACAATGGTTTCCGCGGTTTCATTGAGAGAACACGTTCTACATACACTAAATCCTTTAAAATGATTCAGACTTGTCATTGCCGACAATATAATACGTTTTTCCATTGGGGTTCTCACTTGAGAAAACATACCCTCAATCATATAAATAATATTATGAGGCGAGTATTCGCCAGTATGAATCAATCTATAGGACTGTTCTTCATATCTACCATCTTTAATACTTGCTAAAAGGTCGCTAAATGATTTCCGTTCAATCAAAACTACATTTCGTTGTCCATCTGTTCTGATTAATATATCTCCTAAAGGGAGAACTTCGCGAGAAATCTGAATAGACGTATTATTTCCCGAAAAATTGACAATAGAGTCTATTTTTTCATATAAATCACGTTCTCGTTCATCTATAACAATATGCATAGTTGTGTATAGGCGTGGATCTGCAATATAAGAGTTTCCAGAGAAACTGTTATATCATTTTATTAAAATATTTATTACATAGATGACACTATTAACCAATCGCTTAACCAAACTTGGGAGTAAGTCTAGGAACGTGGATAGTGGTGCTGACAGGAGGGGTCAACCGAGTAAAGTTCAGACGAACCATACTAGATTGCTTGCAGCAATTTCCTTGGGGAATACCATTAGCATCATATGCAACCGATGTCCAGCTGCTGCGTCCAACTTGAGGGAAAAGACCGGGCTTATTGTTTCCACCACCTTGGTATTGGTTAGTAATACTGGCCATAGAACTAGTTTTCTTTGTCGTGCTTAAAACCATATTGGGATTATATATTCTATAAATATTTTTATTTTTCTTACGAAATTATTTATGCTAAATAATATAAAAACAACGCACTTATTAATATAGCCCCATTATTGTTTTCATTCTATTTACTGAATAAAATGAACACATCGGACAAATCTGCTACTGCATATGCCTATTCTTTTATTGATGACGATATTCGTCTTGAAAAAACGGCAAATGGCCAAGAAACATTAGTATTTGATCCATTTAATCCTCTAAATAAAGTGATTGGTGAAGATGAAATCCGCCAAATACTTAGGGCATATGGAATTGACGTCCCTATATACAATATCAAGCTATATCAACGTGCATTTGTACACTGTTCCTATATCAAACGACCTGCTATAGAAAACCAACAAAACAATATATCAATTATGCCTAAACCGGACGATTGTTTATCACTATATACAAAATCCAATGAACGGTTGGAGTTTGTAGGGGATGGAGTTTTGGAATGTATTACTAAATATTATTTGTATCGCCGTTTTCCTAAAGAACAAGAAGGATTTATGACAGAGAAAAAAATTGCCTTGGTGAAAAATGAATCCATTGGTAAAATGGCATATGAAATGGGTCTACACAAATGGTATATATTATCCAAACACGCAGAAAGCAAACAAATCCGCACCAATTTAAAGAAATTGGGCTGTTTATTTGAAGCATTTTTAGGCGCATTATTCCTAGATTTCAATAAAATAGATGTAAAAGACGACGACGAATGGTTCGCTAAACTTTTTGTAACAGGTCCCGGATTTCAAATGGCCCAAATCTTTGTGGAATCCGTATTTGAAAAACACGTAGATTGGGTATCGCTCATTCGCAATGATGACAATTACAAGAACATTTTGCAAGTCAAAGTGCAAAAGGAGTTCAAAGTCACGCCACACTATATGGAAGTTGTGGAATATTCGGCAGAAATTGGCTATTATATGGGTGTGTATTTATGTTTAGGACAACCTGTGCACCAACTGAGTCATAGTGATGCAATCCCCTATAGCCATTTTGGAAGCTACAAAGACATACATCAATTTATGTCGGAAAATGGTAAAGTATTTGTATTTCTAGGCGAAGGCCAACATAAAATCAAAAAGAAGGCGGAACAAATTGCGTGCGAAATGGCGATTTCTAGATGGGTGTAAATATTGATATGTTTGATATATATATAGAATGAAACATATGACACATAACCATTACGTTGTTATGTTTTTTATAATGATATTGTCGGGTTTATTATCTACTATGAATGTCTGGGTAGATAAATACCACGATATGCGTCTTAGCCTAAATGATTTGTATATGATATTACTTATGTGTGGATGGATGATATTTTTTATGGGATTATGGTTCAGAGAACTTTACCCTGCAATGATTGGATTGGTATTGGCTATAGCAAATATATGGTGTATAAGAACACAATTTTTAGTAACAGAAGCCCAATATAAACAAGGTATGATACCTCATCATTCTATGGCAATTCATATGAGTAAAAAACTATTGAAACGAGAAAACAATATACCAGATTTTCTTGAAAATATCATAAATACTCAAGAAAAAGAAATCGTGTTTATGAAATCACAATAAATATTCGCTAAATATTAATGCGTAAATGATATAGAATGATTTGTATAGTATTTTTCATACTATGTCAATCAATATAAACGAACACGGATATTGGGATGGTGAGTTTGCAGTAGAACACCACGCATATGATAAACCTTTGAGTGATGCTTTAGTCCAATTTTTTGAAAAGGAGAACGTGGAAAATATCGCCGATTTAGGATGTGGTTTAGCGCATTATGTTTCTAATTTTATTGAGAATGGTATAAATGCAACCGGGTTTGATGGAAATCCGCGAACACCCGAACTGACAAATGGTATAGCATCGGTATTAGATTTAGCCATACCATTTACTTTTGAAAAGCCATACGAATGGATTATGTCTATTGAAGTCGGAGAACATTTACCAGCACATTATGAAGACGTGTATATCCAAAACTTGCACAATAACAATAAAAAGGGAATCGTGATGAGCTGGGCACTAGAAGGCCAAGGTGGCCTGGGTCATTTTAATGAGCGTAATAATCAGTATATCAAAGACAAAGTGATGGCATTGGGTTATACAAACGATGTGGAAGCTGAGAATATCTTGAGAGAAGCGTCGTCTTTATGGTGGTTCAAAAACACGCTTATGGTATTTCGCAAATTAGTTTCTTAAATAATCCAATAAAATCCAATAAAATCAAATACATATAGTCGTTATATGCATATACAATAATATACCATACTATTGTATATAAATGGAAGGTCGTAATTATTTAGAACAACTACAATTCAAAAAACAAGCCAAAAAACCACCAACTATTAATCTAGATTTTGGCAATAAAAACAATAAAACAAAAGGTGAACCCATTGCGACTAATCCCAAAGTAATAGAACAAAAAGGAGAACTGGAAGAAGGCGAAATAGATTCTACAGGAAAAGAAAGAGAAATCGTTGAACCCGCTGCTAAAAATCGCAAAGAAATCCAAATGAAAGATTTACGTGGTAAAGTGCCGGTGGATTATGAATTGATTATGAAACGTTTACAAACACATCATATTACTGGTGTAGTGGATATGGTTGCCAAAAAACCAGATGCAATGGCGAGTAATATTGATATAACTATACCAAAACCTGTTATTACAAAAACTGCTGCAAAAGCAGTAATACAAGACGATGAAGTGGAATCTGAAATGGTTACTCCGAAGAAACCTACTAAAGAATCAGTTAATGACACGGATATATTTGGACCATTAACGGAACCTGAAAAAGAGGAGGTCGCGCCTCCAGCCCCGGACCCGGTTGTTGTCCCTAGTCCTGCTGTGCCACCACCTTTACCAGAAACTAAAAACCCCGTCGCACCAAAAAAGAAGATTGTTATAATAGGAAAAATGACCGAAAAATTACCCGGACCGGTTCAGGAAATAGAAGAGGTTGTAGAACCAGGCGCCGAACTTGTTAAGAAAAGTAAACCACGAGGTCGTCAATCCAAAAAGGCGGCTACGGCTGCAATATCTACGAAACTTACTAAAGCCGAAATTACTCGCAGAATGCCTAAAACCGAAAAAATGGCAGTGCGAACTTCCCAATACTATATGAATAATCGCAAAATGTATGTCCACAAAATTAGAGAACTTTTTAAGCCATATGAAAAAGAGCTAGAAGAAATGGGTGAAATTGCATCGTGTGCGCGAGACACATCGGTAGATTTCAGTCCTTTAACCCATCAAAAAATAGTCCGTGATTATTTAAACTTATTTACCCCTTATAGAGGTCTATTGCTATATCACGGTCTAGGTTCCGGTAAAACTTGCACATCTATTGGTATTGCCGAAGGTATGAAAAGTGCTAAAGAAATAATTGTAATGACTCCCGCGTCATTGGCCACCAATTTTTTCACTGAAATAAAAAAATGCGGAGATGTTCTCTATCGCAAAAACCAATTTTGGGAGTTTGTTGGTATTGAAGGGCAACCGGACAATATCGAATTATTGTCTAAAGCTCTTTCTTTACCGGCAAGTTTTATAGAAAAAAAACAGGGAGCTTGGTTAGTGGATGTTAAGAAACCACCCAATTTCAAAGACCTAACTACTGCAGAACAAGAAAGTATTGATGAACAATTGGATAAAATGATTCGCGCTAAATATACCGATATCCACTATAACGGTATGAACCGAAGAGTGATGAATGAAATCACGCAAAATAATACAATCAATCCATTTGACAATAAAACCGTTATTATTGATGAAGTGCATAATTTTGTAAGTCGTATAATCAACAAATTGGATTCTAAGAAAACCGACCTTATCAGCAAAGAGTTATACGGGTATTTGCTAAAGGCAAACAATGCCCGAGTAGTTGCACTTTCAGGAACACCTATTATCAATTCGCCACACGAACTTTCAGTGTTGTTCAACATATTGCGCGGTGCGATTCGCACTTGGACTATTCCAGTACGGCATAAAGAGGGTAAAAAAATAACCAAAGAAGAAGTTTTAGATATGCTAAATAATCCCCCGGCTGGAATACCTGTAGTTACGGAATACGATTATGTTGATTTTGCCGACAACAAAATAATCATAACTCGCAACCCGATTGGATTTGTCAATACAAAACGTCGCGAGGCTAAAGGAAAAGCTGTGGCCGGTGGTGCAATCGGAATACTTGGTAATATTTTCGGGGGAGGGAAGAAGCAAACAAAGAGAACTGTGGAGAAAACAAAACATCAACCCAAAAAAGCGACGAAAAAGAATCATCCGAAAAAAGACGGCGATTATTCGGCCTATGAAATAGTGGATGGAGTCCTCAAAATAAAAGATGTGCCTAAAGAATCTATATCCGAAGAAGAAGATATTGACTTTTTCCAGAGAAGTGGCCAAGATTTACATAAAGGCGGTGCTAAAGATGAGTTTGAAAAGTATGCCGGCGTTAAATTGGATGAAAGTGGCAATGTATCCGATGATCAGTTTTTAGATGCAATAAAACGTATTTTACGAGCCAATGAAATAGAAGTATTAGAAAAAATGATGAAGGACAAACCCGTTTATAACACGGCTCTTCCTGATAATGAAGATGAGTTTGAAACCAAGTTTATAGACGTAGCCAATATGACTATTGCAAATCCAAATGTATTTAAACGCCGTATTTTGGGTCTAACATCGTATTTCCGAAGTGCGCAAGAAAGTCTATTGCCCAGTTTTGTAATGAATGGCGATAAAACATTCCATATTGAAAAAGTGGGAATGAGCGAGCATCAATTGGATGAATATTCTAGCAGACGTGCTGATGAAATCGAAGAAATAAAGAAATCGAAAAAATCCCAAAGAAAACAACCAAAAGAAGGTGAAGAAGATAAAAAAGAAAACTCCACCTATCGTGTATGGACTCGTGAAATATGTAACTTTACATTTCCCGATGGAATCGACCGACCTATTCCTGATAAAAAACGCCTAAATGCAGAGGAAACTGAAAAAGCCCAAAAAGAATTGGAAGCCGAACTAGCGAATGTAGATCCATCTAAAATAATAACCAAAGGTAAAGCTAAAAAGAAAGGAGGGGATCCTGAAACGGGATCAGAGGAGGGAACCGAGTCCATTAGTTTGGACCCAATCGATGAAATCGAAAGCGCAAAAGATAGCAAGTATATGGACCGCATTAAAGCCGTTCTCAAACAACTTGCCTATGATCCTGCTAAAACTAGAGCAGAACAATATTTAACAAAGGAAGGTATGTTAAGCAATCTCAGTCCGAAATTGCTAAAAATGATGGAAAATATACAAAATCCGGAAAACGTGGGTCTCCATTTGGTATATAGCCAATTCCGTCATATTGAAGGTATTGGTATATTAAAACTCATTTTAGAAGCCAACGGCTACGCCGAGTTCAAAATAAAATCCGTCGGAGGTGCGGAATCGTGGGAACTGGTGGAAAACGAAGAAGACGCAGGAAAACCAATGTTTGCACTATACACTGGTACGGAATCAGAAGAAGAAAAGGAAATTATACGTAATATCTATAACGGTGACTGGGGATTTGTTCCTAAATCCATTGTGGATAAGCTGGAGAAAAAATCTAAAAACAATTTGTATGGCGAAATTATCAAAGTCCTAATGATTACGGCAGCCGGTGCCGAAGGCATCAATTTGCGTAATACACGATTTGTGCATATAACTGAACCATATTGGCACAATACTCGTTTAGAACAGGTTATTGGACGTGCCCGGCGTATTTGCAGTCACGAACAATTGCCAGAAGAATTGAGAACTATCAAAGTATTTTTGTATATTACCGAGTTTGGTGAAGAAGTAGCGGACAAAGTACCCGAGTTCCTTCAAACATACGATATTGATCCATATGATGTGAATCATATTGAAACCACGGATGAATATTTATTACGTATTGCAAACGCGAAAGAAGTATTGAACAAAACATTTTTGAAAGCAATCAAAGAGAGTGCAATGGACTGCACCTTATACAAAAACAAAGAGGGGTTAATGTGTTATGGAGTTGGTATGGATAAAAATCCGGGTAATCAGTTCTTGTCATACCCAACAGTGGACCAAGATTTAGCAGAACGGGATGACCTAAATGTCAAGAAAACTGCGCTAAAATTGGCCGAATTGAAGATTGAAATCCGGGGAGTGAAATATGCAATTGATAAAGAAACGGATAATTTGTATGATTTAGCAAAATATAGAAACGGAAATATAGAATTGGTTGGAAAACTGGTTCGTCCAGGAAAAGGAAGTAAAAAGGGGTATGATATTGCATTTGCACGAAAATAAGTGTTAGATATTTATAATAATTTTTATTATAATTTTTATTATAAAATAATGAGTTATACAACAATTCATTATTTTTTGATTTTGGGGGGGTTAAAATCCAAACAATTGCCTAAAATTGCACGTTATGTTATTCCAACTTCCATATAATTGAATATGCATTTTTAGCAATTCGACAATAGAATCAATGAAATTATCAAAGGCACCAATGACTTCGTTCTCATTTTCCACTACAATCACTTTTTCTTTCACTGCAATAAAAAACACGGTTTTCAAAACCCCGGCGCACATATCCACCAAATCTTTTGGATGAAGCGAATACAAAATAGTGTATAACTCCATCACCATTTTCACTATTTCTGGGAAATCGGCAACTGAAATGCGACCATCTTTCGCAATAGACATCAACGACGATTCAAACGCTCCAAAATAATTTGGATGTTTTTCTGTGATTTGTTTCAAACAGTCAATATATTTAGAATCAATTGGAAATTCGTATTTCTTTTGTAAGTCGTGATCCGATACTACTTTTGTAATAAGATCAAGCAAAGTATGTTTCAGTATAGTGTTTGAGTCTAATGGATAATCTTGTGAACTAGGTTTAGGCAAATCATTTGATATATTCATATCAACAGTAGATATTTCGTTTTCTTTTACAGTAGTAAAAAAACGCGTAGTTTCATCTGCATTTGCAGATACATTTTCCACAATATTGGATAATATTTCGGCAACTTCTAAATCTTCTTTAGATTGCGCAACTGGTTCATTTTCCTCTTTACTACATAATATTGAAAATGGCGGGCGTCCTACACAAGCTCCAGACACTTCTTTATATTTAGGTTCAGCAATAGGGTCAAAACTATACATATGTATTTGTAAAAATATAAATATAATAACAAGTTATCTTTATATTATTGCTAAAGCATTTTCCTAATACAATTTCATATAACAAAAATATATACAAATGGATCCACTAAATGTTCCAATCCGATATATTCCTCCTTCGCTTACAAAAAAAGATTTAGCAAAACAAAAACGAGAACTTAGAAAATCCCGAAAAATGTACAAATCCAAGAAATACTATACACGTTCTCGTATAGCTTCTTTCAAATCGCGCAAATCCCGGCATCTTAAACACGCAGAAAAGTTATACAGTGTTGATCATATAGCTCCGTCCAAAGAACTAGCCGAAAAAACCCAGTGTTCGCAAGATACTTTAGAGAAAATAGTCAATAAAGGCCGGGGCGCATATTTTTCTAGCGGTTCTAGACCCAACCAAACCGCGGAATCGTGGGGAATAGCCCGGTTAGCCAGTGCTATTACTGGCGGTAATTCTAGTACAGTAGATTTTCATCTATTACACGCCGGATGTAAACCTACGAGTCCAGCACTGCGTTTAGCACGAAAAACGTGTAAAAAGCAAAACAAATGTAAAAAATATAATGTCTAAAATCTACGGATTTCCTATAAACCGGTTGAATATTCCAATAAACTCGGCTATACTATTGATAAATCCAGGGTTGTTTAATACAAAACTGTGCAATTGTTTGGCAATCAATTGTTCTGTAGGACCATACGATTCCAGTGCGTCATCTTCTTCTTTATCCAATTCTTCGGACTGTATTGCAGAAACTAAATCGTGATAATGAAAATTATTGATTACATTTGCGTCATTGTGATAAATATGCAATATATTTGGCTTATTGCAAGTCGGGCAATTTTTAGTACCTAGATAAATAGACTGTTCTCTGCATCTAAAACAAATATAATGACCACAAGACGTAATATCACTAGTATTTGTATTACACACGGGACACCTTTGTTTTTCAGAATATGGTATAAATGGTTCTTCTGCAATCAAATGCGCATAATCTTCTGGTGAATATAAGTCGCCATTATACAATTTATATGTTGTAACAATTATGTTAACCAATTCAATAGCATTTTCTATAGTATCATAATATTCAAAATGCAATGAATAGTTCTCCGGGGTTCCTTCGTCATTTTTTACTAAAACCCTGACTGATTCTATATTAAGTATTTTTTCATCGCGATATAGCACGCAACAACAATAAACCCCATCTATTTTAACACACCGAAATACATATATATTGGATGTTTCAAAATGTTCTCGGATATAATTCGCTAAAACGCAACAGTCTTGTGAATATTCTGTGATATATTCATTAGTTTCTTCACTTGATACTGATAACATAATATTACTTACATTATCACTATTTTCCGATAAAGTATCTGACTCATTCTCATTTGAACTTTTCATTAAACTATCTATACTGGATGCTTGAGAAGATGATGTAGAACCAAGATAAAACATAGTATAATATCATATATCATAATATATTTAAGTGTTTTATATAATAAATAGTATAAAATAGAATGGTATAAATGCAATATACAATAATACACATTATGCTAGGTTGGAAGTTCTCTTATTCTTCACAAAATACTAAAACAGACTTTATAAATGCTCCGCGAAAAATATGTATTGCCGCACATTCAACGCCTTATTTTGATGGGATTGTGTTATACTATGCATTAAAATATTTTGGGGAGAAAAACCCCATTATATACGTAAGTAGCTATTGTTTTACCCCCTATTTGCATAAATCGTGTATGGCTATTCCAAGCAATAGTGGGTTTATAAAAAGCGAATGTACTTCATTAGAGAAGTTACCTACATTTTGCCGAATTATTTTTCCATCCGGGGGTAAAGTTTGGTGGAAAACTGGGTTCTATGTATTGGCTAAAATACTCAGTGCAAAAATAGTGATAATAGGTATAGATTATAAAACACGGAGTGTGGTCATAGACAGTGTAATAGATCCAAGATTACACACATTTGAAGAAACTAAGAAAATATGTATTGATAGATTGCGTAATTATGAACCCGGGCCGTTTTGTTATGTATTGCGAGTTTTATGTAATTATGGGTGTGAAACATATATGTTTGATATGAAAACACTATGGTATTTACGAATAAGTATTTTATTCATATTATTGTATAGTATATCTGCGAATGTGCTAAAATAAAATATTATACTTAAAACACAATATAAAAACAGTTTTATAGATTGTATTATACAAAATGAACGAAGCAAACAATGTGCTAACTATTAAAACTGTTCAAATACAGCCAATTCGCAATATGATTACTGCAATCAAAGATATTTTGACTGATGCTACTATTACATTTACTCGCGACGGTTTGAAAATCATTAACTTTGACAAAACCCATACGATTTTGGTAAATGTCAATTTAAATGCCCTAAAGTTTGAGCAATACAATTGTATTCCTGATAAAATCATTGTATGTGCAAATACGTTGCACTTGTTTAAAGTCATTTCAACAATGTCAAATGATGATATTTTGTCTATGTATATTGACAAGTCGGATTATCACGATGGAATTGTATCGCATTTGGGCTTGCAATACGACAATGGTGATATCAAACAATGTTATAGCCAGAAATTGCGATTGATTGAGCCTGATACGGAGGAATTGGTGGTTCCGGATGTGGAATATTCCACGGTTATTAATTTGCCAACTGCGGATTTCCAGAAAATCATTCGTGATTTAAACGGTATTTCTGACCGTATTGAAATTAAATCGGTAGGAAACGACCTGATTTTTTCGTGTGATGGAAATTTCGCAAGTTCTCGTATTTACCGTTCTGAATCGGATGGATATATGGAGTTTATTCAGAAACCAGATGCGTCGGTTATTATACAGGGCGAGTTTTCTCTGAAGTCCTTGTCTCATTTTATTAAGTGCACGCCTTTATGTAGCCATTTGGAAATGTATTTGGGAAATGATTTGCCGCTTATAGTGAAATATGATGTTGCATCTTTGGGTGAAATCAAGTTGTGTTTGGCTCCTTTGCCTCCTTCCTAAATGTATTTAGCAAAAAGTATTTGAATATTTATAAATAAAATGATTTTTATTGTGTAATACAAATCATTATGTTGTTTTTACCAGAAGCATATGTCTATATTATGCCTCAATCTGGTCCCACAGTTTACATATTTCATAGGCCATCTTCGCCTCTTTACCGGTCCACCCTGAGAGCAGGGCACCGCGATACAAGATGTCTGGCATAATAGAGTTGTCGTATCCGGCTACTTGTACCGAAAAAACATTGGTTTTTGGGTTTACATTTTTGCGATAGGTGTTCACTAAGGAAAGGACGTCAATGTAGGCAGAGCCGGAACCGTCGTGGATAATTGCACCCAGTTGCTGCATATCTTTACAGTAATCATTTGATGCATACAATTGCCCTGTTCCAGCTTGCATATCCGAATAAATGAACACGTGGTCTAATGGTAGAGATTCTTTTATAGCTTTTTCCCAAAAGAGCCATACTCCAGTCTCAGTTCCACCGCCAATAGTGTTCCCCATTTCATTCACTTCATCCAACTGCTGGAGAATGGACTTTTCCTTGGAAACCGGGTATTCCTTCAACGTGTCGCCAAATACCCAGACACTTCCTCCTTGTGTAGATCGGAAAGCAGTCAAAATGGCGGACAAATTGGATATCTCATATACCCCCACTGAGCCATACTCCGATACAATTCCGCCACGCGATGAGCCCGAATTGTCTGACAAACAATCCACGCGCCCCGGGAGCGAAGGAATGGTTTCCAAACTTTCTAAAAGACACTGATTTAGCCCCTCCAATACAAGTGATCGGAGATCCTTGTATAGCATTTCTTGCTCAGGGGTTCTATAGACAATTTCGGGAGCTTCGCCGTCTTGTGTAGTAATGAGCTTTCTGGGGCGTTTCCTGGAGTATATTTCATCAGCGCCATTTATCTTATTTAGTCGTTTATGTGCACTATAGTATCGGAATGGAAACTGTTTTCCTCCCTTCACCCCGCGAATTAAACGAATAACCAACTCGTTGATTTTAGCGGTTGCCTCTTGCGGTTCCAAGAATGCATATTCATCCAATATATTGGCTAAATTGCGCAATAGTGCCATATGTGGCAATTTGATTTGATCGTTTATTTCAACCCAAGTATTGCCTTTTGACCGGAGTTTTTCCCAAGTTTGCTCTTCGTCTGCAATAATTGATACCTTTCCGTGTTTGACCAAGTCATTCAATAGATCAGTCGGTTTCGGGTGTGTAATACGAATGAGATCCACTATATTGGCCAACATTTTGTCCGTCTTTCCCTGGGTCTTGGATCCGTGGATATATTTGGCAGCCTGGTAACTACCCAACTTTTGTAGTTGGTCCGCAATTGCTTTCTTCCAAATGGTAGGGATCGGTTTACCGCTCTCTCGCAAGAGTTTGTATTGAGTCGTCCAATCAGTAGGTATATTACACGCATCTTCAATGGCTTTGCGGAATGTCTTTGGATTTTTTTTGTTGAACTCCACTCGCTTGGGATGATGCACTGCCTGTGTAATTAAAACGTGGCTATTCAGGCGCATAAAATATTCATTGCGGAGTTTTTCAATAAATGCCAAAGTTCCAAGGAAATCATAGTCTAGAGCATTAGATACAATGGTAATGAAATAGTCATTGGATGACTCGGTATTCTCATAGAATGTTTGAAAAAGGAAATGAGATTTGAAAGGGTCTTTATGCCCTTTCCCTTTCGTAGCACGATAATATTGCGCTTCGCCGCAAATCATTGAAGTGCATACAATCTGCAACGATTGCAGAGGGTTCAGCTTATAACTTTTTCCTCCCATAAAATTGGAAACGGTTGGCTTAGTCATAGAATCAATAGATTGCATTGTATTATATACTAGGGGGTTATACAATATATATCCGAGTAATTTTATATTGTTTTGATATACTATTTATGCCTTCCTATATAAAGAGGAAGACATAAACAAGGGTTAGTAATAGTTTCTCATCTGGGAATTGTGAAAATATCTGGAAGCGAAGCTGTAGGATATCAATAATTATATGGAGATGATTTATCATTTTAGTATATTGAACACCGGGTTTCAGCGTGTAAATCGGATGTACTTACCACTATACAAACAAAAATATCACGTAGTTATATATCTACGTGATATTGTTGGGACGGCTCCTTTTCCAGCTATAAGCAACATAGGGTCTGCTTATTTTCTCCTTTGTCTTGTAAAAGTTCCTAGCTATAAGCAACATAGGGTCTGCTTATTTTCTCCTCAGGCGAACGTTGTTGGTAGAAGCTAAGTCTAATACTTAGTTCAACGTCTCTTTCTCCATATCATTCAAATCCTACTATCATTTAACATTTTAGAAGTATCCCATAATACCGCTTTGGCTAAAGCCAAGAATTATTATTATAGGACTCGGACACCTGAACTTCACCCGAAGTTCAATATGCAAAGTATAATTGTTCGGGAAGGTATCGTTGTATTATTTGAAGTATCCCAAAACACCGCATTTGCATAACTCATTATCATTTGATTCATTGAAGTAACCCAATACTCCGCTATTAGAACATACTAATGAATATGTGCATCGGGTTAACCAATGGTTCTTATAAGTTTACCATAATTATGATAAATTAAGAACTATTGGTGTCGTGGGTAAATCAAAAAATGATTTACCCCATTATGCCCATACAACTTCCGCGAGGAAATCATATGGGCAAACCCGTGAAGTATATATGAAATGAGATAAGTTGGAAAAATATTTTTGAAGTATCTCAAAACACCGCTTTCACGGGAGGGAGGCAAAGTAATTATAATCCGGGTATAGTATAATTATTGGGAGTAACCTAGATTACCGCTTTTACCTGTTTTATAATAGTATATATTCTTTATATTGTTTTCTATAAAAGTTTTCGGAAAATATGCGTATTATATCCTACGATGAACAAACGAAAAATGATAAAATATTTTCCGGAAATAATTTATTATCATAGGATAATAGTCTGCAAACTATATATACAAACAATAATATGAGTATTCCGCAAATATTTTCATTAGCAATGGTAGAAATTGTAGGAGACTATGGTCTCAAAGAGTATGCAAACTTAGGAGGTTGGCATTATTTAGCAACCGGATTAGTCGGATATGTTGGAGTAATTATATTACTCATTGTTTCATTACAAGGTTCCACCATATTATTAGTCAACAATGCGTGGGACGGCGCAAGTAGTATTTTAGAAAGTCTGTTTGCCTTTTTCATATTGGGAGAACGATTTAACAACTATTTGCAATATGTGGGTATGTTTATGGTTATTGGAGGAATGATGCTACTAAAAATACCTTGGAAGAAAGCACATCCTTTCCATATTCCGTCACTAAAAGGCGGTGATGCAAATAAGTAGATACTAACAAATATAAAAATAGCACTATAATGATATTCATATTTTAATTGTAAATATGAATATAGAGAACTCTAATATTGAAGAATGGAAAAATACATTGGAAGAATTGAAAAAAGAAATAAAATCCAATAAAGAAAAACATCAGTTAGATGAACCATTATATAAATGGCTAAATACCCAACAAAACAATTATATATCAAAAAGGGCTATAATGAAAAATACAGTTATTTATGATTATTGGAATCAATTTACAAATGAATGCAAACAAAATATGACAGATGAGAACTATGAAAATTATTTTTATAACCAAATATTTTCTTGGGAAACCCAATTTATAGAATTGCAGCAATTTATAAATACTCATAAACGTTTTCCAGTAGAAGAAAATAAAGATGATAGCGGGGTGTATTATTTTTTTTGTATGAATCAATATGGCTATTTAGATAATACACTTCCTGTAAAAAAATATGATAAATGGGACACCTTTATTGAAACACACAAAGAATATATGGCTGCAACAAATATTGATAACGATTCTATATATAAAAGAATATATCAGACGTGGGAAGAAATATTCAGTTATTTGCAGCAATTTGTATATACAAATAAACGTATACCAAATCAATGTGATGAAAATATACATTATTGGTTCATAACACAAAATAAAAGCTATAAAACTAAAACACATTCTATGAAATCAACCCCCAGATACAATAAATGGACGCAATTTATAGAAGATTATCAGCAATATTTCATAGAAAAATATGGAAAACCTCATAATGAAATAAAAGAGTTTATGTCGGAAGAAGAACTGTGGCATACTACTTTTGCAGAATTGAGACAATTTATAGATACAAATAGGCGTGCTCCTGGATTGATTACTAACAATAATGAAGAAATAGAATTATGTCATTGGTTAATTTTACAGTCTAAACGATATACAAAAGGTAAAATAACGGAAAAATTATCACAAACAGGTCTTAATGGTAGAAATGCATATAGTAAAATGGTAGGTGCCGAAAAAACAATTTGGTCATATTTTGTAAAAGATTATAGTGAACATATTGACAAACCAACCGATGTATGGGATTTATCATTGGAAAAATTGAAACAGTTTATTGATACATATAAAAAATTACCTTGGTATAGAGAACCTGGAAGTTCTCATCGTGGCTTGATTAGTCATATTTATAGTACCACTAGTTATACAGATGAACAATCCATATATAATTTTCTATGTATGGAATGTAATAAATATTTGCATAAACCCGAAAAATGTAAAAAATATGGTGTTTGGTCTCAATTTTTAGAAGAATACAAAGAGTATTTTACTTATGATAACCATATCATAAATAATAGTAACCAACTAGTATTTTTATCCGATTTATCTGAATTGAAGTATTATATCAGTCATACACTTCATAATAATACGAAAACAGAAAGAGAATCTCTGATTTATGATTGGTGGATAAGTAGTTTATTAGAAAACCCAGAGTTCAATAATATGTATTTGGATAACTACAAAGAATATATGGTATATCTATTGTGGGACGAAAAAATCGCGCTAATAAAACGGTTCATTGATACAAATAAAAAACTACCGTGGTATAAAAATACAGACGAGAAGGAATTATATGATTTGTTATATGAATTGAATAGAATTGCATTGTTTTACAATGAATCAAAATGGAAAGAATTCTTATTGGAATACAAACAATATTTTATACGTATATCTGATTATTGGGAATATACTTTTATACGCTCAATACATAAATATTTGCGGTGGATGTCTGATTTTTCAGAATTGCAGCATTTTATTCATAAAAACAATAGATTACCAGAATGGGATGCTGCGGATTATGAACACTCATTACATTATTTTTATAATGATAACAAATATAAAAAATATCAACTATTTTACATAGATAATAATGTGTTTTACGAGCGGTTCAATAGTTTTATAAAAACTTTACTGTAATACAAAATTATCAAATATAAAATCCCATAAATCTATATTTCTCAACCTATAGTAAAATGTACAGTCGCATCCACCAGGTTCTCCTTTTTCTCTTAAATATATGGCTTTTCACTGAAACAACCGCTGATACTCAGTGTCCCACGGTTCCTTCTATTGCATCCGACCGACGTCCAAATAAAAACGCCTTCCGCATTGTGCAATACAATGTTGAGTGGTTATTTATAGATTACTATGCACCAATGGACTGCCCCGGGGCACATTGTACTTGGGTTAATGAGTCCGAAGCCCTTATTCATATGAAATATGTTGCCGACGCTGTGAGAACTTTGCAGCCAGATATACTCAATTTATGTGAAGTGGAAGGATGCGACGAATTAAATATGCTGATTTCACCCGACTATTTAGGCGATAATTCATATATCCCCTATTTGAAACAAGGAACGGATACCAGCACCGGGCAAAATGTGGGGGTTCTAACCAGAATGGATCCCCACGTTTCACTATATAGAACCGAAGAAAAACTGCAATATCCACTACCGGGGTCAAATTGTGGATATGTAGGTTCTCCTGGAAACACTGGTGTAAGTAAGCATTATATAACCGAATACAAATGGTATGACCGACATGTCGCAGTTATTAGCCTCCATTTGCTAGCTTATCCGGAAGATCCGACCAGGTGCGCGGAGCGCGAAGCACAAGCCCAAATCATACAAAATGTCATAATCCAATATATTGCTAAAGAATACGAAATAATCGTTTTAGGCGATTTCAACGATTTTGATGCCGAAGTAGCGGACCTTAATAATAATGCACCAAGTTCTCGTGTATTGCAAATCTTAAAGGGTCTAAATGGCACATATGCCGGGAAATATACTCTCCATAATGCGGCAGAGGCTATGCCGCAATCGGAAAGATGGACCGATTGGTGGGATGAAAATGGCGATTTAGTATCTTCCCCCAATGAGTTCTCTATGATAGACCATGTTTTAATGACGCCTTTTATACAAACGAAAATACTCAATGTAAGTGTATATCACGGATACCCAGAGTTTTATGGCAAATACAATTCCGATCATTATCCAGTTGTGATTGATATGGACCCCAATATTTAGAGGGGGTACTATATATTTGTTAGTAAAATAATAGCAATTTATGATAAAATATAATTGAATATTATATAATGGATCAAAGAGTTAAGTTTAGTCCTTTAGCTAAAACATTTAGCGGTAAAGATTACTATCAAGATGATTTTATAGAAGAAAGAAAAAACCATAAAGAAATATACGGTAACAATACAATGTTATTAAATCCCGAATTAGGTCCTACCACTGTTCATTGGCATACTAGTGATTCTGATGAATTGAATAACCCAGATTATGAATGGCCTTCACAACAGAAAGAGTATTTTCAGTCAAGTAAAGAACACAGACTAGCAAAAAAAGCGGCAAAATCTGAAAATAAAGAACACTATACCTCTGGTAAATGGAAAATTACAGACGTCGACGATAATGGTAATGCTACTTTATGTAATTTAAAAACAGGCGTTTGTATTGCTATTGCTATAGCTGGAATAGCAGCAGCTAAAGCCTCTGGATTGTTTGGTGGTAAAACGCGATGCAAGAAAAGTCGATGCAAAAAAACTCAATGCAAAAAAACACGTAGAAATCGTAAAAATAACTATAAATGAAATGCTATAAATTACAAATAAGTATATTATTTAGATTACAAATAATATACTATAAATATATACAAGATGCCATATAAGAATAAATGTTTTTCTACTTGCCGAAAACGTGCTAAATCGGAATGCAATCATCCACAATGTCGGTATAACAATGGAAAGCAATACCAATATTGCCGTTTAAGTCATTCCTATAAAATGAATGAAGCGTGTAAACCGGAATTGAGAGAACGTATAAAAAAAGGAACTCGCAAGGCTAAGACACCGATCACTATTTTGGAAGACGAATTACCTTTGTCTTTCACAACTCCTCCCCAAGTTGGACCAGATGAAGAGTTTGTGACTCCTCCGGATAGTGTCACAAAAGAATCTATAAAAGAGTTTAGAGAACGTATCAAAAAAGCAAATGCCACACGAAAAATCAAAAAGTTTTTCAAAAAACATCAAAACAAACGCCGAGCCCATTTCTTAAAGGCCATTTGCTCCGATGCAGATGTATGTATGGCTTTCGGTACAGAAGCTGCTAAAATCAAAAAGCATTTTGACAATTTTGACAATTTTGATTTATTATCCAAACCAGCTCAACAAATCGGGTCTCCTTCTGCAAACGGGTTTGTGAAAGATTTGACATACGAAAGGGATGGATATGTTGCAAATGCTATTTTGAAATCGTCGGCATCCGACCACGCTGATAATTTGTTATATGAAGGGTTAGTCGGAAAGTTCCTAAATAAAAAAGGAAAACAATTTCCGTGTTTTGTAGAGACATATGGAATATATCTATATGACCCAAATGACCCTGCAGCGTATTTTGAAATGAGAACAAACAAACTGAGCGACCCTATGGTTTTAAAAACGGGGTTAAGCAAACTTCACGTAGTTCATCCGGTTCATTTGAGTTTTGCGTGTAAGCATTCTCTTTATGTGGCCGTTCTCATACAACATTTAAGGGACGCTCAGCCATTCAAGATGATGCTTGATGATAATAAGTTCATAAGTGAAGATTTGCTGAATGTGCTATATCAGGTTTATATGCCTTTAGCGATGTTGTCTACAGAGTTCACCCATTATGATTTGCATTATAACAATGTTCTCCTATATGAACCAGTAAAAGGAAAATACATTCACTATCATTATCATAGATCTGATTATGTCGGAGGAGGGCCACCTATCATTACTAGTTTTAAATGTAAATATATTGCTAAAATAATTGATTATGGTCGTTGTTATTTCAATGATAAGGAGAACCGCGGATTTACTGGAAGTTCAAATAGTTTATATACAGAGGTTTGTTCAGCACCAGAGTGTATAATGTGCGGAAGATACACTGGGTTTGGAAAATTGACTCCGAGAGTTTCCAAAGATTTAGCAATTCACAGTTTTATTTGTTCACAAAAATCAAATCAATCCCACGATTTGAGATTTTTGTATATGACAAGATGCGAATTGAAGAAGAGAGCGAAAACATTCATTACAAATGCATCATTACTTAAAGTATTGGAAAAAGTTATTTATGGCGCAGGTATACCACTGGATAAAGAAGACAAGGAAAAATTAAAGAATCACCCAAACCAATGGATATATTACGGAACAAAAGAAAATTTAGGATCTGGGCTTCCTAGAAGTGTTAATAATATAAGCGATGCATATAGTGAACTTGAACGACTTATGTCCGATTCGTGGATTCAAGCATACAATGATATATTCTATGCGCCACTTTCTAAATTGGGCGATTTACATATTTACGATGATGGGCGTCCGATGCGTTATGTTCCCGCATAAATAATAAATAGCGAAATATTATATTGTAAAATACATAAAAGAATTAGTTTGTATACATCTATACAAATAACAATGGACGCTGACAAATACGAAAGATGTGCATCTAAACCCCCATATTCAAATCTTGCTATAGTTGAAGTACAGATTGGGGAATTGACTAAAACTATGAATATTATTCGGGAGTATGATAATCCATATCAATATATTACATTTATGGATAGTGATACATCAAAGCAGATTACAATGGAAATAACTCCAAAACTATTAAGTTTGCCAAACGAAGTCGTACAAAATCAAATAGCCAAGTTGGGAAATAAATCACCTATTATCCAAGCCATATCATCTAAATATAGCATATTGGATCACGAAAAGCAATACAAACTAACAAAGGATATATCTATAGAAACCAAACTGAATATTCTTTATGCAGAAAGCCTGAACCATTCACGCTATTACTGTGAATGGATATTACCGCCTAAATATAAGCCAATATTTAGAGCCAATAATTATCGCAATATTTATGAAAAAGTAAAGAGCGAGCTATTGGCAGAACTAGATAGTTTAATTGCCCAGAAAATAGAACTGCTTACTAAAAATAATGAATAATGGTTAGGAGTTCAGAAAGTATTTGATATTATTTAGCATAAATAATACCAAAATCAATAAATCTAAAACTCGGGCTCGTGCTTCTTAAATAAACATCCTTGTGTTGCTAAATTGGGTATAGAAATCATAAGACTGGGGTCTTGAATTGAACAATTCAATAACCATACTTTAATAATGCAAAAGTTTTTCTTGGGGGAAATTGTTATACCATTGACCAACTTATGATAATCTTTATTTATAAATAATGTTTCTCCACATATTGCATAAAATAAAGATTTCCAAACATTAAATACTTGCTTATTAATTACTTTGAAAGAAAAGCAACCACCATTACGATTTTTTGGATCTTCCCACATAGGTGTTATCCCATCTCTCATAACAAATAACATACAATACTTCACAATATTTTCTGGAATAGTTTGGTTGATTGCTATAACGCTTTCTACAGTATCAATAGAACCTAATATTAAATGATAACTGGATAAATCCCATTTTTTGTCAGATGGTAAATGGTAATATAAATTCCATTTACCAATTAAATAATGCGTTGTGGAAGAAACCGGAACAATATCAAATTGTATATTATTCATAGTTGTCGTATTATCCCCCGTATATTATATAGCAGACAAACTTTATATTGTTTTTAATAAAATCTATATGACTATATCCCTATTTATAGTCATATAAATATGCACGAGCTGGGAATCGAACCCAGGACAACTGAATGGAAATCAGCAATTTTGCCACTAAACTACGCGTGCTAAAAATGGCGGCATTAGGGATTCCGAGTTGCCTGAATCGAACAGGCGACCATTTGATAACCAATGATAATAACTACTACAGTCAAATGCTCTACCAACTGAGCTAAACCCGGATGTGCCACATAATAATTTATGCGATCTCTTTATATTGTTTATATTGTTTATATTCAAATGTTTATCAACAAAATACCAAAAATAAACAATATAAAGACTTTGTATGTAATACATATGTGTGCGACACCGTAACTATCTACATACTAGAACGTAATATAGTCGTTAGATAACGCTTCTTTAGCTTAGAGGTAGAGCACCAGTCTTGTAAACTGGAGGTCTCGGGTTCGATTCCCGAAGGAAGCTAATGCTCTTTTAGCTTAGTGGTAGAGCATACGCTTAGTAAGCGTAAGGTCCAGGGTTCGATCCCCTGAAGGAGCTATACTATAATACGTTATAGTGGTTTGAGTTTTTGTGTGTTTTTACAATACACAAAAACCGTATTACCGAGTAATTATTCTTTATCTACTTTGTCCCAAGATTTTGTTTCTTCGTCTTCTGAATTATTTGATTCAGCATTTGAGACCTCCTCATTATTATTTGTTGAATATTTAGTAGACTCCGGAGAACTACAATGACAAGAGTTTGATTTCACCACATACGTTTTATTATCTATAATCTCAATATAATCGGTATACCCTAGATTTTCGGTTTTTATTTCTTGGTTGATAATAGAAATAGTATAATCTATATCAAATGGTCCAGAAAACCCATTTTTTGACAATATTCTACCTACAAATGCGCGAGATAATATTTGATTTCCTTCCATAAAATACGCCTTGTTTATAACCGTTTCTATAGGATCTGATAATTCAGGATGAACATAATCAGTCAATAAAAACTTGACCGAAGATTGGGTCAATAATTTATCATTTTCAATAGATAATCCATTATTTTTACGATCAATGACTCGGCTTATAATACCATCTTTGGATGGAGCAACTAATAATAAACATTCTTGAATATTATTACTAGTCTCAAGTAATTGGATTGCAATATGGTTTAACTTTAGCAAGTTCTCCGAAATACTTTTGTATTGCCATTCAAAATCGGATAAATCAAAATATTGTTCATTTATACTCAATTTAGTATCATTTTCGTTCTTTATCAACTGTGTTATACTTGCCCAGGGATATTCCATCGGTTGTTTAGCCGATTTTCTAGAACCTGCAATAGCATCAACACAACTGCGTACCAGAGGAAACGTCGAGTACAACTTTCCACATCGGTATTTAACAAAAGTGTAAGCATAACTTCCTTTCCAAAACGCCTCTACCAGTAAATCATTTAATGTTTTGTTTTTATTATTTTCCCATAGTCCGGAAATATACATATTTACATATTCCATATTATTAACTAACAGCAATATCCCAATAATACCCAATGTATATGTAATATCAGCAAACATCATTTATTGTAAATATAAATACAAATATAAGAGAACCTATACTATTGTTTTTATGTATATTTCAGTATAATATATTGATATTTTAGATATATATATCAATATGGCACACACTAAAAAAACCGGATTGTTTTTATTTCACCGTGATTTGCGCATTCACGATAACGTGGGGTTTTTAGAAGCTTGCAAACAATGTTCTCATCTTATTACTTGTTTCATTTTTACTCCAGAACAAGTCGGTAAACACAATTCATACAAATCCGAAAATGCGGTCGCCTTTATGATTGAAAGTTTAGCCGAATTATCTAAAGAGATTCATTTAGCCGGCGGAGAACTTTGTTTATTTTATGGAAAAACGAATACTATTTTGAAAGATTTAGTAAAAACACACAAAATAGACGCCGTCTTTTTCAACCGGGATTATTCACCTTATGCAAAGGCCCGTGATGAATCGGTTGCGGACTTGTGTAATACAATGCATATTGAGTGTATTACTTCATCCGATTATTATTTGTATGAACCGGGATCGGTAAAAACCGGTGGAGGCAGTTATTACAAGAAATTCACACCATTTTATGAAGCAGTTCTCCATATAGATGTTCCTAAACCGCAAAAGGCATCCGCCAAACATTTAGCGTGTTTGAGTAAATGTGCTCACAACAGTAAAATATCCGTGAATCGTGCTATAGAACTATTTGGGGGAGGGGGCGTCCCAGGTCGGATGGTGGAAGGAGGTCGCGCCAATGCCTTGGCTATGTTGCGCAAAGGACTCGCAACACAAGTACATTATGATGCCACTCGCGATTTTCTGAAAAACCAGACCACAGGGTTGTCCGCTGCTATCAAGTTCGGTTGTATATCAATTCGCGAAATCTATCACGCATTTTTAGCAAAATATGGCCGCAATTTTGGACTAATTAGAGAACTTATATGGCGCGAGTTTTTTGCCCACGTTCTCCACAATTTTCCAGAGGTTTTGCACGGACCCTATCAACCCAAGTTTCGCCATATTAGCTGGCGCACCGGGGCGCGAGCAGCTGCCGATTTTAAAGCGTGGAAAGAAGGTCGCACCGGGTTCCCTATAGTAGATGCGTGTATGCGGCAACTCAATAATACTGGGTATATGCACAACCGCGGGCGAATGATTGTCGCCAATTTTTTGGTAAAAACACTGTTGATTGATTGGCGGTTAGGAGAACAATATTTCGCACAAAAGTTGACGGATTATGATCCGGCTTCCAATAATGGTAATTGGCAAGGTATTTCCGGGACGGGGGTTGATATGAAACCTTATTTCCGAGATATGAATCCGTGGATACAATCTGCCAAGTTTGACGCAGATGCGGAGTTCATCAAAAAATGGGTTCCTGAATTGGCTGATGTATTCCCTAGAGATATACATAAATGGAATATTGTAAGCAAATCATTATATAAAGAGGAAAACTCAAGAAAAAACACCAGAGAAATAAACGTGAAAGAGGATACAAATAAATTGGAAAAATATGAGGGTATTAATTATGCGAAACCTATTGTAGATTATGACGAACAAAAAGATAAAATGCTAGCAATGTATGAAAATGTTATTTGATATATTATAATGTTTATCTAATACTTGTTGTAATTTAATTTTTATTCTAGGCATAATATTTTTTAATTCTTTTTCGTCTTTTGTGGTTCTAATCAATTCTACCGAATCATACCAATATGTTGTACTTTCAATATTTGACCATCTCCATTCAGAATACCCTAATAATAACCAGGTTTTTACACCTAATACTCCAGCTAAATGAACTATACTTGTGTCCACTGTAATTAATAAATCAATATTTTTTAATAAATGTATAGTATCTTCAAATGGAACTTGTGTATCTAAATCATATAGATGTAATTTATCCATAAAAGATATATTTTTCAATTCACTATCAATATCTGATTTTTTATGAACACAAATTAATTCAATATCTAAATCACATAATTGTTTAAACTCAGTAAGTGGTATATTTTTTTCTATAAAACAAGATAATAGTCCATTAAATACTATTCCTACTTTATATTTTTTTAATTTATCTACTTTTAATTTCCATTCTACTAATTTATCTTCAGATAATTTTATATATTGCAGATTATTTGGTGATATTGTTTTTATTTTTAACACATATGGTAATGACATTATATAAATATAGTGGTCATATACCATTTTATTGTAATTATCAAAAAACATAACAGTTTTTATTAATTTAACATTTTCAGTTTCAATAAATAAATGATTTACTACATCTCTGCCAAAATAATCTATTTTTAAATAGGGGTATTTTTCAGAAAGTTCGTATATAAATCTAAAAAATTGTATATTATCACCAATACCTTGTTCATATACAATTAATAATCTTGTACATTTATCTATACCATTCCAATATTTTAAATACGGTATTTCAATTCTATCTTTTTGTCCGCTTTGTATATTTATTTCATTCTTCATAAGTCTGTATTCATATAACTCAAACCCTTTTAAAAACTGACGATTAGCTAAATACGGAAATGAAGAATTATATGATTTATTATTCATATTGTTTGTTGTTTCATTTTTTATATTATTGTAATATTGTATTGATTTAGTATATTTTTTCTCGTAGTAATATATTTCGCCTAAAGATAGATTTGACGTATAATTATTATTCATTTTATTAGAATAAATAAAGTTTTCTTCTGCATTTTTATAATCTTTTAATTTTGCATAACAAATGCCGACATTATTATAAACATCCGACAAATTAGTAGAAACTTTAATTTTATTAAAATACTTTAATGCTATATCATATTGATTTAAATTGAAATAGCAAATTCCAATTTCATTTATCAATATATAATCATTAGGCATCAATAATTTTAAAGGTAAATAACATTTTACCAAAGCTTCTTTGTGATTATTTGTAGTTTTATAAATATTTAAAAGTTCATATAAATACTTTTTTTTCATATTATCAATATTGTCTAATATCTTGTTATAATTAATTACTGCATTTTCGTAATCGTTATTTTTAACAAACTCTAATGTTTTATTATGAAGTTTCTCTATAATATTCATTTGATTGTTTATAAATATTTTATTTATTATTTTTTATGATTTTTAACTCAATGTATATTATAACACAACTATTTATTTGTAGATTACGGAATATACTGAAACGAATATATGCTTCTATTATATTCATTTTTACATCATTTCACATTTGAAATACTACATCAGTGACATTTTTATAATTCATTATTGTCTCTATTATATCAGCATTCAATGAGAAAAGTAAAATATTTATTATCTGGTTTCATTTTGTTTGTATTTTATGTTTTACTAATAATTTACATAACTTTTGACATCGCTCAATTCGGATGAACATAATTTATCTATTTGCTGTTTCAAAACGTTTCGTTTGTCATTTGTTATATAAACATTTCTTGCAATTTCTATAAACTCTGAATCAAACTCTCTTTTTTTCTCTTTTTCTCTTACTTTGTCTTCTATTTCCCATAATTTTTCATTTATATTCTTTAAACTAGATACAATTCTAGTATCTATTTGATAATTATTTATAAAAGGTGTTAAATAATCAATTTCCCTTTTTATAATAGATATTTTTTTGTTATCAAATATTTTTTCTTGTTTTATTTGTAAAATAGTATATTTATCAAATAATTCTCCAATTGATACAGGAATATGAGGTAATGTTGTCATTATATTATATGAATATATAATTTAAAAACATTTTATACGAATACTCTTTACTTACAAAAAACTGAACAAATATAAATTATATTTATCGTTAACTTTAGTGCAGCTATATCATATACAATGCGATTTTTATTATTGGAACATTTTTTGTCTATATTCTCCAATATACCAGATAACCTAAATACTTTAGTAAAGTTCCGGAAAAATGCCAAAGTAAAAACAGCCCGGACTATTGTCCCTTTAGGCACATATATATCCGACAAATCGGTATCTGAGAAGGACATAGAAATGATTTATGAGAACTTTGTGGGAAGGGCGGAATATTTAGCACGTTTTTACAAAGTTTCTTTAGAAACGGCAAATGGCAAACCATTACCTATTTCGGGACAAGTAGATGCAATGCCTATAAAGGCCATCAACAATGATTATTTAGTCGTGTACAAAAATATTATCCGGAATATGTTTTACAAAGATATTTTGCAAAATACACAATCGGGGTTGGAGAACACGCCCAGTTTTTTGGATGTTTTAGGCGATTTTTATTTACGCGGAATCATCGACTATAAACTATTGACACCAAGTTCTTTGCATTATATGCGCGAAGGACGTTTAGGCAGCGTTTTTTCGTCGTATTATTTCCGGGCATCGATAATGAATCCCCTAGTCCCTTATTCCATTAATCATTCGTATTTAAAAGGCCGCCGTATTTTCACGCCTACTTTAGGATGGGGATCGTATTGTTATGGCTTTTTAGAATGTCCTATGGTGGAAGAATATGTAGGGGTGGATGTTATACCACAAGTGTGCAAAAAGACGGCTGAGTTTGCGGCGAAGTTCTATGGCTCAAAGAAAACGACGATTTTTTGCGAACCTTCGGAGAACCTATTAAAACACACAACATTTAGGCAAAAATATAAAGCATATTTTGATGTAGTATTTTTTAGTCCTCCGTATTACCGTTTAGAAATGTATTCTGGGAAGAACCAGAGCACCCAGCGATACAAATCATATGAAGAATGGTTAGAGAACTATTGGGGAGAAACCATGGAATTGTGTTGGTGGGTTCTCCGACCAAGTGGAAAGATGTGTTATATTTTGTCTGGGTATGGATCGGAAAATACTAGAGGGTATTATGATTTATTGGGAAATATGAATCATTTAGCAAAGTTGCGATTTGGAAGTTCTCCGAAAGTATTTGATATGGGGAACAAAAATGCACATATGACGAAACATCGGGAAACCGGTGAAAAAATAGTTGTGTTTAGCAAGACATAGACTGGCTAAACTGTTTAGAACTACGTTCTACAGAGTTTTCTTGATATCTTACTGCTGCGCATCCGGATAGATTCGCAGTTGTATCATAATAATATATTCATATTTTATATAATATAGTAAAATATGGCTAAATTAAAAACAGACGATGACATAGAAGAATACCGACAAAGATATATTGAATCATTTTACAATGAAACAGATATAGTTGAAAAAAAAAAAACTGCTGAAGAAATTATGAAAATTGATGATGAAGATAAAAGTGAAGGAGATCGTCGATTTTTTACAGAAGGATTTATTCAGGATGTAAATGATTTTATACAGAAACCAAGTAGTATGGATCCTATATATAATGGTGAACCAATGAATTTGGGTGCAATTACACCTCCTCCATCATTACCTTTTGAAGAAAACCTGCAACTTCCTACGGCGGCATTTGATTCATCTACTGTGGAGGAATCTCGACGAGAATATGAGGAAACTAACCCATATGGTAGTCAGGATTCAGATGTAACAGTGGATTCAGATGTAACAGTTGATTCATCATCAACTATGCCAAATGTTTTTCCACTGGGTGATGTAGATGATATAGATTTTTCAAGCGTGATGAAAGCAGCTGAAACATTTATTGGCATCGCAACTGATACATCTATAGAAATTGGCACTGCTATCGAAAAAATCTCTATAATTGTATCGTCACTTACTACTACACTTGGAAGTGGATTAGTATATGGTATAGAATATTTGAGATTAACAAAAGCAAAAATGAATCTTGACGCATTTAATAGAATATTACAAAAACAAGTAGATAAATCTAAACGTATTATACTTGCAAGTGTTTCTAAACTTTTGGATATAGAATATTCATTATTTAGTTATATTTCATTTGTTCTTCCTTCAAAAATAAGTGATTTACGTCATTTATTAAGTAAACCTATATCAGATGGACTAAAAACAGAACATGCACTATCATTAAATGAAAATTTGTCCCCACTAGTTGTAACACGGGCATATGAAGAATATAGACATATAAGACGTATAAAAGAATTAATTTCAAAACTGTTTTCAGTAAAAAATATAACATTAAATGAAGCAATTGACGAACTATTTAAACTATATAATGAAACCTTTACTATACCAAATTTTACCAGTAATAAAACTATAAGTATTACAGGTAGGTTACATTTATTGAAAGCTATATTACTTTTACCCGACATGATAGGATCAGATGCTAGTAGAGATACAGCAATTGACTATCCCGAGATTTTTAAAACATATAGCGTTACTAGAAGAGAACTTGCAATACAATTGTTATCTATTGAAAATGCACCTCTTGCAGCACCAGCCCCTAGTATTCCGGATGCATATTCTAGACAACTTGGCGCTTTAGAAGAAGACCAAGATTCACCAATGCCTCCGACTGCTACGGCTAGACGAGTGCCTAATGTGTCTGCGACGGTTATGGAAGAAAATAATAGTCAATTCTCTGTAGACTATAGTGATTCTGGTAGATCATACCAATATCCTGATAATGATAATACCAGTGTTGTGTCTAGAAATGCGCAAGAACTTGGTATTACTCATCCTCAAGCAAATATTATCAGACAACTATTTATGGCACAACAGCTATCTATTGCAAGAATGGAGATTCCGAGAAATTGGTTAGCTTTACAAGAATCTAATAAAGAAAGAGATGCAAGAAGGACATTATTGGTTCAAAGTGCATTAGCTCCTAGAGCAACAGAAGAATTAGGAACATATTCACTTTTAGATACTATTATTCGATTACAGGTAGAAGCTAGAACTAGACCGAATGGTGCATTATTATATTTTACTACACAAGTTGATACTATTTTTTCATATATATATGAACATATTGAACCCAGAAGGGAAGATATAAAACCATTACTACTTGAATATTTCCCAAAATTGAAGAACGGAGGTGGACATACATTAAAAAACAAGAAACACCACAAGAAACACCACAAGAAACATACCCGCAAAAACGGCAAGCGATCTACTCGCAAACTTCGCAAAAACAAAAAGCGCTCGGGTCATACCAAGAAACGCTGAAAAAATTGAAATACATTTCTAAATAATTGTGTAATAGCATTTCTATAACACAATCAATCATTGTTTATCAAGTTCTCTATGTAAAAATGGGTTCAGGTATCAGTAGCGAAGACCATATGTTCGAAATTGTTAAGCGCGATTTAATAAAGGATTTCTATGAAAAAGAATATGCAAAGCCTAGGTTCATAAACGGAATTGAAATCCCCGAAGACTTTTCCGATGAAGTCCAATTAAAAAAAGACATTACTTGGGCGAAGAAAGAACTCCGTCGTATTCAAATGCAACATAAAAAATAAAGGCTTAGTCGCTAAGGCTTAACCACAAGCCTTTATGTTATCCAACATTTCTTGCGGGTAATCCATATCTTTCAAAATCTTCATCGCCCCCTGTATTTTCGAAATACCCGTCTCCAATTTATACGTATATTTATATCCACCATATGCATCCGTAGGCTGCACCCCCATTTTATAATTGCGGATTCTCTGAGACTTCCTAAACTTCTTGCACACATACACATAATGCGTTGTCAACATGAAATCAATGTTCTCATATTTCGACAAATATTTCAAAAATGCATAGGCCGATTTACCTGCTTCCGTCGGATTTGTCCCCGAATACAATTCATCTAAAATAGCAAAATGCCGAGCATCCGCGTTCTCATGAGAACTAATCATATCAATGATTTCTTTGCATCGGCGCGATTCGGCCTGGAATAAACTATCACGACCCGACGTATCCGGTATATTCAAATAGGAATGTATATATGTATAAGGAACTACCGTACCCGATTTATAGAACCCACAACCTACTTGTTGGGAGAACAATATATTGATGGCCGTGCTTTTCAATAGCGTTGTTTTTCCTGCGGCATTGGGCGCGCTAATAATCATATTTTTGTCTAAACCACAAGTATTGGGTATAGCTCCCGAACCTAAATGCGCCGGATAATATTGTTCGACGAACTTTGTAAAATGTTTTTTTGATTGCGGTTTTCCTAAATAATCCGCATAGGCAACATTTCCGGCGTTCAAGTTCTCCCAAACTCCCATTAAATTGTCTATAAATCCTTCGAACCCCATTGAATATTGCAATGCATCTCCATATTCTTCCACTGAATACACGCGGTAATAACATTTCATCATATAGCCAATAGAAGCCGCCTTTTTATAATTATAAGCAAATGGTTCTATAGCACTGAGTTCATCCAATAAACTATGGAGAACATTACAATGTGTTTGTGTAGTTCCACAAAATGCGCTATACGATTGTTTAGCACAATGCATTGCAGAAAAGTTTTCCATTTTTTTCAGAGAACTAGTCACATATTTTTTCAATTCAAACAAGTGGTCATTTACCCGAGTTATAACTAAATGGAATCGCAAACACGCCCGAATATTTTGGTATATTTGGAATCCGTAAAATGCACCGAAAAACAACATATACAGTATTTTTTCTAAACTCATCGGTCCCTTAAATTGCGATAAAATACTGCCGATGAAATGGCCTTTTGTAATAGTCGTAAGCATATCCATATATGCACCAATCGTCATATCAACACCTTTTAGTTTTAAGAGGAAAAACGGAACTAGGAAAAACAAAAAGGGGAGAACCAATGAAAAAATGGGGGAACAAATTTGTGCCATAGAAAATAATTGTAAAAACGAGGCTGAGCTATTCAAATAGCGCAACATATTCCAATCAATATACGAATACCGATCCATAAATCCTTCGTCTTCTTTGACCGCCTTCCATATTTCCACAACTTTTTCCACATTTGGCGCAAAGTTCTCCTTTGTATCATCTGTTTCATTATACAAAGATTCCTTGTATTTAGACATAGTTTGTATAACTTGTTTGGTATCTTCCAAATAGCCTATATCACTCGTAAATTGCAGAGACCAATAAGGAACAAGTTCTCGTGCAAATTGGTGAGTTGGTTGAAATAATATGTGATACATCGGGTCTGAATCACTTTGAGAAACCACTAATTCTAAATCGGACGAAACAGATTGTGCCAAACTGTGTATTTTTGATTCTTCTAAATAAGTAATTGGAAGTTTGAATACATTGTGAAAAATCGGAGTTTGTTCTTTAGGAGTTTCTATAGATTTTTCGTCCGAATTGGTGGAAGAATCATCTTCTAATGAAAACTGTTTTTTGAATTGTAATATAATTGATTGCATATAACTATGCAATAGATTATATGTTTATTTGACAGACGCAATTTTATGCAAAATCGTATTACACTCTCATTATACCACTGTATTTGCAGGTGCATCGTCCACGGATTGACGCTTTAGGAAATGTTTATTAATGTATTTTTGAATAGTGAAATGTGTCAACAGCACATCTTTCACCTCATCTCCTAAAATACGCAATAATGGTTCATTTGGAATAATTATGGATTTCTTTTCAGGGTTTTGCAATTTGTTTTCTGCAATATAAGTCATCAGACGCTTAGTTACATCTGTTCGGGGAATATGAGTACCTGGTTCCAATCCCATAAACTCACATAACTCTGTACTCACAGGAACCGGGAGCGCAAATCCGCTGGGCTTTCTAGGCTTCTTTGGCTTAGAGCTTTTCTTGACCATTTTCTTAATAGCCTTCTCAAATGCGCGCTCCAACTGCTTGAAATCATTTAATGTATCATCCGCATCTTTCTTGTTTGCCAATAACCGTTGTTTCATAAAATCCATTTTATCTTGGAACTTTTGAATATGGGGAGGATATACAATCTGGGTAGGATCATTGAGTTGATCCACTTCTTGGGGCTCAGATGCTTGAATAGTAGTATCAAAATCAGGGGTGCTCATTGTAATATATACTCTATAATAATGTAGTATTTATATAGTTTATGCAATAACTATATTTACTACTAAATGTATACACCTAAATGTATTGTATAATATTTGTATTTCGTTCATATAGTAAAATATTATTGTATGCACCCATATGTAAACATATGTAAATAAGTTTTCAAATATATATGCATATAATACATATTTGCGAAGTATAGAAAATTATTCGGAAGTGATTTGTCATTTCCGAATAATTGCATTCTGTGGGGTTCGAACCCACGCATCTTTTACGATATTGGATCTTAAGACCAACGCCTTGGACCACTCGGCCAAGAATGCCTATTATTTATTATTATTATTATTATATAAGAAATACATATACGCTACTCTCTTATACAGAGGCCTTCTTAACGCGAGGAGATGCGCGCTTTTTTACAGGAGTGAACCCTTCCGCGTCCGCATCGTGCTTTGCTGGAGCAGAAACGCGGGATTTGTGCTTACGCACCGGGGGGGCAGGGACGGATTCTCCACGGACCTCCTCCGATCCCTCGCGATCACCACCTTCTGAACCTGCTCTAGAGGCCAAGGCATTCAAACGGCGGGTCTCACATAAGATAGGTCCACCCTTAACGCCAGAAACCTCCACTGCGTGAAATTCGTGCTTCTCATTCGCTGGCTTCGTGAGACTGAAATCAACATACTCACCCTGAGTCAAATACTTGTAATGTGATGCATCCGACTTGATAGATGAATAATGGACAAAAATATCCTTATCAGCCAACTCGCCTTCGCAAGCTGTAATAAACCCATAGCCAGCCTTGCTGTTAAACCACTTAACTCTGCCTGTAATTCTAGTAGTACTCATAGTAGTATTCCTAATATTACTATATAATGTGCTGTTTTTATATTGTTTTTTATAATATTTTCTATACGAACTATATAATGTTTGATTTTATATTTAGAAAAAAACCCACTATTTTTCTGCTTTTGGCAATTATAGTTATATCACTTATATTTTCTATTTTACTCAATCAGCCACTACACGAAGGTATGGAAGATGCAACTATAAATAATCCTCCACCAGATTTGATTGAAACCGCTTATAAAATTATACAAGACAAAGATAAAACACATATAGAAAAACTTAGCGAAATTAGATCATTATTAAAGGGGAAATACAAGATTCTTGGAGACATTTATAGAGAAAATGAACATTCTATATTAAAAGAACTGACATCTACATTGAGTGTTTTGCCAAAGAGAGATAGTGAGGGCAAATTGTATGATGAAAATGCATTAGTTGGAGATAAACGCGATAATGCAAATAAAATACTTTCTAGCAATGATTATTCGGCTATGGAAAAAATAGAAAAAATTAAGGAAATATCTGGTAAGGATAAGGCTATTGCAAATATAATGGAAGAATATATACAGGCTTGGATGAAAATGGTACGAGAAAATATAGATAAACTTAGAAGTTCAAGTAATGATACAGTTTATCCTACACCTTCTCCATAATGGCACTACAAGTTTTTTTGGAGAACTTCACACAATTCTTCATAAAATGGTTTTTCATCTAATTGCAAACTATAACACAATGTAAAGTATTCAAATATATTTGCAAATACTTGTGCATTATCATTGATCTTTTTATTATTTCCTGATAATAGTGCTTCTGGATGTTCATCTATATTCGCATATTTAGGAGTATTGTCTATTACATATTTTTTCATAAGTTTATTAAATATGTTTTCTATATTTGCCCACCCTTTTTGTTTTTTGCGTAACTGATTTTTTTCGTGCAATATGTGTATTTCTTGATACACTTGTTGTGTATTGTTCTCCGATATCACAATATTAGACCAAGGTAAGGACCCCATTACAAAATATAAAAAGCAATATCCAACTGAAATCAAATCATCTCTATACATTGGTTCATACCCTTGATGTATGAAATAACTGATGTATTTAGGAGAACCTATGATTGTATCACGGTTAGGCTCTGTATTGATTTCTTCCAAATTACTCACCGAACTTGCTATACCAAAATCTATCAAGTGTAATTCTCCATTTGCTATCATAAAGTTCTCCGGTTTTATATCCCGATGAATAATTTGATGATTATGTATTTGACCAAGTATAGCAACCATATTTACCACTAGTTTTATTACTTGTTTTAAATAATAAATTGGAGAACTCGCGCATTTCGTCATTACAGATTTCAGATATTGCTCTATTGTTTGATCATAATAATTCATTGTCAAACATTTGTAATCTTTATGTATACCATACCACAACACAGACGGAATCGCCCGACACCCATTGTGGTATAAGTAATTCAAAATAGTGGCTTCATATTTTATTGTATTATAGGGGCTCTTATTAGATTCCATTTTTATAGCAACGCGAGTTCGGTGTTTCACGTGTTCTCCCTTATATACTATTCCAAACTTCCCGCGGCCAATCTCTTGTTGTACAATATATTTATTTGCAATAATATTATTTAGTAATAACTCATCTCCGTATAATTCGCGACCCACTTCAGCAAAGTCTCCTGCGTTCTTTGTAAAATCTTGTAATTCCATATAGGGTTATATACAATATATAATAATACAATATATAATAATATATTCTTATATTGTATAACATTTGTGTAAGATTATTAATTCATTAAATGATTTCTTATTACGAAAAAATATTTGAAAATACCACCCCCTATTTTTTAGGAACATTATTGATATTACACGCATGTTTATTTTTTATTTTTATTGGTGTCTTGTATGTGAATCCCAATTTAGTAGAAACTATCAGTAATTCAGTACGATTATTCGTTTGTTTGTTTTTACTCATACGATTCCATCCATTCAGAAAGTATATATTGCACAAATATGACGGGCAAGTTATTTTTACAGCTGCCCTCTTTTTACTGACAAATGAGGCCATTGAAAAATACATACTTTCCAAAAGAAACGACGCAAGTAAATCCATTATAAAAATAGGAAAAATATCTGAAGATGGACAAGAAAATCAGTCTAGTTCTCAATAATAATGTATAATATATATAAAAATAGACCATACTATAATATATGACGAATATCAATTTGCGAAAAATATATGAAGATGCATTGAATGACCCAGAATTGATGGGAACCCTAGATATAGATACTATTTTGGATACATTAGAAAACAACGAAAATGATTATTTAGAGAACTTGACATTTGAAAAAATACAAAAAGACGTATATGACGCACTTGTAGACGTAGGGGTCCCTAAACCAAATATACCCAAATTATGTGCATCATTGGCAGGTTATCGTTATGTGGATGAAATATGTAATTTACATAAAGGAAAATATGTTAGATGGATACGCCGGAACAAACCTGGAGAACTTACAAAAGGATGTAAAGTAGTAGATATAAAGTTTGCTAATACGGGTATTTGCGTTCTTTGTATAACAAATATTGGCCGGTTTATGCAATACCGTTATGATGATTGTATTACATTCCAAAAACTGGAAATAGAAGAACAATTGATATTGATGGCATATGACCATATAGCCAAATAATCCCCCAACAAAAATATGAATATATATAAACTCTTTCGAACTACGTTCTACAGAGTTTTCTTGATGAGACATATATCACTTGTAAATGACATCAAACATCTACGTTCTCCGAATGCAGTCAATGTGCGTGGGCGAAAACTATGTCCCATAACATTTGATATATTAACGTGTAATAATACTATTCATATTGATGGCGTATTATATTCTATAAAAGGGTTTTCACAGTGGATTCGTAGCGAATTAGATAAAGACTATGACCGATTATGTGGGTTATGCAAATTATCAGAATTATTCAAAGAAAAATCGTTTTTTATCAAGTTTATGCATATACGTTCTCCTATGACAAACACGCTATATGATATATCTACATTAACTGTTATATATGACGTGTTTATATTGCAATATTATGTAGCACCCATCCACTGTGTGTATGATTTCATAACTAAATACATAGATGACTACCGAAATCCATAACAACTAGAAGATATTCATATTTTTCAACTACGTAAAAAGTATTTGATAAAACTCAATTCACATAGAAATAAGAGTTTCGTAATTATATTGAAATGGTGTAACATCTCAATATAGTAAAATAAAAACATATAAAATACACCAAATGATTGCACCCGGTGGGGGTTGAACCCACGACCTCCGGTACATAAGACCGATGCTCTAACCAACTGAGCTACGCGTGCTGTATCTGCACATACCCTTTGGCAGATATAATATATATAGGCTTCTCTTTAATACCCTTTTCAAATAATATTTAATGTCTGGTCGTACGGTGTGATGCTGTCGGGCATAAAACGTCGAACATACATCATTCTAGGCATATAGATTAAAACTCCATATCACTAGACATTAATGTCTGGACATTAATGTCTGGACATATGGGATAAAATCCCATAGTGCAGCATATGCACTGTATGTATTGACTATGATGTCCTTGGGCATCAGTCCATACGTCCAGAAATTAACAACAGATATTTTATATTATCAGGAGAATTATATTACCGAATGATAATCTAAGTTATATGTCATCATTTGTTTTAAAGTATTTGTTATTTATATTGCGATTATTTATTTTATACAAATTAAACATGTCACTGTTTTCATTTATAATATTGTCATTGAATAATGTATAAATAATATTATATATTTCCTTTTGTCCTTTAGATGCAGTAATTCCTGGAATATGTAAAAAATAACTAGATAATCCTAATAATTCAACTAATGTTGGACTATCTTCTTTTTGAATATTATGATTATAAAAAGATCCAACAACAAAACACGTTGATGTATGTATCATTTCAGCATTATAATCTAAATATATATTTTGTGGAAATTTGTTAGTATATTCGCAAAATCCTAATTGGTCGTCATTAAAATTGTTTTTAATTATCCATTCAAAAGCGGTTAATAAATTATTCACTTTACCAATAATTAAACCTGCGTTTATGTACTTTCTTATTGGTAAATTATCCATTTTATTAAGGAACTGCCAATAATTATCAAGCGTGTTCCCTTGCCAAAAAAAATGTGGGTCTTTAATTAAACAATCATTTTTTTGTTGTTGTGACCAATTCATATGACCTATCAAAAACATTTCGGCACTTATTATTATTTTTGTGTCAATTATATCTTTAATTTTATCTATTAATAGATCGCTATTTCTTAAACAAAACACATCTCTAGCGTCAGATAAAATAACAATTTTATTAGTATCAAGTGTTAATAAGTAATCATAATAACCAATAATTCTATCCCTAAATCCTTTCCATTGAATACCATTTCCAATAAAAATATATTCCCAATTATGATTTTCTAATGTTTTTTTGAATAATTGAGCATTCGAATTAGTCATATCAGTTTCATAAGATATTAATAATATTTTATCCATATTTTATATTTTTATTGTGTATTTTAATAGTAATAAACAAACGAAATAATTATTTATATAATAAAAATATTAGTTATTTGGTTATAGCATTTCAATATCTTCTGGTGTAAATTGTTATACAAATATCTATTACATATCTACCGCTTTCGTGTACCTCTTCCCATCCTGATTTTGGTTTTTCGCGTTTTCGTAGTAATACTTGATAAATGAAAAAACTCTTTAATGTAATACATTATTTTTTGAGATACCTGTATATTTATTTCATTGGTTGATTGTGGTTTATTATTGTTATTATTAGTAAATAAGTATTGTAAATAATCGCGTTTATACACATCTGGCATAAATGCACACGCACGGTTTATAATATCATCTTTTTTCAAATTGTGATAATATTCTGACGGTTGTATGTAATATATCTTGTGATGATTCATCCGATTATGATATATGTCATCTATAAAACAAATCTCCGTATTTTTAGGCAATAGAGTGCACCGAATAAAATCACTATGTGTTTTTTTATGTGTAGTTCTACACGGTTCTACAATACGATTTCCTACTTTAAATGCACATATAACTTGATCAAATAAATGGGTTTTTGTAAAATCATCCATATCCCTATAAATCCCCATTTTATAATCAAAATATTTAGCTATATATCGCGGTATTTCAGGACTATACTTATTGTTTGTATATAAATATAGTTTATAACATTTACCTGCTTGTTTTTTTTTATACAAGTACTCTAATATAGTCAATATACCATATCGCAAAAACTCCGGGTATTGGTCTAATAATGCATTAAAGTTTTTCTGGGTTTTTTTTAATGCAATAATATACCATAAAGACACTAAATCTGAAAAATACCCCAATGTTTCATCTAAATCAAATACAATCACCTTTTGTTTAGATGGATAACTTATCGGGTGAAATCTTCCAGGAAATATTTTTACTAAATCACCCACGTGTACCGTATTTTGCATCAATTGTATATATTCTGATTACAAAGAAAGTAGTGCAAATAAAATATATTATCAAAAAAGTATATAAATGTAAAACAATAATTATATATAGTAATTATGGAAACGTGTTATTATAGCTTAGACGATTTTCATCGGCTTTCTATTAGTACTCAATATAGTTTAACAGAAACTGTATTGCAGGTTATCAAAAGTTTGGAAGACGAATTAAACTTACCTATTGTTGCGTCAAGTTCTACTAATAATGGGTATGAAAATAAAAATCGCGGAGGTAACAGCGGAGGACACAAACGCAGACACGTATCACAAAATACTGTTCGTCGTATGGAATATCAATGGGAAACCCTCCCTGCACTAAAAAATACTGTTATTCCCGTGGCACGAGAAGGTATTGATAAATTGTTGAGTGAATTGCGCAATCATTTAAATAAGATTTCCACAAAAACATATGAAAATCTGAAAACTTCCATTTTGAACAATATCAAAGAAATTATGGGGAACTATGGAGACACGAAAACGGAAGACCAACAGTCAGATATACAAAAAATTGTCAATTTCATATTTGAAACTGGTTGCGCAAACAAGTTTTATTCGGAGTTATATGCCAAATTATACAAAGAATTAATTGACACATATGCAGTGTTCAATGAAGTTATTACGCCCTTTATAGAAAAATATGTTGAAAGTATACAAGAAGTCAAAGTGGTTGACCAAAACAAAGACTATGACGGATTTTGTGAAAACAATAAGAAAAACGATAAACGTCGAGCAACATCCACATTTATTATGAACTTGTATGCAAACGGTGTTTTGACTGCCGAAGTTGTTTTGGATATTTTCAGACAATTCCAAACCATTGCAATAGGATACATTGAAGATGCTTCTAAAATCGGTGATGTTGAAGAAATCACGGAAAACATATTTTTGTTGGTGAGTATGGGAGCCAATTTGTTGAAAGATGAACCAGTTTGGAAATCTGATATTTTGCCGAATATCCATATGTTTGCATCATTTAAAATGAAGGAGAAACCTGGATTATCAAGTCGCACCATTTTCAAATACAAAGATTTAGTTGAAAAAGTCTTACACGATGCGTAGTTTTTGTTTATTACACCGACCGAAAAGAAAAATGAGACAAAAAACATATCAAAAATAAATTATTTTCACTATATTCAAGGATTTGCTGAGTCCAGAGGACGTGGTAAATCCGCAATTTTGGGAGAGACGAAGTCTCATACTAAAATGAATATATAGTACATATTCAATATTTTCTAACAATGCATATACAATAATGTTTTACCGATCATATGTGCAATAATCACGATTATGTGTAAAATGCCAATAAATCCAAATATTTGCATTGGTGGAGTCTCTGACGAAATAACACTGTAAATTGGATCTTTTGTTATGAGTCTCCACGGAATATACACATATATAAGCCAATAATGCATCCAATTGTACGAATAAATCAAATCATTTTGCGTAAAATAATTGTGACATTCACCAAACATTTCCAAACTATGTTCTCCATATTTTACATTATACATTTCTGATTGTCCAGACATATTCGTAAACTTGCGCGCTTCGTTAACTAATAAAACATATGGCGCTATATGTAATAAATATGTCCATAAGTTTACATACCATTTTATTATTTCCGGAGATTGTATTTCATTTGTCTCTTCCATATTATACAAAAACTTTCCAATCCAATATACAAAGGTTATGACAAATTGTATATTGTGTGCTATTGGAAAAAACCCTGGAATAAAATAATAAATAAATGATGCAACAATCCCAGAATCGGTTAATCTTACGAATTGCTTGACAAAATTATATGGACTAGGTAAAAAATGGTAATGGTGTTCAAACCAATAAAAATAATTCATTGTATGCAATTTCAATGAAATAATTGTTGATAAATAAAAATCATTTGTAAAATACCATAATCCCATATAAACAACCGGAACATAAAATCCGTTTTTGATATAAATATTGTTTGTTAGGCTAAACGCTACCATTTATCTAATACGCGTAATACTATTTATGTCTTTTTGATAAATATTTTTATATAATGGGTTATACAAAAATATAAAAACTGCGCATATTATATAACACCTATTTAGACAATGGTTTCTTCTAAATTGAATGATTCTATAAATTATAAGGAAAATCGTGAAATAGAAGATGGTGATTTGGGAACTTCATCCGTTGTTTATGAGATGGAAATTGAAGACCGTCTAATAAAGTTCGTATTAGGAAAACAGAAATACACTTATTCTGGTAAAAATGTGTTGTATTACCCTATTTATTTATTGAATGAAAATCGGATTAAGGCGCAAATAGGTGTATTTGAATTGCAATCCAACAAAGCATTGAATATTTTAGACGATGACGGCGATGTAGATTTGAATATGTTAGAAGAACCATTATTGTATAGTTTTGTAAATGATAGTTTTTTAGATAAAGCACTGAAACCTAAAGTAGTCCCCGCCTCAGTTAATGATTTTGAACAAATTGACGAAGACGAAGAAGATGATCATTTGAAATCTTCTAGACATATTGCAAAATCTATGAAAGAAGATGAAATGGAAAAAGAAGAGGGTGAAGTATCTGAAGATGATGAAGATGATCATATTAGTTTAAAAGTTCCAGAGTCAGTGCATTCCGAACAAGCAAAATCATTAAAAGAAAAATCAAAGGATGGATTAATTGAAATAGACGAAGACTATCAACAGCCTGCACTATTAAAAGAAGAAGATGAACAAGAAAACAAAGACATAAAGTCAGGTTTCAAAGAAAATGCAAAACAGCCGTGGATACAGAAATATATGAAAAATCCCAATTACGAAATAGTGGAAGTTGAATCCAACGGCGATTGTTTTTTCGCCAGTGTGCGCGAAGCATTTCGCCAAATTGGATACAAAACAACGGTGGAAAAACAACGCACTGCTTTGGCAAGAGAAATGCCTGAACGTATTTTTACAGATCAATTGGAATTGTTTGAGCTATATCAAAACAATATCAATGAATTAGACGGAAGACTAGAAGCAATTAAAAAGGAAAATACTGAATACAAAAAGCGGATTAAGAAAGCAACGCCCACAGAAAGAGAAGAAATATTAGAACGCGGAAACCAACTTGTTAAAGAAAGCAAAAAAATACAGAAGGAAAAAGCAACCGTCGAACAAGAACAAAATACATACGTGGGTTATATGCGAAATATTAAAACAATCGATCAATATCGCGATTATATAGAAACCCCCAGTTTTTGGGCAGATGCTTGGGCTATATCTACTATTGAGCGATTGTTTAATATCAAGGTAATTATTATGTCCGAAATGGCATATAATGATGGCGCTATGCATAGTGTATTGAATTGCGGAGAAATAAACAAGCAAATCCAAGACCGCGGGGTTTTTAACCCAGATCACTATATTATTGTTACCTATAGTGGTAATCATTACCGTCTGGTTACATACAAAAACAAGCGTATTTTTACATTCCGTGAAATACCTTATGGTATAAAAGTTCTCATTGTCAATAAATGTTTAGAACGAAACTCCGGATCGTTTTATTTAATAGAAGATTTCCGTAATTTCAAAGCCAAACAAGGTATTCATCCCGATACAGGTAATCCGAAAAAGTCCGAAGATGAACAAGACGCCGATGAACTAAACCGCGAATTATACGATGATGATACCATATTTATGTTCCACCAAAACTCCGAACTATCTGCTAAACCTGGAAAAGGTTCCGGTGAAAAAATTGCGGTAGAAAAAATCCCGCAATTTTCGGATTTAGCAAAAACGAAAGAATGGCGGCGTATGTTGGACGATACTTGGCCAGGAGTGGTTTTATCCATAGACAATCTCAAATGGATGTCCGCAGAACATTACATACAAGCCGCCAAGTTCAAAGGCGGGTTCCCGGACTTTTATAAATCGTTTTCTATAGAATCAGAGAGCGATATAGCAAAAGATGTGGATTATGCTAAAGCTGCAGGCGAAAGCGGCAAATTGAAGAAAAAATCGGAAGAGGGAGGAAAAACAAAGGAAATTGTATTACGTGCCAAACATATTCATCCCGATGAAACCTATGATGCGGAAGAAGTGCGCAAAATTGCAATCAATGCTAAGTTCTCTCAAAATGAAGATGTCAAACAAGTATTGCTGGCAACCAAAAAGGCGAAGCTCGTTCATTTCTCACGAAGCTCGGTAGGAAATAGCATTGATATTCCTCTGATGGAATTGCGTCGTAAATTGGCGACTGCGAAGATATAGGTGATCAAATCTGTATGATGTCAAGAATTATACAGCGACGATTTATCATTATAGTATAATGCACAATATTTTACACATATGCCTATTTTTACAATACCGAATAATAGAATGACAATTTGATGTTTGTATAAAATTGATTAGGAAACAGATATAAAAACATTTAGTAATTACTTATTTATATTTATTATTCAAGGTTATTACACAACAATGTCTCCCGTTATTCAATCTACTATGTTATCCATTCTTCAATTTACTCCTCCAGGAACTTCGTTACCGGTTGAACTATTTCCACTAGCTATTGATGAACCCATTGTTGATGAATCCCCACAATATAAATTCGGAGTCTTAGAAATAACTACTCCAGATAAAGACGCACTACCTCATACGTGGGACGTAAAGTTTGATATAGATTGTTCAGGGTCAATGTCAGATATTTGTATGGATGGACGCAGTAAACTACAGCATATCAAACACGTCATCGCAAATATGTTGCGTCTATTTGCATCCTATAGCGACATCACATTCAATGTCAGTGTAGAAGCATTTGATGACGGATTACACCCGATATTTGATTTTGTTCGCATTACATCGGATAACGTGGAACAATATATTGCAAAGATCAACGCTATTTATCCACGAGGCCAAACAAATCTGATACTTCCACTTACACAAACGGCGAAACAAATGGCCGCTAGAATATCTGCGTTTCCTGCAAACAAACGCCTACATTTCTTGCTAACGGATGGTAACGATACGTGCCGCAATTCTTCTAAAAAAATATTAAATGTAGTAGATGTGCAATATGACACTATTGTATTTGGATTTGGCCAAGATCATGATTCTAAAACACTTATGGCAATCGGTGAAAAACCATTTTGCGAATACGCATTTATTGCAGAGCTAGAAAAAGCCGGTATTGTATACGGCGAATATATTCATAATGTGTTATACAGATGTATTGAAGGAGGTACCGTATTATTACACAATGCGGAGATTTATTGCTGGAAAACCAATACGTGGTCATCTACACTCACTATTGGAAATATTGCAAGTGGTATGAAGAAATCATATTATGTGAGAACAAAAGAGTTAGTAGAAACTGTTTGTGGAGAAATCCACGGCCGAAAATGTTTATTGGATAATGCAGATTGTGAGTTTATTAAATTAGATGATTTTGATGCGATGCCTCATTTAGTTAGTGAAGATGGAGAAGTAGACGCAAATGAGTTTAAAGATCATTCGCTTCGGTTTAAGACACTTGAATTGCTATATGAGGTTGCACATTTGAATGACGAGGACGTTGAAGACGAAGTAACTGATGAAGAAAATAAACAACAAACTAGCGCATTTCCATCTTCTTGGTTTACTCCTAAAAAGTCAGACGACAAATATTATAGTAAAGTAAATGAACTCAAGGAAAAAATATTGACACTCTATCGCACTATTCGTGATTACAAAATCGCTACATACAGAGAAACCGAAAACACCTTCTTGGCAGCATTGATGGATGACTTATATATTGCCCGCCGTAGTTTTGACCATAATAATGGACGATTATATACAATGGCTAGACAAAAGACACAGGGAACACAAAATGTCTATACTCCGACTAATATTGACTCTGTCTTTAATAATCAACAATCAATTATACCAACTTCTCTGAATATTGCGATTCAAGATGACGAAGAAATGCAACAATCGGCATCTGTGCCTATTCATCCAACGCCTTTCCCGTTACCTTTAGGAATAGGTAGGTCTGGTGGATGCAATGCAATGTTTGCAGGAGACGAATATGATATACTCAGTCACAATATTTCGTGCATAACCCAAGATAACTATTCAACCCCCCGAATGCTGGATATAATTCGTTCAACTAGCGATGTCATCGGCAATGATGATCTCGTATAATATATTTGTAGGGCTGTATCAGTATAGATATTTAGCGAATATGGGTTTTATATTATAGTGGCGTTTTCTAAAATATAATAAAAATATCTAACATAAAATGACACCCCATTATGGTAGACATTTAGACGCAGTGTATAAGATGAAGTGAGTTCTATTGGATGAAAAGTCATCCAATAGAAAATTGAAATACATTTTTTATAAATCATATATCAGCATTATTTGAATTACCATTATTATTTCGCAAACTTATTTAAACATTATTCATTAAACCTATTCATATATAGAAATCCCAACAACAATGTCAGCAACCCCATCTTCACAAATTATTTCAGAGGAGGGATATGATATTACCGAGACTATGAGTTTTACAAGTATTTATATATCAAATCTACCTGAAGATTTGATGCTCAATGGTTATAGAGTATCAAATGAAGATGAAATCACTTATTTATTTGAAATCCAGTTTCCACTTGGAAAGGTAAAGCGTGTAGATATTGCAACAAGACCGCATAGTAGCGGTGCACACGTGAGATGTGCATTTGTGCATTTCGGAGAGTGGTATCCATTTTCTGGAAGGCTCAGAATGAAGTTAGCAACTGGAGGAGAATACCGTATGTATGGTCCTACCCCATTTGCATCATTCTATAGCTCATCCAATCGTGGGTTTGAACGCTATATTACGCTGAAGATGAACCGGGCGCCTATTGCAGAAGTGTCTGCACTTGAGGCCGAGAAAATGAACATTCATCAGCTGGTTGACAACTATAAGCGTTTGGAGAAACATCTCGCTGAAAAAGACGCCAAGATTGCTGAACTGGAGCAATTTGTCAAACATTTGCAAAATCTAAGCGACAATCGGTTGCAAGTGGTTCACGACTTGGAGTTTGACTTGATGGCATCCAGATGCGCAGCGGGCGATTGGATGGATGAACCAAACGACGGCGGTCCAATGACTATGGAAGAACTCAGTACTGAATCCACTAGTGATGAACAAATGGAAGAATCTGAATCGTCTGATGAGAAGAATGAAATGCAACTTGTGAGACTAACATCAGGTAATGTATCTCAATACATTGGGTATGAAATTATGTTCAGATCTCGCAATAAAAACGTGGTTTCGCGCATTCTTGGAGTGAACAGTAGTCTTACGTCTATAAAAGTAGACCATCCAGATTTGCAAAACAACCTAACTATATCAAGAAGGATTTATGTCATTGTGCAATAATTGCCTAAATAATCCACAAAAATCTACAATAATCTACAAAAACCCATAAAAGTATAATTGCCTAAATAATCTAGAAAAACCCACAAAAATCCACAAAAAGTATAATTGCCTAAATAATCTACAAAAATCCACAAAAAGTATAATTGCCTAAATAATCTACAAAAATCCACAAAAAGTATAATTGCCTAAATAATCTACAAAAAATCTACAAAAACCCATAAAAAATAAAAAGAAACCCTTTTTTATTGTTGTTATTGCACAAAGACAAATCCATCTTTTTCTAAAATGGTATGCAAAGCTGGCGTATCTATTTCGCCTAAAGATACTTTATCTATATTTTCCAATATACGGTTATTTTCTGAATAATTAGCTACATCAAACATCTTTGCAATAGACAACAAGATAGAATAATCAGTTATATAATTCGTATTGTGTAATACCCAATTGTAGAACCCCGTATCTTCACCAGATTGATTTCCCAATTTTTTGTATTTTTCATATAATACAAAGGTTTCGCCTAAAGTTGTCTTGTTGTCGTAATTATAATCCGTTCCAGACAAAACTGCGATTTCCCTAAATGTTTGTATATCCATTTCCAAATCGGATAACATTGCCGAAAAATCATAGGCAATTACATCATGATTCACTAAACTAAAATGCCTAAATACCCTAGGACATCCATAAACAAACATATCCATATCATCGCTCATACACCCCCAAGCTTTTCCAGATAATACTAATTGAACACACAATACATCAGCTTCTCCTTCTGCCTGTTCATATTTTGCACCATATGCATTAATCAAGGCTTTTGTTGTTGCTAAATTGTCGTAGGAAATACTTGTGGATTCACGTTTCAATAAATCCAATTCTTTTCTCAATTCGTCTTTTTCATCCGAACTGTCAGTCAATGCATCATATTCCTCTTTTAGTTTATTGTATTGCTCCTCTGATGCCTTTCTATGTTGCCGTCGTTTCAATAGTAACTCCCTCTTTTCTTTCGGAGGTTTTCCATCGAAAACAAATATAGGAACAATATTATAATGCCTAAATAAAGAAATCATCAAATAGAAATGTTCGGTCAATGTATTATCTGCCATAAACTTGTACAAATATATACTTGTATCTACTGCAATAGTCTTGCCATTCAAATATGATAAATGTGTTTTCATTATGTGTTCTTTTTTGCATTTTTCCATAAGGAACTTGTTTAAATTGTGAATACCCATTTTCTTTTGAACTAGTAATAATGTGGTTTGTATAGTTTAGAACATAATTTGTTTCTAAGTTTTTATTCAATTTTATACTATTTATTATCCTTCTTCAATATATAATGAAACCGATTACAAGTGATTTAAAAACATTCATAGATAAGAATTGTAAAACACCATATAACGAAATTGAACAAACGTTTGGGATTTCTTCTTCCCAATCTAGTATATTTCAAAACATACATGAAATGATACGCGATGCTCATATAGAATGGTTCAACTCCTCTCAAATGGTTAATGAAATAGAACCAATACCACAAGGGCACTTATACAATGACATACCGGAGAACTTCAAAATAATTATTGGAACTACTCTCAGTCAGCAAAAAACATTCCAAATGAATATTGGCGGCCGGGACATTTTCGTAGCATTTTATGCCGATGCTAATAAATCCCATTCTTCCAAAAAATGGACCGAATATTTGAAGAAAATATACATATGGCTAAAGATTATATCGCAATTTGCAAGCACCTCGTGTGTGAAAACCCTGTATATATATATTTATTTAACCCACGAAAAAAAACAGTTACCAGCCGATCCATCCACTGCATTGGGACGAAATCACGCAAATACTGCATTTACGACTTCTTGTACATCAAATACTGAAATACATTTGTATAGAGAAGAAGAATGGTTCAAAGTGTTTATTCACGAAACTTTTCATTCATATGGCCTAGATTTTTCAACAATGGAGAACGGACCCGCAAATGCAAAAATCCGCGAAATATTCGGGGTTTCCAGCGATGTTCGGCTATATGAAAGCTATACCGAGATTTGGGCAGAAATCATCCATATTTGTTTTTTGGTACATTTTCAAATGATCACCGCTCCTAAATGGGAGAACGTTGATAATTTTATATCCAAAATAAAAAATATTTTACTATATGAAATTACGTTCTCTTTATTGCAATGTGCTAAAGTATTAAAACATAGCGGGTTGAAATACGAAGATATTGCTAAACAAGACGCCGCATCAAAAAAAAAAGTGGCGGGGTTATACAAAGAAGAAACCCCATTGTTTTCGTATTACATAGTGAAATCCGTGCTATTGTTTTTTGCCAATGATTTTGTGGAATGGACAATGATCCATAATCGCGGTTCATTCAATTTCCAAAAAACACAACAAAATGTGGATGCTTATATACGATTTATACAAAAGCATTCTAAAAATCCTAAATACATAAAAACAATGAAAATGATGGAAGAATGCCTAAATCATTCTTCACAAAACTCGGTATTTAGAAATGAAACAGGGTTAAATACAATGCGTATGACTATACACGAAGACTGATCCAAATAATTTTATTTACAAACACGCATATAAGGAAGATATCCATAATAGAATCAGTATTACATCAAAATTACACTACGATGATGAATGATCTTAGTGTAATCGTAAACTAATAATAACGTATATTCTACGAAGACACATTAAGCTGTTTGTATTCTTTCCAACTTATGGGTTTACCTAGATTTGGTTCAACTTTTTGTGAAGCATATTCTTTATCCAAGTTTTCACCCCTACGCAATGCAGAATCAACATATAACTCCTTTAGCAATTTACCTACTAAAACTGACCCCTCGTGTTGATCCACTTGACCGTCTTCAATCAATTTCAATACTTGGAGAACTTTAGCCATAATGTCTAAATCCAATTCATCTTTCAAAACTTTGTTGAATATATCATTATAACTAGAAAAAAGAAATAGTGCTTTGTTTTGGCATAATTCCAAAAAAGCAGCTGGGTCAGTTGCCATCAATGAGCGTTCATTTCGTTTTAACAATTCTAACGTCCGTATATCATCACGAATACGAATACTATGTTTCAATTTGCGAATATTGTCCGTATTGTTTTCACAATCTGAATTATCCAGCAATTTTTTTAGATTTAGCTTATCTTCGGCGTTCATTTATATATAGTATTTAAGCGTTTTTTTATATGTTTTAACTCATATTATATAAAAATCACTAATATATATATATTCTATGTCTACTAAAGAAGATATTTCTATATTAACTGCTTCTGTACAAACTCATTTTGTAGCAATTGGTATTTTTATACTATTGTTTGGACTGTTTTATGTTTTTACATATACAGACCAACTCAAAGATATGCGAAATAAAATGGAAAAATGGAGAAAATCTATATATGGTTATAAAATAGATTATATAGACGAACCATCTAATGAGGGAAGAGTCGGAGGTACCGTAGACTCTGACCCATTTTCCGGATTACGTAGTAAGAAGGAAAATGAAGATGATGATGAAATAGATGAACATAATAATATACGGGAAGTATTATTACCTTTTTAGCAATAATATTATGGCTATTTTTTATCTATGAATTATTTATACAATGAAGCTTAGAAGTATTCATATCGTCATATTATTTGTCATATTTGCTATAACTGTTGTTGTCATTATGTTACCCCGAAATGTTATGCCCTATTCCAAAGATACATTATTTAGTCATATGTATAAATACGAAGGTATGGCAAATCTACCTAAACCATTGACTAGCGAAGAGTTTAATAATGCCGTAAAAGAACTTAACGGTAGCAACCCCAAAAATGAAGAAAAAAATGAGTTAAATAAACAACCTAAAAAAGTAGAAGGATTTGCATTACAACCGGCCCCTTTTGGAGACTCTAAAGTATTAGACAGATATAGTAGCACCCCATCTGGTCCACAATGTTTTGGCCGAAGTAGTGGATATTCCAATTCTCTTGGACCATTGTGTTTGAGCCAAGAAGATGAACGATTATTGTCTACCCGTGGAGGAAATATAAGTGGAACAGATTCAACTATTGGACGCTAAATAATATTATTTGATATACAGTGTCAAATAATATTTATGAACCCTGATATATATGTCCCTATTGCAATTTTGTACTCTACAATATGACTAAACATTATATATTGATATACAATGTGTATGCCAGAATTATTCCGAAGAAGTTTTTGGCGAATAAATCAAGTATATTGTATGAAATGTTTTTCCAATAATAAGATCCCAATGCAGCAAATCCATATAATGCCCATATTTTGAAGAAAATCCAATACAAGATTTTTCCGTAAAATGACGAATATTTAGCAAACTTGTCATAAATGATTGCGAAATATGTCATAAATGGCAAAGATCCACAAATGACTGCCAATGTATTATTAAGTTCTCCTATTTCTCCTAAATATCCGAAAATCAACATCATCCAATTTAAAAAGAATATGGGTAAAAATACTCCCCAGTTTTGTTTGAAATAATCCACAAGATTACTATTTTTGACAGATGGTCTTTTAGATACATCATTTGTATGATCAGATTTTTCTAATAATGGCTCAAGATTTTCCTTTTCTTTTTCACGTTCTCCTAAATAATCCAAATATAAACAAAAAGTAAATAACATAGTAGGGGTTGTTATAGCCCAATCATAATATCTATTAGGAGTGACATTTTTTACAAAAGAAAAAATGGATGCAAACCATACATAAAATGCGCCTTCAATAAATTGAACAAATATTTCCAGTTCCAACATTTTTTTTATGATTGCAAGTTCTCCTGCTACAGGTATTAAATAAACGTATATGTCTAGAAGTCCAGTTACACCTTGGATAAACAAGGATGAATACACCGTTGTCTTTAAAATATTATTTAATTTCACTTTATCCATTATATATATAATAATAGAGTATGTGTAATAGAGTATGTGTAATAAATATCTATAAAGTATTTCCACAAATTGTACAATAGGATATTACCTTACTTCTGTCAGGATCAATATCAATCAAATCGGTAATTATATTGTGTTTGCAATTTTTGTGCAAATATTTGGTTACCCGTTTCAATATATCAAAATATTCAGGGGTTTGCATAGTAATAGGCATCATTTCCATTTGACGTTTTACCGATAACATAATAGCGGCTTCATATGTTTGCGTTCCGTCTTCAGACATAATAATATTCTTATCTTCGTTATAGGGGGTAGACATTGTATATATTATTAATTATACATACTATAATACTATATCCTACAATTTCAATTTTACATATTTTCACATTTGAAAATGCGCAATCCTATTCACGTTATAATTTTGTCAACCCGACCCGACCCCGGGACGGTAATAAATATGAACAGTATAGATCCAAAAACTATTTTTTTTGAAATATGCTTAAAGGTTACTGCATAATATATGTATCAAACAACAATCTAATTAGTCTAATGGCTGCAATTAAAAACATTGATATGGATGTACGTGGATATGTCAATGCCGAGCGGAAGTCCAACTCACCTTTAGAAGATGTATATAGCGAACAAATCGCAAATGCCCAAGAAGCTATTCGGTTGGCTAAAAAAATAAACCCCGATGTCAAAAGTAAAATTGAAATTATTAACTATATAGAAGATAATACATTGGTATGTGTCAGAGTCCGAGATATGGCAACCGGGTTTACCGGAATACATAATATGCAATCCAAAGAAATGTTCAAGTTATTCCATCATTCCTCAAGAGAAAGTACTGGATATAGCGAATATGGGATTGGTGGTAAACTGAAAAATATGCTACTGGCCAGAAAAATAACATACAAAACAAAAACAAATAGTGGTCCGAATGAAATGTCCATATGGGACGTGGATAAATCAATTGAGCAAAACTCTATTACCGATGTTATAGAATACTTTAGAGAAAACGTGGAATTTCAATTGGATGCAGATTATTATACAGGGACCGAACTTATTTGCGAAAATATTACGGAGCCATACCGAACACAAGAAGTTGCCGAAAGTATTTTAGATATTTCGTATAATCCAGACGAAGAATCATATAATCCAGGCGAATATCAATTCAAAGTGGATGGATTATACAAACGCCTATGCAAAAAATACATAAAAATGGATGAAACGTGCCCCATTTATTTTATTGTTTATAAAGATGGCGAACTCATTGCCAACAAACAAATCACTCCCAGTAGTGATTTAGCAAATTACAAAGAATCCGTGGTCCTCCATATATACGAATCAATGGCCACTAAAAAACTCCGCGTCTTATACGAAAAAGACAGTATTTGGTATGAGAGTGAGCCATCCAATGGAAAAGACGTATTCAGAAAAGACGCAAGTATTTTAAAACCCGACAAAATCGCATCCATACAGTCCAATTATATTTTCCGGTCAAACATAACGGTCTTTTGTTCCACAGATAGTCTCAATATAAATAATAAAATGGGATATGATACATATCGCATTGTAGAAGGCGGCGGAATCATTAAAACCAATCCCGAAAAATTGCGGCTAAAATGGACAAAATGGAGTAGCCATAGAACTCGCTATGCGGCATTTCGCGGTGCAATTATGTATGACCGAAATAGCGACATTTATTTGAATAGTGACAAGGCAAAAACCACGTCGGATGACCGTCCATTCCACGATCTTGTCCGATGGAATATATTACACATAACGGACAAATATTTCGCGAAAATGAAAACGGAAAATGGTTTCTATGACACGGCGTTCATCCAGCGAAACTCTTTCGTCGTTTCTCCGGAGAATCCACGAACACCTACGCTCGTTCCTCGCTCCGGCGTTCTCTCAAAACCTGTCAAACGTAGTATTGTGTCAAATGTGGATAAATCTACTGATTTGGCAACATATAGCCCACCGCCTGCCCATTTGGATGAATATGATACCAGAGAAAAGCTGGTTGAATTATTGTGCGTATTGCATAACAAACACGGCGATAAAAAGCTTGCTCATACATTTAGTCTATTGGCTAGTTCAGATAGTGCGCTAAAATGTGCTATAGAAGATATGAGGACAAAATGCTAATGACGACGGCGTCGTTTAGATTTTTTGTGGGGTTTTCTGGATTTTTTACTCTTTCGACTGCGACGTGTTTTACGGTTTCCACCAATAACATGGTTGCTTTCTGACTCAAGACTACCTGGGGGTTGACCATCAATTGGGATTGTTGACTCATCACTACCTGGGGGTTGACCATCAATTGGGATTGTTGACTCAGCACTACCTTTGGTTTCACCATCAGATGTTGCATTCATACTATATTCTGATGAGTCTTCAATAGGAGCATTATAGATAGTTTTAAGTATTTCTAGAGTCTTTATTATTTTTTTTAACCTGTTTATTTCGTTATATAATGCATCTCGTTTTTTTAAAGCTTTTTCCGAATAACCAATTGCGTGTTGCGCAAAATGGGCAAAATGGGTAAAACCTTGTTTAGGTGTATCATATACTAGGTTGTGCTGCTTTTCCGCCTCGTTCAGTTTATCCATTATCATTTTATTGATCTTGTCCAATTTACTATACAGTTCATTAAACTCACTCTGGTTTTTGTCAGTGTCTTGTTCTCTTATGGCTTGTATTTTTTTTTTAAATAAGTTATCTTTTTGTATATTGATTTTATCCCTCGTTGCAATATCCCAAGCTCTATCATATTTCCTATTAAGGTCGTGAAGGTCGTTTTTGTACATTTCTTCTTCTCGAGGGTCACTAAACATTGTTAGTTTTTCCAAACGATTTAGTATTTCATCTGGATTTAGTATTTCATCTTTGGATGGCAGCTGAGCTGGGTTTCCAAATAGCCTCCGCATGGTATTCATTTTAATAGTATATATATATATATATATTTATAGATCATCTAAATATTATTATTATAAAGAAAATGTTGTTGATTATTATTTAATGGAAGATAACCCCTAAATACCCTACGTCCATCTAAATATCCAATGCAACCACGTTTTTATCCGACCGTTGTTTGCGCCGATTTGAACGTTTTGGCAAGTTTCCGTTCTGTGCATCACGCAAAGAAGTAATACTGATCATACTATCATCTTCAGTTGCAGCTATCGGTGCGTGAATATCCACGGTCCGGGTTTTCAATCCAGCCAAAATATTATCTATATCCGTATTTTGCGGACCTCGCATCTCTGGTCTTGGAATAGGAACCGATCGCGGTGGATCAGCCACGGACGCAAAATTGCTTCCCATATCCATACTTTCTTCTCTAAACATTTCCCCCCGGCTTGCTGCTATATCCGGTCTATTGGTTGGGCGTTCGGTATATTGCATTCCGCGACCCGGTATAGGTCCCTGAGTTTTCGTCTCCACTGGTGGAGGTGGGGGTGGGCCCCGGGGACCAGAGTCTTTCATCATATTACTTGCCATAGCAAATCCAGGAGATGCTTGACTCATACTACTGACAGTTGCGTCGGTAAACATCTTCATCAACTCGGGACTCTGCTTGATAACATCATTGAAACCCGGGGTGGCCGAAGAAAGTGCCTTATTCGTGAAATTGACCACGGCAGCGGAAAATCCGAGTCGGAGTAATAGCGACAATTCGGGTGCCATCTTTCCCCCCTTGTATTTCTCGTGCAATTCAGCGAATATTTCATCATAACTATCAATATCTTCGCTGACTTGTTCGGCCCAACCGTCTAAATTGATTCCAAAAGGGTCAAATGCGGCATTGGCATATTCAATAGAATTAATACCCGTCATAAGCCACCACCCCATCAACTTCGTACTGTCTTTCTTGCGCTTGTCTTCCAATGCAGTCTCGTATTCATCTTCCACTTCTTCAAAACTAGAGTCCATAGTAAAACGTGTACTATTTTTGATTAATCCCTTTTCATACCATTCGTCCAATTTCTTAATCATTAGACGCTTCTTTCTGCGTTTTTCACGGTCAGTCATACGACTTGATGATGAATGTTCAGTCGGAATATCATTCATTTTGGAGAACCCATCCCAAGTGCTGGTATTACCCACTGTTTCTGCAGTTGCTGATCCAAGTTTAGAACTATAGCCATCTCCGCTATAGGATGATGATTGGGTGGCACCCGCACCCTGTTCCGATTTACCAAATCCAAACATATTTCCTAACCCACTCAAAACCTTATTATCACTAAACAACCCGCCGGAAGAAGTCGGTGCGCTACTTGCTCCCGACAAATCGTTCAATTCACTTTCTAATTTATCCAAATCGCCTAAATCAATATTGATATTTCCGCCAGAGTTGGAACGTTTTTTATCGTTCATCAATAATTCAATACCCGCGCCAAAATTGACAGAAGGTGGTTCTACAAAAGAAGATGGACCATCATTAAAATTGAGTGATATTGGTTCTAAATCGCTTAATCCTATATTAATTTCCTCCATAGTTATTTATGATAATCATACACTATTTATTTTTAAGTTCTCCGCATAACTAATTATATTTCCACGTTTTAAATACCAAATACCTTGTAAAAAAGAATCTGCTAAATCATCTCGTTTGGTTGTTTGTAATACACTCCCCCACTGAGTCCAATTTGGATTATTTTCTAGAAAACGGCTGCATATTGTAATACCATCTTTTTTATGTTGTTTGTATGTAGTGTTTTTCTCTGCCACGAAATCTTTTAGTTTATTGGAAGAAGAAACAAACTCTATAACAATGTCTTGACGACCTCGCATAATAAAATATTGGGCCAACATACCTTGAATGGTTTTCATACGATTTGCTATAGTGGATATCTGGTTCTCCAAAATAACGTGTGTAATAGTTCCGTCGGTTATTTCATGCATTTCGTCCAAGAGTTTGGTCATATTACGACCGATTGAAATGAGATCGGTTTCATTGGCCGTTTTCTTTTTAGGTGGTTGGAGAACCCTGAAACATTTTTCTTCGTAAAATGCTAACATTTTATCTAATAATCCTTTTTTTGTAGTTGGTATTTTTTCAGGTTCTCCTCCAGGTACGCCGTTTGGTTGGCAAAATGCGTCTAAAGTTCCGACCCCGGGGTTTTTCCTAAATATAAAATACTTTTCGTAAATGGCCAACAATTGTTCGCTTTTCATTTTTCGCAAAACCGGCGGACTATGTTCTTTATTCGGTATTTCAAACTCAGTGTGTTCGGTGGCGTGTTTTTCGCAATAATATGTTCCGTGTTTTTCATATTTAGCCTTTTTATTACATACTTTAGGAGAACTTGCTATTGCACTTTTTTTTGCAGGTTTTCCTTTCAAATTGCACGTACATAGAGGTTGTGTATTTTCAACGGCGTCCATCAAGTTCAATACATCCCATTTTTGTATAGAAGGTGGAGAACTTGCCACATCAAACAAACAAAATGCCATATTTTTTATACCAATATCAAAACTAATAAGTTTTTGCATTTTGATTATGTAGAGTAATAGTGCGTAAAAAATTGTGTTTATTAGGTTTTATAAATGAATATATATAGATGGAATTAATAGCCACCAACATACCTAGTTCTCCAGAAGAACCCACAAATGACAACACGCTGGTTGAAATATCAGATGAACAACACGATGATCAAAACCATAACATTAAAAATGTTATAGAACCATTGACAAATCCTATTTCTAAATGCAAATTACCCAACTTGGGAGAACTTCAGAAAAGAATGAATGAATATATTTCTTCAAAAATAAATGACCAAGATACTATACAAAAACTCACTGTATTACTAACATTGTCTATGGAGTTTTATAGAATATTAATGGGTTCTCTATTACTATCTTTTGTTCCACAAAAATGTGGCGATCACGTTTGTGGAATTACGGAGAACTTGCATTCTGAAGGAGCCTATTATATTATTTATATTCTCAATTTGATGACACTGATAAGTTTTTCAATGCTGTATTTAGTAGAAGTCAAACGAGAAAACCGACTGATTACTTATTTAGACGTAAATACAAGTAAACCTACCGATGCGATTAGTGTTGCAATCAATCTTCGTGCATTACCTGACATTAAAAGGGAGAACATACTCTATATAGACAAAATCTATCAACAAATTGGTTGTTGTGCTATAGCTGTCTATGTATTCAATACAATTTTAAGCGCCGTCGTTATTTATGAAAATTATTTAGACAACAAAACTATAACAGCATTTTTGACGAATGTATTGTTTATGGGAAGCAAAGTCGGTGAAGTGTATAGCATTGCAAATACGGAGAACAATATTTTCTTTTCGGCTTATTTGAAAAATAAAGTGCAATACAACGATGTTGATCCTGACAAAATAGTGGATTCCGAAATTGGTCAAAGTATTGGGAGCATTGAGGAAGTGCCCGGAGCTTATATAGGACACGACACATTTTCCGTATTACGTAGTAATGATGAAATTGAAAGTTCTCAAGATGAATATTAGACAGTAGACTCAGTCATATAGACTATAATATTCTATATGATTATACAATACATACTATTACATAAACTTGCTTCTAGCAATCAATTGATCTTGGGTAATTGCTGGTGAAACTTTACGGGCATTCAATTCTTCTTTAGAGAAATATAAATCTTTCAAATCACTTTGTTCATAGCCATAAACATTTGTTTTGTCTAAATATGACTTGTATGTATAAGGAGGGGTATAAGGAGTTTTGGGGGCTTCTGCATAACGGGCAATATATCCAATATCATTCATTGTTTCGGCCATATCCTGTCTCATTATAATATTGGCGTTATGTGTTAAATATTGTCTGTATTGCCAATTGCTGGTAACACCTGCCATTTTCACTAAGTTGTCATTTACAACCGATTCTGGCTGCCACGATGCAACAATAACCCGACCATCACTCATCATTGGTGGATAATCTTTATAAAGATTGTGTGTTTGATATCCATATATTGATTTAGGTTTATCTACAATAGTAGGATATGCAGTTGTCAATTCAACGCCATTGCTAAACATATTCAATAATATATATTCCATACATATATTATTCATTCCATATTCTATTTATAGTATTCTATTTATGGTATTCTATTTATGGTATTCTATTTTATATGGTTATTCGTCTTCTAACAACTTTAATAGTTCATTTTTTTTCATTTTACTAGGATCGCTACATAACCCTTTAGAAATAACGGTTGCTTTTAAATTACTTAAGGTCATTTTTTTATACAAATCTTTTGATGAAGCCCTTTCTATAAATGTAGTTTCAGATATTTCTTGTATATTATCTTCTATTTTTTTTACCACTATTGGCGATTCTTCTTCTATTGAATAATTGTGTTTCACATCTTGTAGTGGCAATTCATATAGTTCATCTGTTTCATCTAGATTTACAGGAGTAATATCATATTCTTCTAAGTGTGCTGATCTTTCATCCACTAGTAAGTGTGCTGATCTTTCATCCACTAGTAAGTTTATAATTTTTACACCAGACTGTGCATCATTTTCATCATCCGATACGATTATTTTATAAACATTATTTTCCGAATCGTCGTCATCATTTTCATCGTCACCTGATTCATCTTCATCATTTTCATCGTCACTTGATGCATCCTCATCATCTTCATAGTCACTTGATTCATTGTCGTCATTAGATTCTTCGTTATTACTATCATTAGAATCTTCTTTAATTGAGTAATTTATGATTGGTTCTACGTGCGGATCATTGTATTGCAAATGTTCTCCGGGAAACATTTGATTAGTATAATCAGTAGAAATATTCATATTTCCTAAATGTTCAGGACTAGCCCAAGGTGGGTGATACATCCCACCAAATTGATCTATACTTGGATGAACTAATTGCTGATGGGATTGTATATTACTCAATTGTTTTACTACTCCGTTAACAATATCAAACAATGATTCATATTTTTGTTCTAGTACAGTTACTCGCTGTTTAAAATGATATACGAGTAATGCGACTAACATAATTGTAATTCCTAAACTAATAAAAAAAAAGGTTTCTATAATGCTAAAAATACCCATTGGTTTTATAATATCTTAATAAATAATACTAATTATATAAACGTATATATAATCTAACATTTTTCTATGTCTCTATAATATAGATTACATATGAGTTCTGCTGATCCAGTTGTTTCCCCTAGTTTTACTGAAACGCTTCGCCCATCGCCAACCATTGCAACAGATAATACAGGCGGCTTTAGCAATAAAACAATTATTATTATTTTATGTGTTATTATTCTTTTACTATTACTAAATGATAATATTGTCAATATTTTTAGAAATATTTCTCTTATGACATACAACCTTATGATGAAAATACTTGCATTGTTTGGATTTGTTACAGGATCTGCTATAAATGTAACTGCAAATGTTGCCGGAAATGTAGCTAGAACAGGAGTTGATATTACAGAAGGAACACTGCATTCTGTGGGAAATATTTTGGCTGGTTCAAATGTCCAACAAGGCCAAATGCAACAACCAAACTTAGATAATACGCTAAATATTTCTACTATTGGTCAACAAAATGCCCAAATACCTAGCCCTGATAGTACAGAAAATCCCATTCAAAACCCGATTTCACAAGAAAAAAGTTCTTGGTGTTTAGTAGGCGAATACAAAGGCCGACGCGGATGTATTGAAGTATCCGAACACGACAAATGTATGTCGGGTCAAGTATATCCTTCACAGAAAATGTGTTTAAACCCTGCTTTATCTCAAAATGCCTAAATCATTGGTATAACCTATAATCCAAATATGATGCCCTTGGGTACCCCAATAAGTCTAGGTACTAATAAGTAATAGTATTATCTCGTACAATAATGCCTTCTACATCTAGTATTTTCTGGTTCACTCTTTCCATCACAAGAGTACGCTCATTGTATTCGCTCACGTTTTCGCTGTTATTTTTGCAAGAAATATATTCCAAAACATTTGGTTTAGGAATATGCCATAGTTCATTATGATCGCAAAACAATTGTTTTATGTTTTTCAAATTTGGTAGTGTTCTAAGATGATTATATTTACATTCCAATGTTTCTAAAGTATGTGGAACCATATGTATTTTTACTAACAAGTTATTATTACAATTCAATGATAACAATCCATCTGGTAAAATAAATATTTCGGTTATATTGTTTTCGGAACAATTCAGATGCATAAGAGACGGCGGCAATTCTGGCAATATTGTCAAATTATTATTACTAATATTTAGACGGACCAACATACTAAACCGTTCTAAAGACGGTATAGAATACAATCCCATTCCAGATAAATTGATTTCGCGGATGTCATATGGATAATTATCCAATATATCCAATATAGTTTGTTGATACATATTTATAATAAGGCTGTGTGTATAATAGTACTATAAGTAATACATTTTTTGTAATCAATTTTATGTAATATACTGATGATGAATTACCTATTTACCGCTTACGCAATTTAGCATTTTATATTTCCGAATCCTTGACGACGTTGTGCGATTGTATATATTCAGTGATGTAAATGCACATTATTAGTAGAAAAAATTGATTCTAAAAATTATATAAACCATAAAATCATATAGAAAAATGCCAGAGTTTATGAAAAATTATAATATAAATAGTTTGTATGTTTGTGTAATATTGTTACTATATAACACATACAAATCCAATTTTGAGTATGTAAATATTATTTTAGGTAAACTATATTTATTCAATTACACTTCTGTTATTATTATTATAAATATAATTGGATTATATTTGTTTTTGAAAAACTTATCATTTGAATTAAATGTCAAGTTTTCTGTAAAATATGAATAATCGGATTTACATCCCCTTCAAAAATGGGTTGTTTCAATTATTTGTTGATGTAAAATATTTTATGCGATTAATAACATAAAGTTTTCTATATCTTTATACCATATGGAACAATCAGAACCCGTAGAAGACTATCATCAAAAAATAGTATCAGATATAAATAATATCAAATATGTAAAATTGAACGACAATACATATTGTATAACTCATTTAGTTGAAGATTTAGAATGGTTGGCTAATACAATTCATTTTAGCAAGGCATTTTCTGATTATTTAGTGTATATGAATAAACCAAAAAATAGTGTGTTTTTAGAATGCCCTATTGACTCAATAATTACTAATAATAATGTAGATATTGTGGAAAAATCCCCGTTTTTGAAATACAAAGAGTGTGTTAAATCTAAATACAGAAACCTTGTAATTGTATTAAAACATTTATACGAAAATGCATTGGTATTGCCCGATGCTGAACGTGTAATACATACTATTAATAATGTTTTCCATATGGAAAACGATATTTATTTGAAACATCCTGATTTTATTATGGACCATTTTATTTATCATACATTCAGCCATAGTCATATTTCAGAAAATTATGAACAATTAATAAATGTTATAAAAGTATTTGAATATTTGTATTACAAAACAATGAATTATGTTGCCGAACTTGAGTTTGATGCCGAATCGTATATACAACCTACTGAATAAAGTTATTGTCCACCAACAGTAGTTATATACGTGTTTGTGTTGTCCGAATAAGCCAAGCAATTATTACTTGTATCCACTCTACTAGTTGTATTGTATATTGCAGTATATGTAATATCATTAAAATATGCGGATTCGTCATAATCTTGACTACCAGTATCTAATACTACTGTTGCCAATATATTGATATCATAAATAATATTAGGTGGTGTATATAAGAAAATATCGTTTAATTCCAAATTACCTATGAAAATATTAGCAGAAAATGGTTCTCCACCAGATTGTGTTGTATTCAAATACATTACTGATAACTTATTCGCAGTTTCAGCATTTGTAGGGTTGTTGATAGTGATTGTCTGTATGGGGGTATCATTATAATGTATTTGAAAAATGACTTGGGTAACTGTTATAGAAACCGTATTTCTAGAAAAATCTAAATCGTAGTCAGTGATCGTATTATTTGAACCGGAAACTGTTATAGAAACTGGTTCTATCAATGAAAATGTGGTATAATTATTTTTTATGCCATCGCGAATATAAATAGACATTATAGTTTTGTCGTCAATTGGTGATGTTTCCACATCTGCATAAGTAAATATATTCCACTCTCGGGTATCTGTCTGTATATACAAATTGTAAGTACGGTTATCGTTATAGTTATATAATGGTATAGATGGATCTATATATAAATATTCAATTGGCCCAGGTACATCACTTGACGATGTTGGAATTGGAAGCAATTTCTTATCGCATACTTTTCGGGTTATTACCGAATTGTTAGATCCAGATAGATGTGGATTGTTTACTAAATACGAAAATGATTGTTTTTGAGTAGTGCCATTTTGTTTTGTGTTTTGTTTATTAGCATTATATTGTAATATTTCGGCTTTTCTACGCATATCAAGTTGAAATTGTGTATATTTAGGATATGGACTAACAGGATTAAATCGTATAGGAACTTTAGTTGGAATACGTGATCGTCTCAATTGTGTAATTGCATTACAAGTTGAAACCGCAATAGGATCCTTTATAGTATTTTGATAACTATTGTTTACTACATTAACCGAACTTGTTGTATTTGTATTATTAATATATTTAACATCAATCAACATATTTGGATAGTTTGTAGTTACATACGAATATATCGGTATTTGATTCAATGGAATAGTTGTATTTGGTATCAGCATTCGCATTATCAGATTTGGACAATCGGTATTGAGTGATGCATTGCCAAAAATAGTAGTTCCAATATTAATAATATTTGTATAAACGTTTATTGAACTAAATGAAGAGCAACCAGTAAACGCATTTGATCCTATGGTATTTAATATGGATGGAAGTAATAACATTTGCATTGAATAACACTCCTGAAATGCACTTTGTCCAATAGACGTTACATTACTAGGAATAATTACATTAGACAATAGATTGCACGATTTACATAAATTATTTGGTATAATAGATACCTGACTTGGAATACTAATAGAAGTAAGAGAACTACAGTTTTCAAAAGCACCGTCTCCTATAGTCAAAATACTACCAGGAAGTGTTATGGTTTGCATATGAATACAATTTTTGAATGCACTAGACCCTATACTAGTAACTCGTTGCGGAATAACAATACTCGTTAATCCGGAGCAATCTTGGAAAGTATTATTTCCAATAGATAATATATTATTAGGAATGATGAAAGATATAAACCCATAACACCCTTGAAATACACTATTACCGATAGTTGAAATACTACTAGGAATACTGAACGTAGTCAATCTATAGCAATCTTGAAATGCATTATTTCCTATAGAAACCACATTAATTGGAATAGTAATAGAAGTAATTCTATTACATCCTTGAAATGCATATTCGCCTATAGTTTTAACATTAGGAATACTAGGAAATGTGGTTACATTATAGCACCCTTGAAACGTATTTGCACTAATATCTGTCAAACTATTTAAATCGGGTATGGAAGTTAAATTGATACAATCTTGAAATGCACCAGTTCCAATAGAAGAAATTGTACTTAAACTTGGCAATGTAAGTAATCCGAAACACCCTTGAAATGCACTCGGGCCAATAGACGTACAGTTTGATGAAATATTGAATGTTGTTAATCCTGTACAATCTTTGAATACACTCGTATTTATATTAGTAATACTATTATTTGGAATAGTAAGTGAATATATAGATGCACACCCTTGAAATGCGCTTGGTCCTATGTATGTTATCCCAGATAAACTGGGCATTGTATTCAATACGTAACACCCTTGAAATGCACTTTTACCTATAGAAGTTACAGTACCCGGTATTGAAACTGATGATAAATATGTACATCCTTGAAATAAACTTTCACTTATAGTAGATATATTACTGTTTATAGTCGCACTAGCTAATCCGATGCAATCTTGAAATGCACTTGAACCTATCGTAGTGATATTACTTGGAAGTATTATATTTATTAAACTCGTACATCCTATGAATGCATATTGCTCTATAATATTCATATGTGATAGCGATGGTAAGTTCAGCAATGAAGTGCAATTTTTGAATGCATTACTTTTTATTATAGTTATACCATTTGAAATAGTGACTGATGATAATAATATACATCCCTCAAATAAACTCGTATTTATAGCCGTTATATTACTATTTATTGTTACGTTAATTAACCCAGTACAATTTTGAAAAACACTATCCCCTATATATGTTATATTACTTGGTAATGTTATTGTAGTTAAACTTGAACATCCCTGAAATGCGTTATTTCCGATTGTAGTAACCCCAGTTAAATTTGTTAACATCCCAGAATATAACAAACTACTACATCCCTGAAATGCATATGCACCAATTGTATGTATGGTATTTGGCGCAAAAACGGACGTTAATAATGTGCATCCTTGAAATGTATTTGCACCGATTGATGTTATACTACTAGATAAATTTATTGATGACAGAGAACTACATCCGTTGAATGCACCATCTTCTATATAACTTACACTAAGTGGAACAAATATAGATACAATGCTAGTATTTCCAGAAAAATAATTTGCACGTATAGTCGCAGTAATAGATGTAGCTCTATATGTATATATTTGACCATTTGTATCATATTTGTAATATGATACATTTCCAAAACTGGTAGTGTTTCCGTAATCAGTATTCACGTTTACATCTATATAACTCACGCCGGTCATTGTAATTTTGTGTGGCAGTTTACCATTTACTTGATTATATGATTGATCTATATATTTACATATTTTTGTATTACTTATATCCAGTGAAAAAATTAATCCTTGTAATGATATATACGCATTGGTCAATGAATTACATCCGTCAAATTGATTGATACCAATATTGGATACATTATATGGTATTGTAATAGCTTTAATAGATGAACAATCTATAAACACAGCATCACCTAATGTTGTTACATTATCTGGTAATATTACTTTAGATAAATTGATACATTTTTGGAACCCATTTTTCAAAATAGATGTCACTGAAACTGGAATATTTATAGATGAAATAGAATAACAATTCTGAAATGCATTTTTACCAATAACGGTCACACCCTTTTGTATATTTACGGAAGACAAGCTATAACAATTTTTAAAGAGATTATCGGATATATCGGTAAGACCATTTGATAATATTGCGGTTTTTAATCTAGAACAATCTTGGAATGCTTGTTGTTCTACATAATTTACACTATTTGGTATTGTAATAGAATGCAAACTAGTGCACCCTTGGAAAGCATTATTATATATATACGAAAGTGAATTACTAAGATTGACATATGATAAATCAACACAGTTTACAAAAGCATAACTGTGAATTCTATATACATTCGGTAAACTTATTGATTTTAGTCCAGATCCACTGAACGAATAGTTTTGAATATCAGTTATATTTGGAGGAATAACTATATTACTCAAATCAATGCAGCCTTGAAAAGTATAATCATTTATACTAGTAAAACTCGCATTAGATGAGAGTCTAACAGCAGATAATTTTACACAATTCTCGCATATGTTATTACCAGTATTAGTTACATTATCTGGTATTATTATAGTTTTCATATTAGAGCAATTTTTAAATGCATTATCTTTTATGGTAATCACATTTGACGGAATTGCTATGCTATTTAAGTTATAACAATTTCTAAAAGCGTCTAATCCAATAAAAGAAACCACTGTTTGTTCTCCAAATATAATTGATGATAAGTCTGTGCAATTGTAAAATGTTCTATCGCCAATATAATTCACTCTATTCGGTATTATAATTGACTTTAATTTAACACAATCTTGAAATGTATGTTGCCCCAAATAATTGATTTGGCTTGGTAAGGTGATATTTTGTAAGTTACTGCATCCATAAAATGCGTAATCATTTATACCTAATAATTTTATATTTAAATTTACATTTTTCAATGCAGAACATCCTTGAAATACACCTGTATTCAAAATTAACAAACCACTTGGTATATTTATTGATGAAAGATCTGTGCAATATGAAAATGCATAATCCCCTATAACTGTAATTGCATCGGACAATGTAACATTTGTTAATTTTGTACAGTTAGTAAATGCATTTGTATCAATAATTTGAATACTTGTATTGATATTGTATGGAGTATAAAGTGTAGTTATATATGGATTATTAGAAAAATCATTTGTATCTATTCTGGTAACGAATGAATCACATTGATATGTATAATTATTACCGGAAGTGTTTATTTTGGAAAATGGTATAGTATTGAATGTTGTTTCTTGACCATAATCATAGTTATTAAATGTTACTTTAAAAAAATCCGCAGGAGTCTGATATGTAGTTTGTATAATAGGAGGATACAACTGATAATTATGTGTTAAATATGAATATATAGGTATATTAGGAAGAGGAGTATTTCGGTCGGGCGTTAACACATAAATAATAATTGATGTTAATGATGAATAGTTGGATAATATATCTGTTCCAATACTAGTAACTGATGACGGTATAGTTATAGATGTCAATGATGCGCAATCACTGAATGCATAGCTTCCTATTGATGTAAATGTAGTTGGTATATTTATGGATATAATTCCAGTACAACCTGCATACATATAATCAGTAATTACAGTGGTGCTACCTAAATCAGGTAGTGCATTAAGACTAGTGCATCCTTGAAATACTCCAGTACCTATACTAGTAACACTTGATGGAATTGTTATAGTGGTTAAACTTGTGCAATTTTGAAATGCATTATTAGTTATACTAGTAAATGTATTGTCTAAAGCCACTGATAGTAAATTGGAGTTGTTTGAAAATGTAGTATAATCAAATATGGAAATAGTAGTAATAGCTCCATACGTGTATATGGAGTGGATAATATCAATACTTTTTCTAAAAAATGTAATTGTTCCAAATGTATATAATGAGCCATAATCAATGTTGAATGTTGCATTTATATTTGTAGCGGGTTGTATAATATTATAAACTAACGAAGGATAAATAGGATGAACATATTGATATATAGGTAAGGATGTCAAATTGATATTGGTATCAATTGATATTATATTCATAACTGTCAATGGACATTTGGTAGATCCACTGCCAAATACAGTCGTTCCAATGGTGGTTATACTAGCAGGTAATGTTATAGTAGATAGATGACTACAACCGTTAAACAAATTGTCATTTAATGCTGTAATATTATAGGGTATAATTATTGATTGCAATGATGAACAATTTTGAAATGTGTAACTTCCAATAGAAATAACACTATTGGGTATAATTATTGATTGTAATGATGAACACCCATCAAATACATTATTTTCTATAGATGTAATAGTAGATGGGAGTGTTACAGATTGTAAATAGTTACAACCAAGACATAACCCATAAGGTATTGTTGTAATACTATTTGGTATGATTAAGCTTGTTAAACCAGTATATGCAAATGCGACCCACCCAAGTGATGTAACGCTATTTGGTATAGTTATATTTGTTAATGATGCGCACCCACTGAATGCACTTTGTAAAATCGTTGTCACGCTATTTGGTATAGTGATTGATGATAATGCTCTACAATTAAGGAATGTAGTAACGTTAATTGTTGTAATGCCGTTAGGAATATTAATAGATTGTAATGATGTACATCCAGTAAATGCATCACCTCCAATATATGTAACATTTGGTGGTATTACTATTGTTGTTATTAGAGACTGTATATAAAATGCTGAAATTCCTATAGAAGTAATCACATTTGGTATATTTATAGATAACATATAAGGAGTATAAATAATAATATTCCTTGGTGGTAATCTGTTAGAAAGGGACATGAAACACCAATCCGGTATAGCAGTTACAATACTATTTGCTGTATATGTATATACGCCACCGGGTTGTGTTCTCGTAAATGTAATACCTCCATTTGTTACAGTCGCACCAAGGTCCTGATTTGCAGTAAATACAATATAGTCTGACATATAATATATATATAGCAATCATTATTTACCAACAAACCATATTAGTCCTCATACCTACTTCCACTAATATATTATATAAAACAATCTAAATAATATATGCCCTATATGTATATACACGTATGTCTAAACTTTCTATTGTTTTTATGTTAATGTTGGTTTCCAACGTATTTAGCGCAAGTATTATGGACCGTTTCCACCAATGGGTAGAAACCTTCCATTTTCAATTCCGCGATGATGCCCATTTTTATGATGTGTATCGCAAGTGGGCCGCCAATGACCGATTTATTGAGGTTTCCAATGCCCAAAATCTGACCTATACTCTCGGTCACAACCAATTCTCCGGTATGGATACTCTCGACTTCCGTAAATATTTGCTCTCTTTTGAGAAGCCAGTTGTTATTACTACCAACTTTGCTGAATCTGAAATCTTGAATGTTCCTAAATCCGTTGATTGGGTAGCCGCTGGCGCAGTTACACCAGTGAAAGACCAAGGTCAGTGCGGTTCGTGCTGGAGTTTCTCTACCACTGGTGCTTTGGAGGGTGCTTATTTTGTGAAATATGGCACATTGGCTTCTTTTTCCGAGCAACAGCTCGTTGATTGCGATACCCTAACCAATGGCGGTCGCGACCATGGATGCAATGGCGGGTTGATGGATAATGCCTTTGCATGGATCAAGAAGAACGGTGGTCTATGCTCCGAGCAAGATTATCCCTACGTGTCTGGAACTACGAAAACCGCCGGAACTTGCAAGACTACTTGCCACGTAAATGGCAATAGTAAGGTCCAATCATTTGTGGATGTCAAGCCTAATTCTGATGACACTATGATGACTGCCGTTGCACAACAACCTGTTTCGGTTGCAATTGAGGCAGACCAACCAGCTTTCCAGTTATACAAATCCGGTGTTTTCACCGGGGCGTGTGGAACTACGTTGGATCACGGTGTATTAGTTGTTGGATATGGCGCTGATGGCACAGTGGATTATTACACTGTGAAGAACTCTTGGGGTCCGACTTGGGGACAATCTGGATATATCAAATTAGGCAGAGGAGCGTCGTACAACAATGGTGCTGGACAATGCGGTGTATTGATGGAAGCTAGTTATCCTGTTCTATAAATGTATTGCAAAATAAAGTAATATTATATAACTATAATACCTATAATTCATATTATGTGACATATAATATGAATTATATACATAAATCCATTTATAACTTGGAAGTATACCATAAACTTGATAAGTAAGATGCACCGTATTTAGGAGCTTTAGCTGAGTTTGAAGCTCCAACTGCAGGAGATGTGCTTGGAGACAAATTAGGTCCAGCAGAAACTATTGCATTAATTGAAAATATATTGAGGGCGCTCGCGTAATAACGAAGATTAGATAAACTACCGTTAAACCCGCCGTGGTCGCATACAAATACATCATAATAGTTTTGTTTAGGAACATTATCCAATATTTTGTGAGCACTAATTACACCATTCATATATACGTCTATATTGTTGTTTTGCAGACGAATCAATAAATGAAACCATTTCTTGAGAGGAATATTATCTATATTCATAGTTGCAGGCTCAATTTGAACTACTGTATCCAATACAATATGAATGGTGGGGTTTTGATTGTAACTTAAATATACACCTGGTCCATTATTCAATGAAGCAACTCCGTTTGTAGCATACGAATTGGTTCCCTTGTGGAAAATATGATGATACCTATCGTTATTAGTGAGTACAGTAGGACTAGAACCACTTGCTCCGGGTGTTCCAACATCATTTACAAAGAGCCATACTGACCAAGTCCATTCAATCCCACTTGGTTTATTATTTGAACGTAATAACGGAACTGAATTGTCATCTTTTGGATCTTGTTTTACCCATATAGATTTATTACCATCAATCAATCCTTGAATCAAATAGGGATTTGTATTTGACTGTGAAAAATAATTAAGTAAAAACATTCCTAAACGTAGTAATATATTAAACAAAATAACTACAAAAAGTACAAATGCAATTCTGGCAATTATGCTATTGGATTGCAAAAAATCACTGCTGGCATCTCCTAAACTTGTCGGAGATGAATACTCGCTCATTGATGACGATATTGAGTTTTTTAATCCAGAAATAGAGTCTGCTACAGATGAATATGCATTTGAAGCAGCTCCGGATACATTCTGAAAAGCGGACGGTTGTTCTTCATTCATATTCATATCTATAATGTTATATATTACTACACTAAATTATTTTATTGTAAAAGCTATTTATTTATAGTGATATGAATTATATCATTATAAAACGTGTGTATATTTGATTTATAAATATATTTATTGGTATTCATATTTAGCAATAGGTGCCTGATCTTTTGTTAATACAAAGCTGAATCCATACCCTGGTCCATAATTTGCCGAGAATCCATTTCCTGCCATATAATTGGACCATACTGTTTGAGGATCACTTGGGCTAGCATTGCGATAGAACTTTGTTAAGTATGCATCAAACCTTCCATATTGAATAGTATATGTTGTTCCCATATTTGGTAAATAAGTCAATTGTTGTGACTTGACCAATTTTCCGTCTAAATAACAATCAACAACAGACCCTTCTACACTTACTACTATGTATACCCATCGTTGAATTGGGAAATTATTAGTTATAAGAACGGTTTTAGTTGAACTGGTCGGATCAGTAGTATAAATATCAACATTCAATGTGGGACTATTACTATCTAAATATATTCTAAACTTTACAGAGTTGTCACTATTTGCTGCCTTTATGATTTCTTTAATACCAGGTGACCAATTGTTTACATATACCCACATACCGTAAGTAAATGAAGTAGATGGCGGATTTACTATACTGTCATTTGCTATTGGTGGGTTTGATTTATTCAAATCTATCAATGTTTGAGCAGAAAACCCCACGTAATAAACCAAGTATAATACAAGAACCAAAATGACGATTATCAAAATGATGAGCGCTACGTTCATAATATATATAGTATCTAGAAATATTTATGCCAAGTTTATTCAATAAAATCCACTGGCGGGTTTTTTAAATAATTCGTATTATAGAGTGTGGCAATTTGTTCTGAAGTCAATGGCTTTTTGTTATATGTAACATTACATATTGCACCTGTTACACCGCCATCGCTTCCCAATAAAACAGAATCATTTGAAGAATAATCTGGAATATTATTTGAAAAATAAAATGTTCTTTCTAAATGACCATTTACATATAAATCTACTTTTGATTCAAAATAATTAAATGAAAACAAATTCCATTTTTGATCAGGAAAACTAACTTCATAGTTTGCCTTATTTGTCGTATCTGCATTCACAGTTCCATCTTGTGTATTTGAAAAATAAAAGGTGTATATATTTCTATTTTTTAATCGTTTATTATCTGAATTATTTTTATGAGTTATTCTAGGATGATTATTATAGTTGAAAATGGTTGTTTCATTTGAATAAGCAGCATTAGATGACGGTTGTATATTCAAAAATACCCACATATTTATACAATAATTTCTCCTGTATTTTTCTTTGTTTTCCATATAAATTATTTTATCACCAAGAGGTTTGAATAAAAATTGCTCTATATTTCCTACATTTCGTTCTTTATCTAAATATACTGGTTTGTCTTGCAACATTATAGCCGTTTTTTTTATTGACTTTTTGATAATTTTAGGAATATAAAAATATCCCAATACCAATACCAATTCTATTATAAGTAATATAAATACTATATTAGGGGTTATGTGATATTGCTGCAATAAGTATTCCAATCCATCACTCAACAAACAAGGAATGTAAAACAAAAAATTGGCGAAAAACCCTTTCCATCCAGTCAATGATTTAATACGTTCGGAAAATATTTTGTATCCGATTGCTAAACCAACTGCTATAATTAATAAAACAAGTATTCGCATAAAAATACTAACAGTTGTTATTACAGATGGAGTTATATAAGACGAAAAATAAACAGCCATAGATATCAATAATAATACTATACCTCCTATTAAAAACCATACATAACTCATATTTGAAAAATTTGGAAGAGTAGAATATAATCCAAAACATATTATTATTATAGCAAATATAAATAATGCATATGAAGTAGTATTATCAGTCAATGCTTTAGGATCGTGTGTTGCGTAAAATAAAATTACTGCTAAAAAAATTGGTCCTAAAATAATCCCTATGTTATTTTTTATACAGTCAAATAAGAGTTGTAGTTTTTCAAAGTCGGTTAAGTATAATGCAGACCCTAGTTTGAATAAAATATTTTTTATGTCTTCTAGATAAATATAAATAAATATGCATAAAGGTGCTATAACAAATATTGAAATAAGTACTAAAAATGTTACATTGTCTGTTTTTAAAACTGAATCCGTACTAAAAATTTCATTTAATACTTCTTGTGGTGTTTTAAATAAAGAGTCTGTCATACTTATATAATGCGCATAAAATATTTTCAAAAACCATTTATGTACGTTACTCGTAATATTTATCTATGTTATAGATTTTCCATTGCCGTTTTTTCACCGTGACAATCTCTACACAAAGCAATCAAATTATCCACGTGATTACTTCCACCATATTCTAAACGGGTTTTATGATCTACTTCAAACCAAGCTGGCAATTGTCGGCCGCATTTACCGCAGTGCCAATTTTGACTAGCCGCTACAAACTTTTTCTTTGTCTCGCTTACTGATCGTTTTGTCCCTTTTTTACCGGATTGTGTAATGCGTTCGTATTGAGACATATGTGGGCGTATTTGTGGCATAGAAGTGACTGGGTATCCTACGTCTGGATTATTTGTAAACCCTTTTTTTGCAGTAAAATCCAAAATAGGCGATATAACCATAGACGCATTTTTGTCAACGGGTAAATATTTCAAATAGTCATTGGAAGCAGATACTATTTGTTGGGCTTTCAATGGGTTTTTGCGAAATAACCAATACAACATAAACGCACCAAATGCAATACCTGCCATCTGATAATATTTTTTCCAAGTCAATAGTTTTTTCATATATGCGCCATCAGTGTATACGTTTGCCATCAAAAAGGCCGCAATTCCAAATAAAACGATTTCAAATCTCATAATAAATAATAGTATATAATAGCAAAATATTTTTGATAAGAAACTACAAATATATGTGGATACGAAGTGCAAAATTGAGAAAAACTATGGACAGTAAAACACTGGCGAAAACTGCGAATACATTATGGAGGCATATGGATTTTATCAAACTATAATACTACTATGTACTGAGTGATCAATAATATATATAAATAGCTAATATACACATTACAATAAGAGCAAAATACAAATAATGTTTCTTTAAATTAAGCTTTTCTGCTAAATAAATTGGCTTAGGTTTATAATTTGATTCATATGCTTCTTCCGATTCTTCAAACGTAAGTTCTTCTTTCCCTAGCATTACATTTATTTTATTGTGAATGAAATATCCCCATTTTATGAACGACGCGCGATTATCTAAATAAGGTGAAACTGGATATTTATCAAGCATTTTACTAAATCTATCTCCCATCTCCGAATTAGGTAAAAACAATGGTAAGTTTTGTACAAAATCGTAATATTTACGTTTCGTCGTAGCATTTGGTACGTCTGGATAAGAATGAGTAATAGAATGTATCACAAACCAATAATGAGGTCCCCAAACTAAAGAATCAGTAAACATCGTAATATAAACTATATAGAAACATAGGATTATATTAAAATAGTTTCACCGAATATATGCATAATTATGATGTCTATTGCAATAATTGTGGGAAAAATGGCCATCAATTTTATCAATGTAAAATACCTATAACAAGTTTTGGAGTTGTGGCGTTTCGCGTAAATACTGAAAATACGAATAACTCCGGAAGATTTTTTGAAGGAGTTCGTGAAAATGAGGTAGAACGTAGTTCAAAAGAGTTTAAAAAATACGAGTTTTTGATGATACGACGTAAAGATACTTTAGGATATATTGATTTTATGAGAGGCAAATATACATTACATAATAGTCATTATATTATGAATATGATGAAACAAATGACTATAGATGAAAAAACCCGTTTACGAACCGGTAATTTTACAGAACTATGGAAAAACTTATGGGGAGACGAAGCCATTTCAAATCAATACAAATCTGAAGAAAACAGCTCTAGAGAAAAATACAATGCATTAAAAACCGGAATAATGATTAAAACTAAACTCTATACATTAGATGCATTATTGGACGAAAGTATGACATACCATCAATGGACTGAACCAGAATGGGGATTCCCAAAAGGTCGTCGGAATATGCAAGAGACAGATTATGAATGCGCTATTCGCGAGTTTTCAGAAGAAACTGGATATACTCCAAATATTTTGAAAAATATTCATAACATTATTCCATTTGAAGAGAACTTTTCTGGCTCCAATTACAAATCTTACAAACACAAGTATTATTTGATGAATATATCATATTTAGATAGTTTACATCCTACTACATTTGAAAATACCGAAGTCAGTGATATTGGATGGAAATCATTTGAAGAATGTGTTTCTTGTATAAGACCGTACAATTTAGAAAAAATACAAATGATTTCTAAAATACATACGTGTTTAACCACCAACCAGTTTTATTTTATGTAATAAAACGAATAATCATCATTAAATAAACGTTAGTTATTTCGCCTGATTTTATGTATATACTATATAGTAATAGTATATACAATGAATCCAGAAGAGCCGATTGAAAGAAAAAAGGTGCGTAAAAACCCTCGTATAAAAATAATTCAAGAAGACCCAGTGCCGGCTTTATCTCTCAAATTTGTTAATGCAGATGCATTAGATCCTAAAGACATACAAGGGGAAGTAATATCCGGTTTGCAATCACTAGTTTCTCCTACAAATATAATTCCGGCCAAAAATATTGCGCCTATTATAGTAAAACCTGGTCCAACTATTAAAATAAAAACAGTCAAAAAAACGCCTAAATTGGATGCTCCCCAGGAAATTGAACCAGTCGCGGCAGTTCCCAAAAAAACGAGAGCGCCTCGTAAAACCAAAAAAATTGCACCATTACAACCCCCAGTGTTAGACGAAGAAAGAGTCATAGAGGGTGTTGACAAGAAGGTGCCTAAACGAGGGCGTCCAAAAAAAGAGAAACAATTACCAGAAAAAATACCCCCTTTAGATGTAACCGCTATCGCAAAATCAAATATAAAAATGGAGGCGAATCCTCCTGCAAATGTAAAAGAGGAAGGCGAAGATGTAAAACATAATGCGGAATTATTGCAAAAAGAACGCGCCGAATATAATGATTATCTTGCCAATCCAAGTGATGAATATGATTTTTTATATCCGCATTTAAATGATCCCAATTTCATTGTTAAACTTTCCAAACACAAAGAGTTTTACGATACACAATACGATGGCCAAATCCATCCTATAGAGAAACAATCCGAACTCTTATGTAATACCGGGTTTGAATTGTTACCTCATCAACTGTTTGTCAAAAACTTTTTATCAATGCAAACCCCTTATAATAGTCTATTGCTATATCACGGGTTAGGATCGGGTAAAACGTGCAGTTCCATTGGTATAGCTGAAGAAATGCGTTCTTATATGAAACAACTTAATATTACAAAACGCATATTGGTGATAGCAAGTCCCAACGTTCAGGCCAATTTCCGATTGCAATTATTTGATGAAACAAAATTGGAATACTTAAAAGGACGCGGAGAAGATGACGGTATTTGGAATATCAATTCTTGCGTAGGTAATTCACTTATCAAAGAAATCAATCCAACCAATTTGAAAGGATTGAGTCGCGAAAAAGTAATATCATCCATCAAACGCATAATCAATAATTCGTATTTGTTTATGGGGTATATACAACTCACCAATTATATTTTTAATGCTATTAAAAAGAGTGCGGATATAGAGAACTTGACAAAACAACAACGGAAAAAACTCTTAATCAAGCATATACGAGAACTATTTGATAACAGATTGATTATTATTGACGAGGTCCATAATATACGCATTTCCGACGATAATCAAGAGCGGAAAAAAACCGCCCTACTTTTGATGAAAGTTGCTAAATATTCGCAAAATATGCGGCTTTTACTTCTTTCGGCAACTCCAATGTTCAATTCATATCAAGAAATCGTATGGCTAACCAATCTGATGAATATAAACGATAAACGTGCAACTATCAAAGTATCCGATGTATTTGATTCTAAAGGCCAATGGGTACCCGCTAAACAACTTGCAAATGGAACTATGACAGAAGATGGAAAAACCCTGCTTATACGCAAACTAACAGGGTATATATCCTATGTTCGCGGCGAGAACCCCTATACATTTCCCTATAGGGTATACCCATCACAATTTGCGGAAATGAAAAATGTTCTCCTAAATGAGAAATATCCATCTATTCAATTAAATGGATCACCCATTTCAGAAGAAGAAGCCATTAAATATATAGATGTATTCACCACTACATTGGACCGCAATTCAATCCAATACAAGGGTTATAAACGCATTTTAGATGAAATGAAAGCTAAGTCCAATGACCAATATACTATGACTGGTCGGTTGAGAAAAATGCCCGCATTTGAAGATATGGAATCATTTGGATATACATCGTTGCAATTATTAATAGAGGCCCTGAATATCGTATATCCGAACCCGATTTTGGAGAACCCTGCTAAAAGTTCTACGGATTTGTCAGAAGATGACGAAGAAAATGAAATATCCAGGGTTTTGGTAGGCGAATCCGGATTAAGACATACAATGAATTATATCAAAGAAACCAAAGATATGATGCAATTAAAATACAAGTTCTCCTATAAACCCGAAATAAAAGAGCGTATTTTTGCACCTAAAAACATTGGAAAATATAGCGCAAAAATAGAAGAAATATGTAATTGTATTCGGGATGGAAGAGGTATTATTATGATTTATTCGCAATATATTGACGGCGGGTTAGTTCCTATGGCTCTGGCTTTGGAAGAAATGGGGTTCTCCCGATATGGTTCCAGTCCAAATACTCCCAATTTATTTGCCACACCTCCTGGAGAACTAGTGGATTATAAAATGCAGAAAAAAACCAAAGACGTCCCTTTCCATCAAGCAAAATACGTTATGATTACTGGAGACAAAGCCTTTTCACATAATAATGTTGCCGATATAAAAGTATTAACCCACCCGGATAATAAAGACGGGAAAAATGTGAAAGTGATATTGCTTTCTAGGGCCGGGGCCGAAGGCCTTGATTTCAAAAATATACGGCAAGTTCATATAATGGAACCGTGGTATAATATGAACCGAATTGAGCAAATTATTGGTCGTGCAGTACGTAATTTGAGTCATTGTAAATTAGATTTCAAAAAACGCAATGTAGAAATATACTTACACGGAACGCTATTGCCAGGAGTTGATAAAGAAGAACCTGAAGAAAGTGCGGATTTATACGTGTATCGCTATGCGGAGAAAAAAGCGATACAAATCGGTCAAGTAACTCGTGTGCTAAAAACAATTGCGGTAGATTGTATTTTGAATCTTGGTCAAACCAACTTCTCTGTTCAAAAGCTTTTCAGCAACGCCGCTAATCAAAATATATCTATTAAACTTTCCAGATATGGACAAGAAATGCCTTTCCAAATTGGCGATAGACCATTTAGCGAAATGTGCGATTATATGAAAAATTGCGAGTTCGTATGTTCTCCTATGGAAACAATTACTGAACCCAGAAAAGAGAACTATAACAACACATTTGTACAAAATAATCAAGATAGGATTATAAAACGTATACGCGAATTATATCGCGAAAAAATGCCAGCAATTGAAGGCGCTATACCTTATTTGAATCACGCATATTATGAGAGAGAACATCTAATCAATGCTATTACTATAGTGAAACAATATCCAATTGAACAAATATATAGTGCACTGTCGGCACTGATAAATAATAAAAATGAGTATTTAATAGATGCATATGGGAGAACTGGCCGATTAATTGATAAATATGATGCAAATACGGATACTGCCTATTATGTATTTCAACCAATTGAAATAACCGATGAAAATGCATCTCTTTACGAACGTAGTGTACCTATTGAACACAAACGTGCCAATATAACACTGGAAATAGATAAAACAGAGCGTATGTTTGAACCAGATAAAGCTGCTAAAGCCGCACAAACAGAAGTTGCGACTGAACAAGTGGCCAAAATAGACCAACTTCCTAAATCTAAGTTCTCTGAAATTATGCGCAATTTAGACATATGTTTTGATGGAATTGAAACCGGCGACCCCAAAACATCAAAGAAAGGGGTTTTACATACGACCGCGCTAAAAAAAGGAGAATATGATTGGTATGAACACGCCGGAATGATATATCATTATTCTAAACCGGAGAACCCGTATATAGAAACTCAAAAAACTAAGGGAGAAGGCAAGGGTAGAGCGAAAAAAGTAGAAGCCGAAATCATTGCGCACGACCTTCCTATACAACAAATTAGAACCGTTTTTGGCCTAACAAATGAACTCTTTGAGAAATACATCATATTACATTTTATGGAATCACTATTGTATAGTGATAAATTGGATGTTGTACGCCACTTTTATAGCCTAAATAATGTGCCAAGTTCTCCCAGAGAACAAATCGTATATGAATATTTAGAAACTAAAATAGTAAAATCCGGGGAAGAAACTGGATTTGTCACTATAAAAGACGATACACTTATATTGATTATGCTAAATAGGGAAACTGGAGAATGGACCGAAGCAGACCAAGAAGATTATACACTAATGGCAGGAGAACTTCGCAAGTTTCAGTTAGACCGAACACCCCAAAATATGTATTCCTTAATTGGATTTATAACTCCATTTGTATCCAAGAAAACCAACGAACGCGAAATGGTTTTCAAAGTGAAAGATATGACAGAAAAGCGCAATAATATTGGCGCAAGAATTGACGATGCAGGAAAAGACAAAGTCATCAAATTGCTAAATACATTGGTAGGATCACCTTTAGATAACCCAACGTATACCGATAAAAATACCGAGTTTGTCAATCAATTGGGGATATGTATTGTTATAGAATTACTAATGCGATTATTCAGTGACCAACGCCTAAATAATAAGTATTATTATTTATCTCCCGAACAAGCAATTTTAAGTGAAGTTATAAAAAAATCATTTTCCTCAGTATAACTACGTAAAATGGGCGACGAACCTCCGTTCTATGAACTCCAGTTCGCCTTACATTTTCATCCTAAATCTATATAACTTCCCTGTAAATCCATCCAAACATATATTGCTAAACAAAGATTTTTCACATATGTTCAGAAGTTTCACGAAGGAAAATAGAAAATTGAATAACATATATTTTTTATAAGAATGACATAAATATATCTGTATTATATATTACAATGGCTGAAAAGAAACCTCAATCCGAGCAAAAGTTATATGGTGTCTATATAAGGTCATTATTGAATACTAAAGTAGTGTTAGCTATTAGCGAAATAGGACAAAATATACGGCAAAATCTAGAGAAAAAAATTGCTGCAAAAGTGGAAGGTAAATGTGGTATAGAAGGGTTCATTCAACCTAAATCAGTAAACGTAAAAACATATTCCAACGGTCTTGTAAATACTGGACTTGTTGAGTTCCAAGTAGTGTTTGAATGTATGATTTGCAGGCCAGTGGAAGGAATGCTTATTGAATGTGTTGCAAAAACAATTACAAAAGCAGGTATTCACGCCGAAGTGGTTGGAAAACACGGAGAAGTCCCTATAACTGCACATATTGCGCGCGACCATAACTATAATGATATACGGTTCAACGATGTAAAAGAAAAAGATGTTATACGTGTAAGGGTAATTGGAGTCAGGTTTGAGCTAAATGATCCTTGTATTGATATTATTGGAAAAGTAGTAGAAAAACGCGATAGTCCTCAACAAAAACGACCAATAAAAATTGGTGGTGCATATTTAGAAGAGCCATCCGCCATAGAAGATTTGAATGATGGTGGTGGGTATGAGTCAAGCGATGATGAAGGATTGGTTTAGAACCCCCTATAAATATTTAGTTCTAAATGATATAGAATTATGTACTAATTTAATTTATTATAAATGACAATGGCCACATTGGAAGAATTAAAATCTAAAATTGAGAATCTAAATAAGCAGCATCATATAGAAGTGTTGAAAATACTCAAAAAAAATAATGGCGTTACGTTAAATGAAAACAAAAGCGGTGTATATGTGAATCTATCTCTTTTACCTGAACAATCTATAACCGATATTTTTAATTATGTTAAATATATTGAAGAACAAGAAGCCGCGCTTTCTTCACTTGAAACTCAGAAACTAGATTTTAAAAATACATTTTTCAATGAAAAAGAATCTAAAGAATAAATACTATATAGTATATACATCTCTTATTGTACCTCCTAAATCACAATCAATAACATAATGTCGTCTGTTGTATATCAAACTTTTTATCCATATAACAAGTTTGATGATATCAAAACCATATCCAATTTGAATAAATTGATGTTAACAAAAGAAGTATTGGGGAAATTGTTTCCGAATGAATATAACAATCCTATTACTATGAATTGCCTAAATGAAACTTCCGTAAAATCATATCCGGCTCAACGCAAACTTTCTCAATTCATTGTTCCAGACAAGATGGATACATTATTTTGGTGCATTTATATTTCCTATTATGGAGAAGAAAAGTATTTAGCAATAGGAAATAAATATGGCAATGCCGAAATTGCTGAAAAACAGAAAATTATGGAAGCTTTAAAATCAAACAAAAATGCGCTAAAGAATCTCAACCGAAAAATAACTATTGGTCTATATCAAGAAATTATGTCGGATTTAATGACCAATGCGAAAACTTCGTTGTTATCATTAGTCGCGCTTTCGGTATATTACAAGAAAAACATAATATTGCTAAATAGTATAAACAAAACATTTTTAGAATATAGGTACGATGATAGTTCTATTGCAAATAATAATACAGAATCGGGAGAACTTGGCTCTTGGTTGATACTAAAATACACTGAAAACAAAAAATATGGATTCTATATAGAAGAACGGGAGTATATATCTGATATACTTGCAGAATACATCTATATCCAGTGGCCAGATAAACCATTGAAGGGTATATCTACGTACAAAATAGGAGAACTTTGCGAAATTGCGTCTAAAATACCAGAATTGAATAAAGAAACCAAATTGCGTAAACCTGATTTATATGGAAAAATATGGAACCATTTATTATGGATATAATAAACATAATAAACATAATAAACATAATAACTATAATCAAACTGACCAACAAATATAACTGTCACGACACCAATCATAGTGATATATTCATATGACTATGTATAGTAAACTTGAAAATGAATTATACAAAATTGAAAGAAACATATAGAAATAATATGTAAAAATACTATATAACATTTTATTATGCAAGCATTACTCAAATATAAGAAGAAAATTGCCGAAAAGGCTATCGCTAAAGAAGCCGTTGATGTAAAGCCCAAGGAAATAGAACCCGGCGAAATTGACGAGACATCTATAGAAAGGGAACGGGCTATGGCCGAAGCTCAGGCTATAGCTAGTGCTGAAGCGAAAGTGAACTCGGTAGATAGCACAAAAGCATTTGAAGAAATGGTTTCCTTTTATTTAGCAAGTAATCCGGTTTCATCCGTTGGAGGAAAAATCAATGAGCTGGAAATTGCGTTTGGAACAAATCCGAAAAAAAGTCGTCCTATAACAAAAATTGACTATGATAATATTGTCAGGCAGTTCAAAGCGGCAGGATTTGTTACAAAAGATCCAGAAGGACTCTATATGTTGCGTATGAATAATGAATATTACGATGTTCGTACTAAAAAAAATAAAACTTCCAATATTCGTGCCGAGCTCATTGGCATTGATCTGATTCAAGAGTATTGCAAAACTAATAATCTACAAAAAGTCATAGACAGGCCTAATATGATATTTTCAGCAAATAGCAAAATTAAGTTCACACAGAAAACTCTAGCTCAAAAAAAAGAAAATGAAACTCTGTATCCGGTAGATTTTGAAGATTTCAATTTCAGATGCTCCTTTAAAAAAGAACAAGATTATTCTAAAGATTCCAATATTGGTAAAAGTATTATCCGAGAATGGACAAATCAGAAAAAGATATTTCGCTATATGAATCGTGTGCGATTTGAACATACAGAATTACCTTTCTTCCTAGATATAAGTATTATTAAATCATCTAAAAAAACGGGGAAAGTCCCTATTCCACAATACACTATTCAAGATGCAGGTGTATTTGAAAATCCAGAAACATATGAGGTTGAATTAGAGTTGGATAATACAAAAGTAGGAATCGGAACGAATTATGACACTGTGCCTAAATTGTTGGAAGCATTGCGAAAAGGTATTCGTATTGTACTAAGTGGGATACAAGGTACGAACTATCCTATTTCTTATTCGGAAAAAGACAAAGTACTCTTTGAATATATGAAATTATTACACGGACCCGATTTTGAAATGCGCCGTATAAAATCAAACGATTTCTGCGGACCTTCGTCCGTTACTTTACAAATGAAAAATCTTGTGGATAATATTGATCGGTCCGTACCAAACATTTTGCAAAATTATTGCGTAACTGACAAAGCCGATGGCAACCGCAGCTTGCTCTATGTTGCGGATAATGGCCGCATATATCTCATTGATGGAAATATGAATGTATTATTTACTGGATCATATACTGAAGAAAAAACGGTTTTAAATACATTATTAGACGGAGAACATATTAAATATAACAAAAAAGGCGATTATATCAATTTATTCGCAGCATTTGATATTTATTATTTGCAAGGTAAAAGTGTACGTGAATATCCATTTGAAGAAAGTGAAACTGATGATGATGATGATGCCCACGAACATTATCGCAGATTATTACTTATCAATGCAACTGCATTTATGAAACCAAAATCCATTGTAAAGTCTGCCAGTGGTTCTGGAAAACCTAACGAAAATTGCAATTTCCGAATAAAATGTAAACAATTCCAAGTATCCAATATAAATAATTCTATATTTAGAGCGTGTGCAACTATATTGTCCGATATTGATCAAGGAATATACGAATACAATACCGATGGTCTCATATTTACTCCGATTCATACCGGGGTGGCCAGTAATGCACCAGGTATTGCAGGGAGTCTCAACAAGCCGCTGTGGGAACAGTCATTTAAATGGAAACCGGCTGAGTTTAATACCATAGATTTCTTGGTTAGAGTGAAAAGAGACAAAAATGGCCAAGATGAAGTCCATAATATTTTCAAACAGGGCAAGAACTTTAGCAATCGTGACGCAGTAAGACAATACAAAACATTGATTTTATGTTGCGGATTTGATAAAGAAAAGCATAGGTTTATCAATCCATTTGAATCAATGATAACCGATAATTTACCCAATGTGAAATATGACAATGAGGAAAAATACAGTCCAGTTCCATTCCGTCCAACCAATCCATATGACGAAGACGCGTGTTATTGCAATGTGGAATTGAAAATGGGAGAAATGTATACGGAAGAAAATGAAGTATTTGGAGAACATATGATTGTAGAGTTCCGATATGACATTAATCTGTCGGGTCCTTGGAAATGGGTTCCGCTACGTGTTCGGTATGACAAAACTGCCGAGTTGCGCAATGGTTCTCCCAATTACGGAAATGCATATCACGTCGCCAACAGCAATTGGCATTCTATACACGACCCTATAACAAAAGATATGATTATGACTGGACAGGGAATCCCAGAAATAGATGAAGATAATGATGTGTATTACAATCGCGACAGCCGGGATATCAATACTGACGGTCTACGGGATTTCCACAATCTCTATGTGAAAAAGAAGCTTATATTAGGTGTGTCTCAGAGAAAACAAACACTCATTGATTATGCGGTAGGTAAAGCCGGCGATTTGCCTAAATGGGCTAGGGCCCACTTAGGATTCGTTTTTGGCATTGATAAATCCAATTCCAATATATTTGATCCTCTAGATGGTGCGTGTGTACGATATATAAAATCCGCTAAAGAATATACTAAAGACTTCCCAAAAGCCATCTTTCTTCAAGGTAATAGTGGAAACAATATACGATCAGGTAAGGCATTTGAAACCGAAAAAGAAAAACAGATAGCTAGGGCTATATTCGGAAATGGACCAAAAGACCGCCAAGTTCTCAAAGAAGCCGTGTATAAACAATATGGGGTTGCACAAGAAGGGTTCAATATATCGTCTTGTCAATTTGCTCTCCATTATTTCTTCGAAAATAACGTTGTATTCCACGAGTTCCTTCGCAATTTAGCCGAATGCACCGCAATGGGTGGATATTTCATTGGAACGTGTTATGATGGCAAAACCGTATTCAAACGATTGCAACAGAAAATCAAAGGCGAAGGCATTGCTATAATGAAACACGACCGTAAAGTATATGAAATCACGAAAATGTATGATGAAACAGGATTTCCAGATGATGAGACCAGTCTAAGTTATATGATACACGTATATCAAGATTCCATAAACAAAACTTTCCCAGAATACTTGGTCAATTTTGATTATTTAGTGCAAATGTTGAGCAACTATGGATTCGTATTAGTGAAAAAGGAAGAGGCTGTGCCAATGGGCTTGCCAAATGGAACCGGTATGTTTAGCGAATTATTTACAGAAATGGAATATGAATTGGTACAAAATCCACAAAAAGCCGCGGATTATAAAAAAGCGGCAACAATGAATGAAGATGAAAAATGGATTTCCTTTATGAACCGCTATTTTGTGTTCAAGAAAACGCACAATGTGGATGCAGAACGGATATACAAACAATTCGTTTCCAAAAAAATGTTGGGAGATTTAGCAAAACAAGCGGAAGAAGTCGAAGATGCATTGGAGCTGGCCAACGAAAAAGCAAAGGAAGAAACCAAGAAACAAAAAATCCGCAAATTGTCGTCCAAAGAAAAGGTAGTCATAGATAATTATTCGCCGGTGCTAGATTCAGCTGAAGATATGTCGCCAGAAGAAATCGCTAAAATAGCCAGTTCCGTTGCAGCAGCAGCAGTAGAACCCCCGCGTACTTTAGCAGAAGAACCTAAGCCTAAATTGGTTTTAGGGGAACAAGTTGCCATCAAAATTGCTAAACCTAAAATTGTTATAGGAGAACCTGTCAAAATTATAAAAAAAATCAAAAAAGCTGATTAAAAATATCACTAATATATATATAATGAAAACAAAGTCAAAACATCAGCTAAGGTCAAAACATACCAAAAAACACAGTAAAGCAAAGTCACAAAAAAGACATAATAAAAGACAAAGACATAACAAAACCAGAAAAGGTGGATTTATTTTTGGTTCAACTAAGCCTAAGCCTAAGCCTAAGCCAATTAGTCCATATAGACCAAGTTTTCTGAAGTCTCTTGCACTAAAAGCTAGGAATGCTTTCCGAAGTAATGAAGAAAAACAACAACAATTAGGAATAGACATAGAAAAAAACAGAAATATTGAAAAACTCGTCGAGAAAAGCGGGTTGAATGATGATGGAACAATTAAGGAGGAGGATGAGGAGGATGAGGAGGATGAAGACTATAATAATCATCGTCTAGCAGAATATGAAACTAGACAATAATAATAAAAATGACGTGTAATACATCATTTTTATCAATTCCCGGGCGTAACCAAAATACGACTACGTATTATACATTATTATCATCCCCGTCATTTAGCACATATTTATCCAAATATTTCTTCAATAAATCATCGGGTATTTCATCTTTAAAATTGGATTCAATTTCATCGGAAAGCGGTTTTCGGCCATACATTGCTAAAAAGGTTGCGACATAATCATCCATTTTTTTATACTCATACTGTACTTTTCTGGCCGCTTCTATTGCCAATTTAGACAAAGATGATTGTATTTCTATTTTTTGTTGTTCTCGCTGTTTTTCGGCAAGTTCATTTTTTCGGATTTCTTCGGCCTGTTTATAAATGTACAATTCGCGTTCTTTTTGTGCCAATTCATCTATATTACACATATTTGATTCTGAATATTCCATTGGCATTTTCAAAATATCTTTTGACCGATCATACAATGTGTCTCTAGCAGAAATAATGGTATCACATATATCCGGTTTTTTTAGAGTATCGTATTTTTTGCGCTGGTCAGACCCCAGTTTTCCAGGAAGAGTTTTCTTAAACTCTCCTAATATATCTAATGGAACTGACGGCGATGTTTCCATTAAACGGTCATATTCTTGTCTATTGTGTTTCAAAAATTGTCCACATTCCATTCTTTCTAAAGGAGATTTCGCCAATTCAATTTTAATATTGCGCGCAAACTTATCCCAAGCAATTGCTGCAACCCGATGCGATTCATTTAATTCGGAAATCTTCAAATACTGTTGAACAGTAGTTAATATGCCTATACATATATTGATAGTTCCTATCACCATTGGGGCATATTGCTGATAATCAGTTGGTAAACTGGTTTGTGCAAAAGAAGCGGTTCCTGTAACAGTTGACAAAACTATAGCAGGTATAGTAAACCAAGCGTGGCGATATGAGTATTTTTGATGAGCTCGCGTATTTAGCCATTTATAGCATTGCGCTACATCGCACCATTCAATCATAATATCCTCATTTTCCGTTGTCCATTCTAAAGATTTTGTATTTGTTGTGTTACTACCGGCATCGGTTTTTTCTTCTTCTGGTTTTTCTTCTTTAGCCATAGAGTATATGATTTATATAGACATTAATGTCCAAGATTATGGATTAAATCAATATTATTTATAATAGTGGTATGCTTGCCGCCTACTAATAATAAGCTTCGGTAATTCAGAAATGATTGTATGTCTATATATACTAATATATCTATTTACTATATCTATTTACTATGAACATTTATTATGCCATCTAATCCAAAATTGTAGGCAATATTTACAAGATCTCCGGAATCATATGGCGATATTGAAATATTTTCTTCCTTAGGAGGGGTTTGTAATACAAACACATTTTCATTATTACGCAACAATCCGAGACCCTTTTCATTTCCGGTTTTATGTGATTCTTTACAAGTTGTAGTTTCTATTGAAGATAAATCGGAGTGAACTGAACTAGCAGGAGAACTTGGGGATGATCTAACCACATCCTTTATATTACACATATTTTCTATAAATGAAGTATTTGCGGCGTTTATTATGTTTTCTGAAACATCTTTTTGAAAATTGGCCATACGTTTGGCTAGTTTTTCTAGATATCTCTTTTGTGTGGAATGAAAAAACCCAATATAACTCACATACAAATATAATTGTTCTCGTATTAATGTATTTTCGTATTCCAATGTGGTTATAAAATTGGTTATAGACATATTTATATTATTTGTATGGGAATAGTATTTTACAGTTTGTTGTTTTGAGCTATAGAATATATATAGCTCATTTATGATATTCAAAATAGTGTCGTGGATTTCGCTTATATCGGCTATAGAATATTCTTTCAATTGTTCTAAATCTTTGTAAACTGGATATTTCTTATGTTGTACAATAGTTTGTAATAAAATATTGCATTCATTGAGTTGATTTACAATAATATTATATAACTTGTAATATTCTCCATACATTCTATTGTTTAAAATAATAATGAACCGAGACAAATCTTCCATTTCTTGATGCAAAATGCGATACTGAAAATAAAATGAGTCTAAACAAAAAATGAAAATCTTTTTATTATTTTCTTTTATAAGTGCATTATGTGTTTGTTTTAGTTTTTCTAGTTCTTGATCTATTGTCTTTTGTTTTGCAAATAAATCCGTATCCATATCTATTATTTGTTTGAATGCAAGTTTTAACGCATCAACATCTAATTCGTGAACGTATGACATATTATATATCTTAAATATATTTTTCAATTTAAAGAAAAAAAAAGGCAACCCCGGGGTTGTCTTTTTCTAGTTAATTAGTTTTACAGGTTACATTTACAAAACAAATTGAAATACAATATATGGTCATACAAGGTTTATGCAATAATTTCTTTTTCCAGGGCTTCATAGTCTCTGGTCATTTCTTCGTGGTCTTCTTTGGTAAATACGCTGGGGCGCTTGATGAGCTCGTAGCAGAGAGAGCGGATGGACTGCATTTCGGCAGCAGCTTCGTCGTTGATACGCTGAAATATTTCGATCAACTTGGATGTAGCCGATTCATCCATATGAAACTGTATTTCGGGTAATATAGGTTCTTGTGATTGGCGCCAACTTTTGCGAATATCGCTTTCCAGTTCCCATTGGCATCTATCGCTGCAAAATGAATAATTTTTCCAAAAGATAAATCTAGCACAATCCGGCTTGCTTGCGTCACCGCAATTTCCACAAGTTTTTTTTTCAATTTCGCGAATATGGTGGGCGTGCAATAATTGTGAATGCATAGACATTCTTAGCCAAGCAAGGTCACTAGTGACTAGGTGTGACTCAGTGGACATATTGTGAATATTTTCATATTCTTTGACTTGAGTTACCATTTCCGGCTCAGGCTCGGGGTCCTTTGTTGCAGATGCGCGCTCGCTTCTAGGAAGAAATGCCTTGACTTCCCAATAATTTTTCTTGTCATAGAACACTTTAGACGACCCTTTGTCCAATATGTCTTCACATAAGTCTGTCGCCTCTTTGGTATCGTAGAGAACAATATCAATGAATGCAAAACTGTAGTGGTTGTTTTTATCATTTTTGCGACGGTGCATATCAATATTTTTTACTTTACCTATTTGTTTGGCAGCAAATGCGTCACGTATATGAGATATAGTGACATTGCCGAGAATGCGGGGAATAAAAGCTTTCGTAATAGTAGCGGGCATTGTTTGAATATTTAGCGGATATAGTTTTGAACGTCTTTGAAATAGTGTATTTGTAATCAAGTTGTTTGATAATATGATATACACTAAATATAAAAAAGTATTTCAATTTTGTGTAAATCGCAATATGATTTACACAAATCATACAAGTCGTGTTATGCAATTTTTAGCATACAAAAACTGGATCGCACTATTATAAAAAATATTGATTTGCTTTTTTAAGCAGTCGTATTTTTGCATTTTTACCAGTAACGTGATTGGCGTGAAAAAAATATGTATTTTCAAGAGTACCTATATCATTATTTAGCCAATAACCATTTGTATATTCATCAACGTTATATGTAAAAAGTTTAGTAGGTTTATAATGAGTTATATCAGTTATTCCACTATCTTGGAAATGTTGACACAAACACGCTTGATCATTTTTATCCGGATATTTATTTTGATATTCTATAATTGTATTCAAAAGCATTTGTGTTTCAGGCGAATCTCGGATTGTTGTATTTCCAGTGCAAGTCCACGTATTATGTAATATATCGGGAAGCAACTTAGTCGGTGAATGCATTCCGCAGTCATATTGAAATACAATATCATAATTTTCATATTTCATATAATGTGATATATCAGGTTCTTTTATACATACTACATCACAATCTATGAAATGTATAAAACTATATTTACTAAGAGCATACTTTAAAATGCACATTTTTGTATGGGTTATTAGATTATATTGCATCGTTCCATAATCTTCAAAGTTTTTAGAAACCTTTGTATTTAGTATAAGTTCAAAGGTTACATTTATATTCGGCAAATGCAATTGCGAAATATTGTTGTATATATCTTCATCTAAGCAATAAAAATGTATTTTATGATTTTTGATAGTATTATTCAAATTAATGAGCATATTTTTTGCTAAATCAAAATAGCCATTATTACTGTATGAAATTATTACTGGATAATTCATAATATATAATATATTATTTATTTATTATATCATTATAAACGTATTCATTATTTATATTTATGCGTAATACAATATAAAAATATACATAAATAATAATATATACTCATTATGCCATCAAAATCTAAGAAAAATGCAAAACCTAAGAACAATGCAAGTTCTTCAGTCCCCCCTGAAACATTAAAAGTTCCAGCCGATTTCGCAAACATATTGGTAGACTTTACCCGAGATTTATCTATAACTTTTCCAGAATACAAACATTTGTGGGAAAAATGGACAACATTAGAAATGCCAGAATCGGAGGTTAAAAACGTTTTTGAATACTGTATTACTGTTTTGCCTGAAAGATTTTTTGATATTTTGTATCAAAATGACGACATTTTCAAATCCGAAAGCACTACCAATACTATTTTTCTACCCGGGGTTGATTTTAAATTGCTATACAATTGTGATAATGTGAGTGAGAAAACTCATCAGTCTATATGGAAATATTTACAGGTATTGCTATTATCGGCAATAAGTGCAGTAAAAGACAAAACCAATTTTGGCGATGCAATGAATATGTTTGATGGTGTATCTGAAGACGATTTGCAAGAAAAACTGAAGGAAACTATGGAGAGTTTGAACTCATTTTTCAAAGCATCGGGTATAGATAGTGATGACGACGACGAAGCTCCTGAAGGTATTCCCCTAAATGGCGAAAGCGATGGACAATCTGGACCCGATTTTGAGAACTTTGCTAAATCATTCAATTTTGACAATATGTCCGGAAGTGCCGAAGATTTACACGACCATTTGAAGGGACTTTTTGATGGAAAGATTGGGTCTTTAGCAAAAGAAATGGCCGAAGAAATTGCCAAAGATTTAGGAAGTATTTTAGGAGAAGATGGTGAAAATATTACAAGCACCCAAGATTTTTTGAAAAAAATGATACGCAATCCTAAAAAGTTGATGGATCTTATGAAAACAGTAAGTGCTAAACTGAGTGATAAAATGAAGAGTGGTGATATATCTCAAGATGAATTGATGAAAGAAGCTGGTGAATGGATGGGAAAAATGAAGGGAATGGGGGGCGCCGATCAATTCGGAGAAGTCTTTAAAAATATGGCAAAAAATATGGGGGGTTTAGGAAAAAATACGAAATTGGATATGAATGCAATGACCCGTATGTTAAATAAAAATGCTACGAAGGAACGTATGGCGGCTAAATTGGAGAAAAAGAAGGAGGCTAAATTGCAAGCAACTGAAACCCCCAATAATTTTGTATTTCGTATGGAAGGTCAAGAAACACAAGAGAAGTCTGCTGCGGTAAAGCCAGATCTAGACCAAATTATGCAAGAGTTCGGGTTATCAAACGATATTATTGCAACAAATCAGCCAACCGCCGCGCCAAAAAAGAAGAAGAATAAGGGAAAAAAATAGTAGGGAAAATAAATGCCACACTAATATATAATAATGATTTCAAAATATATAGATGTTCCCATTTTCTTGGTGAGTTTAGTTGCAGGATTGTTGATTATGTATTACACAATGCCCGATTTAAGAAAGATATACGTATATCCTACACCAGAAAATGTGGATTTATTGCAATATAAAGACAAAGCCGGCAATTGTTTTTCCTATAAAGAAAATGAAGTCCCTTGCCCAAAAAATCCGAGTAAAATTGCGAAAATCCCGGTGCAGGCATAGACACATTTAGAGATATATATAAATATTACAATTATATATATGAAACATTCACGGAAAAACCGAGGAAAAAAAACATTAAAACTCAATAAACGTTCTATAAACAAACGGGCTGGTGCTATTGTAAAAGCTTTAGAAAGTAGTGTTGAAGGAGTCATTAACCTAGTTGGTAATACGGTTGAAGTTGGAAATACAGCGTTAAAGACGACAAACTCGATAGTTGGGTTACCTGGAAAAGTAGTAGATGCTACTGGTAAAATAGTGGATGCTACTGGTAATACCGGGGCAATTGTGGTTGATACTGTTGGAGAAGTAACAAAGGCTACTGGTGATACAGGTGTTGAGGGACTTAAAACTTCGAGTAAACTACTGAGGGCAACTGGAGAAGTCTTTGAAGTTTCTGGAGAAGCGGCAAGCAAAAATTTAGAAGAAGGCGCAAAACTAACAGCCGAGGGATTGTCTCAATCGCGTAATGTAGTATCTCGTGTTGGTGACGTTGGAGATACTGCATTGGTAGGAACAAATCAAACTTTAGGAGGAGTTTTTTCAATGGTTCCTACTATTTTAGGAAGTATTAGTACTGCGCTAAAACAATCTACTGATTTAGTAGCACATACTGGTTCTGAAATTGTAATTACTACCAAAGATATTATATCACTCCCCGTTGCTATTATTCGGTTTCCAATTCTTGCTCTCAAAAAAGTATTTGATACATTGAATGCTAAATTGACTACTACCACAAATCCACAAGAAATACAAGCAATCAAAGAAGACCAATCCAAAATTATTGCTGAAATAGCTAAAACTGAAAAAAAAGCTGAAGAAACCGAAAAACAATTAATAGAAAATCCGGAAACATCTACTATTAAACCGGATGAACCGTCTAAAATAACCAATGATTTAGCTGTTAGCACTGGTACAGTAGTGAATGATTTGGATGGTGAATTACAAACCGACGATGGAAAAGCTGCTTTGAATGAACTTGCAATTGTTGCAGACAAACTAGAACAAAAGCGTGATGAACTTGAAACCCGTGAAGCACAATTAGAACAAATTAAACAAGGTGGAAAACGCACTAGAAAAAATCGCAAAAATAGCACACGCAATAAATCAAAGAAATAAATCAAAAATACATACGTTTCTACAACATTTTTATATAGTTTTTTAGCAACATACTATATAAAAATGCATATCCAAAGATTGCTAAATAGTCCAATGGGTAAAGTTGCCCTCTCTATTATTTTAGGATTTGGTTTAGCAACATTATTCCGCAAAGTATGCACGGATAAAAATTGTATTGTATTCAATGGCCCTGTTATTTCTGAAGAAGACATATACAAACACGACGAAAAATGCTTGCAATACACTATGGAATCTACTTCGTGCGACAATGCTAAAAAGACAATTGATATAGAAAAACGCGACGATATTAAACCCAAAAAAACATTTTTTGGGATTTTGTGAAGTAATCCACACGCGAAACTGAATGAGTACGAGGAAACTCAAGAGAACGATAGAGTTTATCGGATTTTGTAATACACATAGATGAATTATTAGTATAATTCATCTATAATTCGTTAAACAATAATAGATTTAGCCACAATCTAATATATAGATTTTATGGCAGATAAACCATCTACTACACGAATCGCCGATTTACCGGAAAATATAACTATGCAAATGGGTGGGCCTATGCAAATGGGCGGACCGGTTCAACACCCCCCTCAGCAATATATACAGCAACCAATAAATACCCGCCAACCATTGGATATGGCAGGTGCGGAAAATAGTTTGACATATACACAAATGAATGTTCATCCGAATCCATATGGCAATCCGGTGCACCCGGGTACAATGCCTTTACCTCAACAACCTCAAACTGGATATTTACAGCAATCCCAGCAAGAAATCCCGCAATATAGATTACCATCTCGTGATATACCTCGGAATACCGATGGATATATGCAAGATATAGAAACCACCGTGAATTATATTCCGGCACCAAAACTAACATCAGACTATATACGAGATTTTCAAGAAAATGAAGAAATATCTATAAAAACACACAAAGAAAAGAGACATAGAGAACGTCTGATGGATACATTGTTAACAGAAATACAAATCCCCATTTTTATTGGCATTTTATTTTTCGTATTTCAAATGCCACTAATAGATGCATTAATTTTCAAAAAGTTCTCCTTTATGCGTATTTATAACGAAGATGGCAATTTCAATTTCTATGGTCTTTTTATCAAAAGTATTATGTTTGGATTTAGCTATAGTATATTAACGCGATCGTTGGAGTTTTTAAGTTCTCTATAACTGTTTATTTAGGAAAACTTTGTAAATGATTTTCTAAAGAGTTTGCTAAACTTGTTTGTAGATGATCTAGTTTTCGTTTTATTGGATTTTGCACGTTTTTTCTGAGTTTTACTGCTTTTATCCTTTTGTTTGTCTTGTTTTTCTTTATTCAACGCCGGACTATATTTTAGAAACCACATATCATATTCACGCGTTCCGCGCTGGTCAGATAATTTTTTATACATTTCGGTTTTTAAAGCACGAATTGTTTCCAAAGTCTCTTGTTTTCCATAACAATTCATAGTAAATCGTTTTAATAATCCGGTTTGACGTAAGCGATTCTTCTCTTCTACTTCAAACAGAAATTGTGCCATACACAAAATACGATCTTTGTTGAAATAAGGCTTATCAGTATAAATAAATGCCAAATAAAAACTCAAAATCGTATCTATAGTCGCCACATTGATTTCTTTTTCACCAACTCTTATAGTGTTATAACTATGACACGCAATGGGTTTGAAAATAAATGCTATAGTGTCTCTACCTACTAAAACTTCCACTCGTTCTGGTATAAGTTCTCCAATTGCCGGATGATGAAGTGTTTTTGTGTCTTTGAAACCGGAATCGTTTAATCGTTCCGTCAAAATAAGTGCAGTAGTTTCTGGATCTTCAGATAGAACGTCAAAATCAGGAATACTTTGTATGTATTTGCGTTTTTTATTGTTTATATACTGAGAATATAATACACTCCCATATCCTCCGAAAAAAATGACACCCTGTTCAATCAATGCATCCCGAGTCAAAAAATACAGGTGTTCATTATTCGGGGATTTTTCGTCCATTTCTCTTTGAAAATCAATCGTATTGCACTCTGTATCTGGTTTCAAAGGATAGTGTTTATTTAGTAGCGTGAGACGTTTAAATACTTTTTCCCATCTAGAAACATCACCTTGCGGTCTAGATAATTCTAAATACATACTCATCCGTAAATAGTTTGGAGGAGCATATCGTATTCCTGCACGAACAATTACTTCCTTTTGAAGAGCCTTGTATATTTCATCTTCTAAATATGTTATATCAGCAACGGGAATAAAATTGACAAATACTTTGAATGTACCGTGATGCACCCCTGCCTTTGCTTCTACTTCCTTATATCCTGTTGCATAATAAATATCTGCCAATTCTTTAGCGTCTTCCAATGCATTATTTGAAAAAAAGTCATAGTCAGGTATTTCAATGTCGCGATTGTAAAATTGAGCATATTTAGGTAAAATATTATTGATTGCAGTTCCTCCATAACAAATACATTTCTTGCGAACTAAAAAGTTCTCCAATATTTTGATAATAGTCTTTACATCGTCACTATTTGCTATTTTTTCCCCTAATGTAGCCTCATTTTCATCCACAGCGTGTCTCAAAATAGCCAATTCACAGTCTTGAAAAGTCATTGAATTGTCGCACTCTTGATTATTATATTTATCCCGAGTAGATACCATATATAGTAATAATGATATATTATATGTTTTACTATAGGGCAAAATTGACGAATAATCACAATATTACTGACCATTATGTATACACTTATGCAAAAGACCCTAGTTGTAATTTTTTAGTAGCAAGTTCGGTTTCCATTTTTCCTAAATAATTTATGGCATATGCCATTGGAATAATTGAGGATTTATATTGATTGAATAAATCTTCATATTGCGTCAATTTGTCATCGGATTTATAAAAAGAATACATTGTAATTTGAACGCCATAATTTACAACCATATCTATTATGCTTGGGCGTGAATATTGTTCTAATACATCCGGTATAATGATTTGTTCTTCTAAAATATTTGTTGTTTTGAAATCATCTTTTATCATAGGAGATGTTTTAACTTTGTTTTTTATTCGGCCATAATCTTGCATTTGGAATGTGCTTCCACCAGTCTCGCCATTCATTAGATTTGCTATAGTTTGACTGAAATATGCGTATTCCGGATTATATGTTTTATCTATCAAAAACATAGTTTTCTTCATTATTGCACTATTTATTTGCGTATATTTATCAATCTTCTTTGCTTTTCCATCATTATCTAAAAATCTAGAACTATTTGGAAAGTTTTTAGTTATACATTCCGAAACTGCTTTGTATACTTTTGAATATTTATCCGGAATAATGCGTAAATGAATAAATAACGGATCTTTTGGATTAGGGCATCCATCGCTTCCTTGAGAACCTATAAATGCATTTGCCGTAATAACATTGAATATTGTATCTAGAGGAACCCGATTAACACTCTCCATTTCTTTTATTTTAGGATCAGTAATATTGGCCACATACGCAAGATTGTCATTGTCAGAATAATGGATTTGTAAATCTAAAAAACGACATCCCTTAGACAATACATATTTAACCATTTTATCACTAATGGTAGAACCACTGTAAGCAGAATTATATGAGGCTTTTATGCAATATTCGCGAAGAGGTAAACCCAATCTTTTGTCATTCATATTTTCTATGGAAATACTTGGAGTACCCCCCAATAACCCACTTATTTCATCTTTTACACTCATTCCTTCGGATACAGTCGTTTTTTCTTTCATAATAATAGCTCTGTCTTTCAATAAATTATATAAAACGTGGGAAAAAATGATTAATATGACAATAATTAAAAATATTCTTAGTAATTCCATATATACTTATATTATAAAGTTATATTATAAAACTATATACAAAACTATATACAAAAGTATTCTAATAAAAACAAAATAAAATCATAGTATATACTATTTCAATCAATGGCAGGAGGATTATTTAATATTGTATCTGTTGGGAATGCCAATGTAATACTTACCGGCAATCCTACCAAAACCTTTTTCCGTTGTGTTTATTCTAAATATACTAATTTCGGATTGCAAAAGTTTCGTATTGATTATGAAGGTTTAAGAGAACTAAGACTCTCTGATTCTTCCACATTTACGTTCAAAATACCCAGATATGCCGAATTACTTATGGACACCTATTTATCTGTGTCTTTACCTGATATATGGAGCCCAATTTATCCGCCAGTTAGACCAGTATCTCCTGGAGACACTGCTGGAAGTGATAATAATAATAATGGACAATGGGCACCATATGAGTTTAAATGGATTGAAAATTTGGGGTCGGTTATGATTGAAGAAGTCACTATTACTTGTGGAAATCTAACTTTGCAAAAATATTCCGGCGAATATTTAGCTGCGCTCGTAGAGCGCGATTTCAATGCTGAAAAAAAATCATTGTATAATACTATGACTGGAAATGTACCAGAATTGAATAATCCAGCGTCTAGTTTAGGTAGAGAAGATGTATATCCGTCTGCATTTTATACTACGAACCCTGCAGGGGCAGAACCGTCTATACGTGGACGTACTCTATATATCCCAATCAATACGTGGTTTACATTAGACAGCCGTTGCGCATTTCCATTAGTATCGTTGCAATACAATGAATTGGTTATAACTGTTACAATCCGACCTATACAACAACTATTTTGCGTAAGAGATGTATTTGACGCTACCAATAATTTCCCTTACATACAGCCCGACTTTACCCGCCAAGAATTCCAAATGTATAGATATTTACAAACCCCGCCAAGTGTGAATATAGCACAATCCGATTATGGAAATAAAAACAGCACTTGGAAGTCAGATGTTCACTTAATTTCTACATATTGCTTTTTGTCTAAAGAAGAACGCGAACTATTTGCATCTCAAGAACAAATATATTTAGTAAAAGATGTATACGAATACAAGTTCAATGATGTAACTGGATCTAAAAAGGTAAAATTATTGAACTCTAATGGTATGATTTCAAACTGGATGTGGTTTTTCAGAAGAAATGATGCCTATATGCGGAATCAATGGACAAATTATACAAATTGGCCGTATAACCGTCTCCCAAAAAATATTGATATTGCACCACAAAAATCATCCTATAAATCTTGGAATGGGCAATATTATGGTCCTGCGAAAAACCCTCCTCTATATAATTCTACCGTACAAGGTTCAAATACTGGGTATTTCATTAGCGGAGACTATAGTTCCGATAACCATAAAGAAATATTAGAAACAATGGGCGTAGTATTAAATGGTGAATATAGAGAAAATATTTTGACACGTGGAGTATTTGATTATATTGAAAAGTATACGAGAACCCAAGGGTTTGCAAAAGAAGGGTTGTATTGCTATAATTTTTGTTTGAATACAAGTCCATTTGAATATCAACCTTCTGGTGCTATAAATATGAGCAAGTTTAAAACGATTGAACTAGAAATAACTACTTATACTCCATCACTTGCAACTGCCGATTTAAACAATAATATACAATATGGATTTATATGCGATACGAATGGAAATGTGATTGGTGTTCGTAAACAAAACTGGAAATTATTTGACTATACATATGATATGGTGCTCTTTGAAGAGAGATATAATGTATTGACAATTATTGGCGGTAATTGTGGAATGTTATACGCAAGATAGATGGGTTATATTTTGTTCTATATAACTATATATAGTTATATATTAAATATGTCAGAAAATACACAATCATTTAGAAAAGATGCAAAGGATAGTCCGGACCAGTTTATAAAGAGAATGGAAAGTACTATGTCTAAAAAACGTAAAAATAATTACAAAAATATTGAGGAATTGGAGAACATATATGAGTCTAAGAGTAAATCCCACGCAAGTTCTTCAACCAAAGATGGTACTGATAATAGTTTTAAGCCAGGAGATATAAAAGAAACTTTTGATGATTTGGGGAAAAGTATGGAAGATATGCTGAAATCACTTAATACTATGTCTGGCGGTAAAAAAAAGGGGGGCAAAAAAAACAAAGCAGTAAAAGAAGATACAATAGAGGGGTTTAGTAATAACGATGATGTCAATTACGAACGTATATATACACCGGAATATGAGTATGATACACAACCAACTCCAATAGATCCTAAAACATATGCAAATATGGCAAACGATGCTAAAGCCGGATTATTAAATACTACCCAATTAAAAGAATTGTTGAATACTGGGAAAATTACGCAATCTCAATATAATCAATTATTTGGATTTTACCTAGATTTTAGTGGATTTAGTTGGCAAAATATAAACACAACCCCAAAAAGTACCGAACGCTGTCCTAAATGGAATAAGAATTGTGGTGGAGATGGTCCCGAAATAATAGAATATATAAAACGATTAATATCTTATTTCAAACAATTGATTGGTCTATATTCAAAATTGCTTAGATATTTATCCACATTGTTATACAAATCTACTGACGGAAAATTGGATGGAAAACCGAGTAATAATGCGGCTGATGTATCCATTATAGTAAATGTATTGCATTTTTTCATAATGATACCTCTTTCTATTTATTTTTCCTATAATTGGTTCTATATTACTTTTTATAAAGATGAAACCGATCACCCGATCAAAATTGATTTTTCACACAAGGTGATGAGGTTATTGAAAGGATTCTTAATACGATTATTCAAATGTTTAGTTCAACCTATGATATTATTAGATGCATTTATTCGGCTAGTCATACCAAGGGCATATGACAAAATTGGAAATGCATTTAAATACCTTACAATTGGCCCATTAAAGTTTTCAATTATAGGAAAAATACTAACAAATCCGATGTTTATATTCCTTTGGCTTACATTTCTAATTCTTCAAATGACTTGTAAATATTCAGATGCACTTGCAAATATGTTATATTCGTATATGGGAGATGACAAAGTTCCCTATGAAAGTTATTTACACGGTATTATAGCATATGATTGGATTATTGGTATCGCGGCAATCGGAATAATTGGTCGTATATTCAGTTTTCTTGAAATTTATTTTAATCCAGTAATATCCTTATTTTGGTTAATTATTCTCGTTATTTTCTCGCACTTGATGATTCGTTTTGCTGGTATATTCTTTGTATTGTATTTGTATGTTATGTCTTACTTGGCTTTATCACTTTATTCGGATGGAGGTATGAGTGCCGCATTTAAAAGCATCAATTTAGCATTAGAAGCATCTATTAAAGACACCGACAATAAATGCCCTAAAGGTGAATGGGAAAAAATAATAATGCGTATATTGAATATTATTTATAAATACTTATTTGCGGTATTATATATCATTGTATTGGCATATAGCACATATTGGATTTTTACAAGTATGAAATCGCCATCTTGTAAAATTATATTGGGTTCAACATTGGTAATGTTTATAGCAATCATTGTTATGATTATTGCATTAATTTATGCAAAAAGTGGACCAAGTATTTCAATGAGTGATATAGATATATGATTTTATTCTTTATTCGGTATAATATTTGTATAAAAATATTATGTTATACTATTGGATATGCATAATGTTATTCAAGATACGACTATGAATATAAAGGGAAAAAAACATATACAATTTGATTTATCTCGTAATCAAATCTATATTATTGATAACAATAACCATATATATCCCCCATTCTCATCTGAAAATATACAATTTATTACTATATTATCATCGTTATTATTTCTTACAAATACTATTTTAGCTTATTTGAACTCATATTATTTATATGCATTATTTTTTGCGTTTTTGATATTGACATCTTTAGTTTTACGATTTAACCGATCCATATATACTTTTATTATTGATAAAATTGCTATCATAATGGTTGCATCGTATGGTTCTTACATTTTATATCAAAATATGCACAATATTACGAGAACTTATTTTGCGGCTATTATATTCACATTTATAGCTACTATTGTACTCTATTATTATGGGTATAAAAACGATTGTTTTTGTTTTGACCCAGACAAATATATTTCCGAAAATTATATGGCTCTAGTACATATTATAGGTTGTATTGGCCATAATATGATCATTTTGATATAGGAAATACTAATAATATTTCGTATAGAAAAACATATAAATATACGACATACATATATACTATTATATTCATATAATGGGAAAAAACAATAAAAAATCTAAGACACCTTTTGTCAGTATTTGTACACCCACATTCAATCGCAGACCGTTCATACCAATGATGGTGAGCTGTTTTTTAAACCAAACTTATCCAAAAGAACGAATGGAATGGATAATCGTAGATGATGGAACAGACAAAATCGGCGATATACTAAAGACTTACAAAATACCCCAAATACAATATATTGAGCTTTCTAAAAAAATTACTTTAGGAGAAAAACGTAATTTAATGCATAAACACGCAACTGGTTCAATCATTGTTTATATGGATGATGACGATTATTATCCACCAGAACGTGTATCTCACGCAGTTGAAACATTATTAGCAAATCCACAAGCTATGATTGTAGGTTCTAGTGAAATGTATATTTATTTCAAACATATCAATAAAATGTATCAAAGTGGTCCATTTGGTCCAAATCACGCAACAGCTGCAACGTTTGCATTCCGAGCAGAATTGCTAAAGGATTCAAAATATGAAAATAATGCTTCATTAGCCGAAGAAAAGTTTTTCCTGAATAACTATACAATTCCAATGGCACAATTAGACCCTTTGAAAACTATATTAGTATTTTCTCACGACCAAAATACATTTGACAAAAAAAGATTGTTAGATTTTGGAGAAAATCAGACTTTCAAAGAGTCTAATAAAACAATTCCTATGTTTATTCGTAGAAAAGAAGAAAAACCGATTTTAGATTTTTTCCTAAAAGATATTGATATGAAACTTAAAATGTATGAACCGGGAGAACCAAAAAACAAACCAGATGTATTAAAACAGCTGGATGAAATAGAGCAGGAGCGCAACAAACAAATGGGCCCGCAAAAAATAATGTTACAAAGACCCGGAGAACCCCCGACTGAATTGTCAATGGAAGATGTAGTAAAATTATTACAAAGCCAACAAGAACATATAAAACAATTAATGGAAACAATTCAAATGCAAGAAGCCAAAATACAAGAGTTGACAATACGAACGCAACCATCGGCTATTCCAGAAGTAGAACGATTTTTTACGCCTAAATCAACAAGCCCATTTGCAGTAGATTCTCCATTTCAGTCATTGCCAGTTTTACCAAAAGAAAAAAGCGACCCTGAAGTATTTGTTTCGGTGGACTAAATAATATACAATAAATATATTTGTATTATATATTATATGTATACCGAAGTACTAAGTAAAATACTTTCAGAATCATTACTCAGTCTATATCCAGTATTTGTTAAAAATATAGATTTGCCTCTTCATTTACAATTGTGGAGCAGGTTTATAACTTATATTGTTATAACCGGGTTTTTTGTTGATTGGGGATTTATTGCTAAATCATTGTTCTCCAAAAATGGATTATTACTTTCTTTTGTCACAATTATTCACGTATATACTTCATATAGGGGATTCCAATTACTAGAAAGCGGTATAGCATATTCGCTCTTTTATACTTATCCGTTGATGATTTTATTGTTTGCGGGAGAACCTATCAATGGATTGATGTTTTTAGCTATAATAGGTGTAATATTATTATCTAATGATTTTACATTTTCATCTTTATTTCTTAATAAAGAAAACGGGGGGGAAACTCTATCGCCTTCACCAAGTTCTCCTAAATCAACTATGAAAGAAGGTATTTCAGGAGAACCTGAAATACAACAACGTGATACTTTGAATAATAGTTCTATGTTTCCATATGAAGGATATGTAATGATTGCAATAGCCGCAGCCACTGAGGCCATTATTTATTTTATTGTTAGAGCTATACAAACTACAAACAACTGGAATCACTTATTTTTGTCTTATTTTGCGGGAACTTTCTTGTTCTCCTTTATCGGAATACAAGATATTGCTAAAATAACATTGACAAGCACACTTTCCATTTCTCTATTCATCAATGCTATAATAGGGTTATGTGGGTATTTGCTACGTTTTTATGCAGCAACCCGATTATCACCTTCTATATATGCGCCATTATCTTATATAGGTATTGTTATGGCCTATGTATATGGTTTTGCATTTAATGGAGAACGTGTCACCATACAAAAAACAATAGGCACGCTGTGTATTTTGGCGGCTATTTTCAATAGAAAATTGTAAATAGATTTGAAAATATTGAGAACCTGGTTGGGTAAAATAGTTTATAAAATGTCGGTTTCTTCTTCCTCTTCTTCTAATGATTCCTTTTTCACGTTTTTATCTAAATATCTATACATTCGTTTAATATCTAGTTTATTTATTCCGTACGTTTCAAAAAGTTTTTCAATTTCATTCATTTTATCATATTCATTTAAGAACTTTGATCCATAAAATAGCCGTAATTCTTGGAAAAATGAAATCATATCTTTTTTATCCATATCCAATGTCTGCGTAAGCCCAAAAATAAAAAGCGAATTATTATATTCCGTGGAATATTTAGTGAGAACTTTAGTAAATCGTATTTCGGAAGATGTATTTGGCACTATAATATGATGAAATTGATCGTGATACATTTTATTATTATGAAACGTTTTTATCATAGAACTCATTTCATTGAACTGCCATATTTGATTTTGAAATGTAATGCGATCAATATAATCCGCGAAACACATATTATCCAATATTTTCAAATAGAAGGGGAAAGAAGTCTGTGTATCTATTTTAGCTAAATGATCTACAATGTTCTCGTGCCATAGAAGGGCAACTATCGTTCGGTCAGTTTCGTTCATAGATACATTATGCTGTTCAATTGGTATATATTCATTTAACAACGTCTGGGTTATTTTTTTTGAATCTTCGTTAAATGATTTTGTATGAAATATATGGGAAATGGTTTCTTTATTGAGTATTTCGGGTTTTCGGTGATATATGTATTCAACAAAAAAGAGTTTCCGCATATCCCCTTGAATATACTTCACTATATCAGGTTTGAGAGAACTTTCTAACTGGGGTAAATGATGTTCTAATATTGTGGATATTTGGGTCGGCGTAGCCGTTTTCAATTCATAAGTATTACACACTTTCATCAATTCTTTGATTTTTTTATCCACGAAATAATTCCCAATGCAAATAATCGGATTTAGCGTCATACTTTCGGCCTTTTGTTTCTTCGTTTTTTTCTGGCGAATCAATTTGATAAGCGATGTTATACCACCTTTATCTCCATTATTCATTCCGTCTATTTCATCCATAACAATGGCTATTTTCTTGCGGGTTTTAGACATCATTTGGAGAACATTTTGATTGCTCATATTATTACTGGTTATAGTATCAATAAGTGATTTATTGCGAATATCCCCGGCGTCATATTTGATAACATCGTAATTGAGTTCATTGAGTATTTCTATAACAAAATGTGTTTTTCCACATCCAGGAGAACCATACACATAAAACCCTTTTTTATAATTAATATTTTTACAGTTCTCTTCAAAGGATAATAGATTCTTTTTCATTTCATTTGCAATAGTTTCCCTATCTAAAATGGAATTGATTGTTTGTGACATAATACTATGATGTTTGTGGTTATTTTTATGCTATTTCAAACGAATTGCATAAAATATATTCTATTATATGGTACGTAATAAACAAACTAATAATTTTATGTAAATATGTTATATGTCTAATAACCACCCGATTCAAGCGATTGCCGTTTTTGATGGAAAGAAAATCAAAGGTACTGTACTATTCACCGAAGACCTGAAAAACAATAATATTATCATTGATATAAATATACAGGGGTTGAAGAAAAATGGATTACACGGGTTCCATGTGCACGAATCCGGAGATTTGACCAGTCAATGTGAAAGTATGTGTGCCCATTTCAATCCGTTTGGAAAAACTCACGGATGTCCGGGAATGAAAAATCGTCACGTAGGCGATTTAGGCAATTTACAAACAGATGCAACTGGTATTGCTCACTATACAATGATAGATGATGTTATCAAACTCCGAGGATCAAAAGCAAATATTATTGGACGAGGACTCATTATACACGCAGATGAAGACGATTGTGGAAAGGGAACTGCACCATCCAGTTTAACGACCGGCAATTCAGGAGAGAGAATCGCGTGTGCGGTCATAGGATATTCAAAACACAATTTTACATAATAAAACTAAATAAATCTATACTATATGAACCCTATGATTATACATAAAAACCACCCGAAATATATAAATGCAGTGAGTTGAAACAAAGGATAAGCGCGTTTTCTATAATTCCATTCGTGTTGTATGTCATTTACATATACTAAATACAATAATATGGAAGGCCCAAAAACATAGTTCGGTATATGACAAGTTCTCGTATTTACAATATAGATAGACCATATTCTAACGAATGTATTTATATGAAACGTCCAGTAAGATATAATTGCGTTAGTAAATATAACCGGTATATCGCTTGCATCTGCTGGATTTGTCCCCATAATATAAGTAGGATCGTTCCATTTTTTCACTATATAAGAAATAATACATTCGTCTTTACATAAAATCCACGAAAATGGAATACTAATAAAAGTGATTGCATATATATTGTCTAAAAAAATGAAAGGGGGAAATATAAATCCATACAAGTTCTCTAAAATAATACCACCTAAATGAACAATACCTATATATGTTGTTATATGCATATGATGATTAGTAATTATAAAATTATATTTATGTGTAATCATATAAATATATTTTATGACAATGAGTATATTATGACATTTTATTACTCTTCTATGATATCTTGCATTTGTATGCGTCCGTGGAAAAAGTGTGTAAATAGGCGCACTTGCAAAAAATTGAATGATTATGTATCGTATAATATGCCATATTCAATTGGTATGGCTGAACTGGGTTATGAATATGATTTCTTGAATAATAAAAAAATAAAAAATTGTTCATATTGGAGATGGTCCAAAAAGCAATGAAGGATCATTGGTATTTTCCGGATTACGCAGTAAGAAGGAGAATGGATGAAACATTATAATATTACACATTAGTATGTTTATATAGTAAATGAGTGAATATATAGTATAATGATAGTATTATACTATATACCAAATACTATTTATTTTTTAAATGCACTAAAGTCCGCAGTAATAGGAATATAGTTGGACCCCTTATTTGACAAAGCGCCATAATATGAATAGTTATCTACCGGCGGATAACCTCGCGAAAACCCGGGGGCTCTATATCCACCGCCATAAGGAGTATTTAGACCACCATAATATGCACCGGATCCGCCGACATTATTAGGATTACTAGTTAAATCACCTATTATATCTCCAGTAGCGTTCAATGTTTTGTCAGCAACTGATACAATTCCTGAACCGGTATCTTTCAATAAATCAACAGTTCCGCTTGCACCAGCAGTCAACAAATTGGTCGCCCCGGTTGCACCAGCAGTCAACAAATTGGTCGCCCCGGTTGCCCCAGATGTCAATAGGTTTGATGTAGTATGTACAGTTTTATTTATAACATTTCCAGCAGTATCCACAGTTTTATTTATAACATTTCCAGCAGTATCTACCGTATCTGTTATAATATTACCATCTTTGTCTGTTTTGACATTCCCATTATCATTACTAGTACCATTACCGCGTTTATCAGTTGAAGCGCAATTTTGATTAGGGCACGCTGGACATACTGGCGGAACGATTTGTGTTTTCAATAAATAATTGTTGGAATATTGCGCATTTGTACCAGGCCCAGTACTATTCCAGTACCAATACCATTTATAATAATCCGATACGGCAGATGGGTCTATATTAGGACCGGGGGGAGGAGGACCCTGAGGACCCGGAGTACCCGCCTGAGGACCCGGAGTACCCGCCTGAGGACCCGCCTGAGGACCCGGAGTACCCAGAGTACCCTGAGGGCCAGGTTGTGTTCCGTAATCAGAGTCTCCGTCTCCATTGTCAGCAATAGCGCGTGATTTATTAAACCTAACCGAATTCAGAACATTAAACCTACCCGCCGCATCTTTTTGCAAAAGCAAAATAACGGTTTTGCCTGCAGAAGGAATATACACGATTTGGGTAGTATTTGTCACATTATTTGCAATCCAAGATGACGATGCTTGATCAGAAATAGGAGTGGATATAACAGAATCCGCTGGCGCATTTGAATATATAGTCGGTTTTCCACTTCTATCGTACAATACAATAGAGTTGGTTGAATTGACAATTACATTACCAGAGTTTATATCATATTTAATATCCGAACTTAATTGATATACTTGGCGTTTTGTACTATACAATGGTTCGGTAACTAATTTGCCATTTTGTACAGAATTATCAGAACTTGATGGAACAGTCAGATTAATAACATTGTTTTGGTAATATACAGCAGTCATATTCGCCGTTTTATCCGAAGGAATATAATAACTATACAAATTGAGGGGTTTGAAAGACGATGCGGATGTGGTACTTGGAGTGGCGGTTACTTGTATCCCGTGAATATACGTATCTGTACCCCACGGTACGTAGAACAATTGATATTTCGCAGTTGTAGCACAAGCACTAGTATAATAAGGAACTAATTTGTATGTAGTAGGTATACTAGCCACTTTACTTTCATCACTTTCTTGCACATTTGTGCTAGTAACTGGATGATTTTTTACAGTTCCATCTCTGATTTGAACATTAATTGCAGTTATAGATGAACCGATTAAATCTACATTTCCTCTAGTCACATTATAAGTGTTTGCATCTATATTTCCGATAAACTCGGACGAGACGACTTCTACTATATTCAGGTTTTGTCTATCTACAAACAAATTATCATATAGTTTTACAATAGAACGGCTGGAATAAGGTGGGACAACTGTTTCAGTTTGAGGAACCACATTTGTTTTGAATTGAACAAACCCCTCTTTTTCAACTGATTGTATAGGGTTTTTCAAAGTAGTTATAGCTATAACTAAAACTACCAATAACAACAAAAACAATAAAAGGGGTGTTAGTTTCATATTTATAAATACTATATATATAATAAAGACGAAAATGTGGTGAAAAATTGAAAAAAGAACCCGATTAAAGTATATAGCAATACTTATATTTATAAGATGTCTAAACTCCCCTGTCTTTCAAAAATATATGATGAAATAAACCAATATGAGATTGGTATTGATGAAGCCGGTAGAGGGCCATTATTTGGCAGATTATATGTAGCAGCAGCAGTATTGCCTAAAGATAACACATTTCAACACGAAAAAATGCGCGATTCCAAAACAATAAAATCGCGTAAAAAGATTCAAGAAATTGCACAATATATCAAAGAAAATGCTGCTGCTTGGCACATACATTACATAGAGGCTAGTGTAATAGACACGATTAATATTCGTCAGTCGGTATTGATGGCTATGCACGAATGTGCAAAACAAGTAATAATACAATTGAATACAATTACTCCATCAGACCCACATATTGCATACGAGCATAAATATATGTTATTAGTGGATGGAAACGACTTTACTCCTCATATGATATATGATGAAACTACCCAATCAATGCGGGAAGTGCAACACGAAACTATTGAAGGCGGCGATAACAAATATACTTGCATAGCAGCAGCAAGTATATTGGCAAAAAATGAAAGAGACACTTATATGGAAGAATTGTGTAATACATATCCTGTATTAAATGAACGATATGGATTGGCTAAAAATATGGGATATGGAACAAAAACACATATAGCCGGAATCACACAATATGGTATAACACAATGGCATCGGAAAACATACGGAATATGCAAAACATCGGATATAAACATTATACCAGAAGAAACATATCTTTAACCGAATCCAATTTTACAGTCATATATTTTGTTTCACAATCCATCAAACTATATCCAATCAATAAAACGTCTAAATCTTCCAAATGAACAAATCCCAATGAATATTCTACTTTTTTCTTTTCAAATGTAAACCAGGGAGTATATTTCTTTGGAACATAGGTTTCGCAGTCTAATACTACAAACATCTGGTAATAATATCTGCGGTCTTCATAACTCACAGTATGACAGAGAAACCATATTTCATTAGATATACGAACTCCGTTGCTAGACCCGCGTAAATGTTTGAATGCCCCGGGGGTGGGATGTTCATATATGGTTTCAAAAAGAACAGGGGAGTCATCACTAGTATTTTCATTGACTATTTTACCAATTGTCAATGGATACCACTTATAAATGCAGTAAATTGTATCGTCTTTATGTTCCACAATAACCCAATTTTTTTCTATAACCGAAGATCCCTGTTTTTGTAATAATACAGATTTCTCTGTGGATTTAGCAGATTTAGAAATTTGTCCGTGTTCTATGCGAATATTATTATAATTGATTCCCCGGTTAGCATTATAGAATATAGTTCCATTGTTTTCATATAAACGAACGTCTTCCAATCCTACATATACATTGTCTAAAACAGTATTGTAATTCAACAAAAACTCGGGTTCTCCTATTTTTTCCATTTTCTTAGACAAACTATTTAGGCGAAATGTAGAAACCACATTTTTTGTAATGATTTGTTCTTTATTGACATATCCACCATTTTCGTCTATTTTATAATTTACATACCGTTTCAACACAGTGAGTATATTTCCCCCGGGTTTATTTAAACAAAGTGTAGGTGTAGTAGAATACATTTCGTCTAAATACATATTTAGCGTATTTCCAATAGTTTGGAGCTCCGATACATCCAATAGTTCAATTTTTGTATCACACAATGCCTGCGCATAGAACTTGTAATTGCTCAAAACATTTTTTACAGCAATTTCGTTGATATTATGATGATTTATCACTGTAATGCAACATTTAGGAATATCATAGTTCTCAGGATTTGTGTAATATCCAATGATCGTTAATTCAAAATCCAACTTGTATTCATATGCATCTTTCTCTGTAAATAAATAATCTCTATTTGGATATCTATTACGCGATTTATCTGCCAATACGTAAAACGCATAGGCTAAATTGTTTTTACCAGTTTCGCGATAATATTTTATAATTTCGCACAAGTTCTCTAAACGATTGGGAAAAACGTTATAGGCATCCATCCACACCTCAATAGCCCCAGACATATTACCCATATGTGCATAACATTTTCCAATGCGGTAATAGCTATACCAGATTTCTTCAAACCATCCACCGATTTCCACACGTTGACGATACATTTCTATTGCTAACCCATATTGTCCACCATCATAGTATGTATTGGCCAAATAAAATGTATATCTGTCATTATTTGGGAGTTCTTTTAGTCCATTTTTCAAGAGTTCCACGTCTCGTGCAAACTTGTTTGCTTTAGACCCACCATCACCTATATCATTAATAAATATTACGTTTTTATCGAATCCACTTTGAATACATCCATTGGGCATATTGACATATTCGTGCGTAACCCCCCAGTAAGTTATACCCCTGCGGTTTTTCACTATGCGCGTATTTTTGTAGTAAAATGAGTTTGATCCTTGGAAAATAGTATAGGCATCTTCTTTTAGCATATCTTTAAACATAGGAGGAGAAATAACGGGATTTAGTTGCAATATCATATCTGCATCCAATAAGAGTATATAATCTACATTTTCCATATCCGTACAAGCATTTAGAGCAAATGTGCGGTTATATCCAAAATCTCGGAAAGGTTCATATACAATTTTACCAGGTATACCGGCTTTATTGAAAAAATCTGTTATAATTTCTGTAGTATTATCCGTGCTACCAGTATCGCAAATGCAATATGTATCTATTATATCTACAACGGATTGCAATAATCGTTCTATAATACGACTTTCATTTTTTACAATCATATTTAGACATAATGTCGGATGAAGATTGGAAATAGTAAAAGTAATAGATTGGTCTTGTATAACTTGTTTAGGCATATTTACGATTTATATATCGTTTTGTTTATATTCATTTATTGATTTTATTTTTTCACTATAATATAACTATACATCTGTTATGTCATTTACCCGTTTTCACGATGACCCACTTCGTATTAAATATGGTTTAGAAATAAGCACATATTCTGGAAGATATGCAATAGATACCCCCGGTCCTGGTGTGAATTTGCCTTATTTAGAAGATTCGCAAATCCGTATGCAAAAATGGGGAGCCAATTTAATGACAAATCCTGTAAATATAGAAAGTGATTTGCGCGGATTAACACGCCAACTCAATAGAGATAATATAGAATTAAACAATTACGTAAATACAGCGGTAGAAACTAGTAAAAATACATATGAAAAGGTGCAACCGTTTGTAGATGAATCTCGTGCGAGTCATCCCGCCTGGATGTATAGAGATTTAGAACAAACCCGGTGGGAAGTACCTTTTATCAATCCGTTGGTAAATGTAGAAAAGAAGTTCCACGACAATATACAAACACGTATATTAGAAAAAGATTATTATGTCCCGATTATACCTCAACCAATGAATGCTGCTTCTTCAAACCAATTTCGCTAAGCAGGTTTGGATATAATTGATTATAACACGTAGATGACTATGGATATATTCCATATTTATGGCGATTATGAATTGATTAGTGTTTAGTATAATAATATTATATAGAATATATATAATATTATAGATAATGGAACTTGCAATACCTTTAGTAGCTTTAGGATCATTATATGTTATGAATAACCAACATAAAAAACCAAAGGAAAGTTTTCGTAATGTTAGTAATGAATTGCCAAATACAAATATTCCCAATAAAAATTACCCAGATGAATATCCTTTAGTAGTGCCAGAATTAGAAAAAACGTCCAAATTATCCACTGTAAATAGTTATGACTCACAAGGAGCATATACTGATAAATATTTCAATCCGGCAACCAGTAGTCAATATGCCTCCGACACGACAATGCCATCCAATGCACCCGTGAGTGGAAGTTATTATTCACTTACCGGAGAAAAAGTAGATAGTAGTTATTACACTCATAATAATATGGTCCCCTATTTTGGAGGAAGTATTCGCAGTCGTAATGTGGATGTCAATTCAAATGAGAGTGTATTAGACAATACGTCTGGAGCAGGTTCTCAAACTATAATTAAGAAGGAACAGTCCCCCCTATTTGCTCCTTCGGAGAATTATCAATGGGCTCACGGGGCACCAAATCAAACCGACTTTATGCAATCCCGTGTCAACGTAGGAATGCGTATGGCCAATGTAAAACCCTTTGCCGAAGAACGAGTTGCACCGGGTCTAGGATTGGGATATACAACAGATGGGTCAAATGGTTTCAATTCAGGTATGGCAATGCGCGACCAATGGCTTCCTAAAACCGCTGATCAAATGCGCGTAAATAATAAACAAAAGGCGACTGGACTTATGCAGTTCGGATACGAAGGTCCCGCTGCAAGCCAAGTCAAGAATATAGGATCAATTGGTGTTATGGAAAAAAACCGTCCAGATACTTATTTCAATATGGGTCCTGAACGTTATATGACTACTACTGGAGCAGCTAAAGGCGTAACATTACAAGCAATTCCAGTTGATCGCAACGTGACTAGACCCGAAACCGCTATGGAGTATATCGGGGCTGCTGGATATACCAATCCTGCAGCTTATGTACCAGGAGAATATATGCCTTCTCATAATATTGAATTGGGAGCAGTTCCTCTTGCAGCAGCAGCTGCAGTTGGTCGTAATTGGGCACACGAAGCGGAATATGGTATGAAATCCACCAAGGCTTACAACAACAACCGCACTGCAAATAATCAAAATGGTGGATATTTCGGTGCTATTGGTGGTGCTATTGGAGCAGTTATTGCACCTGTTATGGATGTGATTCGTCCATCGCGTAAAGAGAACACGGTTGGCAATTTGCGCCCTTACCAAAATGCGAAATCCACTGTTTCTGAGTCGTATATTTTCAACCCAGCCGATCGCCCGGGAACTACTATTCGCGAAACTACGGAGAACTCCAAGTTTCACTTGAATGTAAATGCTGGTCAAAATGGAGGTGCGTATCAAGTCTCCGAACAACAGGCTATACAAAATGCTCGTCAAACTACGGGCGATTTCTATTACGCCGGCGTTGTCGGGGCCGGGGCGGACCGACGAGGTGCGCGCACATATGATGCCGAATATAGACAACGGAATAATGACGTGAAATCGTCTACCATTGATGGTCGTCTGGCTGCTGGAAATATGTCTTTGATGAATGGAAATATCAATATGAGACAGGCTGGTCGCGACAGTTCTCTTATTAACAATCGTGCTGTTGCGCCAATGATGCCATACCAAACACCGGATATAGCTAATATGGGGCGTTTATCTGGAAATCCGGGGTCTAGTCTATATCAAAATATTCAACTGGACCGCAATTCTCCCGAAGTGTTATCTTCACTTTCTGGCAATCCATTTGCACTAAGTGTTACTAAAGGAGTGTAATAGTATACTTCGTAATACTAATAATCCCAATATATCATAGAAAATATTTAGTAAATTTGTTACAAACTAAATATTTTGTTATTTTAGTGGTAGGGAATGTTCCTCTTTTTGTTTCACGTCTTATGCTATGATGTATGGTTTTATGCAATACACGTTGTATTACACAACAAACACTTTTATATTATACACAAAATACATCACGAAAAACCATACAATCAACTAAGATATACTGATACAAATGTAGGACATTATATAGAAAATATAGTTGAACCCTTAGGTATTTTCATACCTTTTTTTGTAATAAAATGTTCTCTATCGGCTTTTTTGTGTGCCGTTATTTTTACACATATTCGGGGGCATATGCGCCACGATAATCGGTCTTCGTGGTTGGTAGGAAATCATCATATATTACATCACAAATATCGGCGATACAATTACGGCGAATATTGGATTGATACATTATGTGGAACAAAATATCCCAACGAAGAAGAATATATTTATGGATGTATATATTTATAATTATGTGGAGTTTAGTCCAACCAAATGTTTCATATTATTCAAAATAGGGACTGTATACGGGTCTATAAGTTCTCGCAATCGTTCAACATAGCTTTGAATTACATCTATAAAGGAAAACATAAAAATGTATATTCCCGCAGAGTAACATATTTTCCTATCTAAATCCGTGAATTGTATTTTGTTTTTTCTATAATTATTGAACCGATATATCAAGAATATGGAGAACAATACTTTTATGAAAAAGTTTATGGCTAAAAAACTATCGGGGTTATTTGTAAAAAACCCAATAATAAATAATACAACCACTATTTTTGTTATATATCCAAAATAATGAATAAAAAAAATTGCATTGTCATAGAAAAGTGGATTATCAACCAACCAATCAGACATAGTATATATATTTAGCTATATATTATATGCAATAAATACAAAACAAAAACATATAAACGAATAGTGTGTATAATATATACGACACTAGTAAAATGTTCTTTAGCACGCTATTGATTATTTCTGTATTGTTTTGTGTAGGGTATTCTCTTACTGATACGGTGGACGAATTGGATGTATCTAACTACGTGGGACATTGGTTCCAAGTATATGGTGCCCCATTTGATTTCACTTTCCAAGGATATGGCAAATGTATTACTGCGGACTATGGAATATTGTCCAATGGAAATGTCAGCGTGTTCAATTCACAACTTTCTATGAAAAACGAATTGCAAACCATCGGCGGTTATGCATATTATGAGCGTAAACTTGAACCAGGTAAACTAACAGTCCATTTAGAAGGAACTCCTAAAGATGCCCCTTATTGGGTAGTAAAATTGGGCGAAATCGTTGATAGTCAATACCAATACAGTGTTATAACTACTCCCACGGAATTGGCAATGTGGGTTTTGGCTAGAGATATTGAAGTTTTTGCGCAAAAATATGATGCCGAAGTTCGCCAATATTTAGATGCACATAATTGGACCTTTATTCCAATTCAACAAACCCGATGTTTAGAAGATTTGACTACAAATGTCCAATCTCAGTGTCAAGTCGCCAGTTATTTGCGTAAATCGGGGTTTCCGGAAAGTTCTATAGGAACAATGGTTTGTATTAGTAAATATGAAAGTTCGTATAACTGCGATGCAACAAATAAAAACACGGATGGTTCCACTGATTATGGATTATTTCAAATCAATAGCTATTATTGGTGTTCAGGTGATCCTAAATCAAAATACAATGAGTGTTCGTCTACTTGCACGAGTCTCTTTAATTGCCAAACAAACAGCAATTGTGCATATACAGTATGGCGTCAGCAAGGATACAATGCTTGGTATGGCTATAAAAATCACAAGACAGAGTGCGATAACTATAAGGTAAATTGCTAGAAGGGGGGGGTGATATTTTATATGTATATACTATATACATAAATGCCATCATCGTATATTGAGTTTAGTAACCCACCGTCTATGACTTATTATCGCACTGTACCAGTACCCCCCGCATTTACGATGAAAAGTCTTTTCACAGATAATTCCCGGGTTGTATATAAAGCAGGTAGTTTAGCTCCTGGCGGCGTTGGAACTGTTACAAACTCCCGCCGTAAATCAAAATACACATAATGAAACTACATATAAATATATTTACACATATATTTATATAAATGGTTAAGAGGTGTTTGTCGTACAATGTTATACAACTGGTTGATATAATGACTTCAAATTATAAAAAATACAAATCCTATAACGACCTTAGTGATTTAGACGGTAAACAAACCTCTGAATACAGTTATAAATATGCAAGACCAACTCAGACGTTAGAGAACGAATGCTTGTCGTACATTTTACAGGGGGTTACAAAGAAAAATGTTCAACCGATTATACATCAGAAAGAATGTTTTTCATATAGCCTATTTTTACAAAAATATCCCAATGCATCCAAAAAACAGCGGGTTGAAGCTATACAACGATTCTATAACAATCTGTACTAGTTAGGTATAGATATTATGTACGTATTGGTTATACCAATATTTTTCAAAAACACATTCTCTTTTAGTTCAAAATTGATATTCACTCCAAAATCGTGGGATTCTGCAAGTTCATAAATATGCCTACTTATTTGTATCGTATCCGGGTCTGCGGTAGTTTGTAATCGGTTTGCAACATTTACAGTATTTCCTATAACGCACAATCTAGGTATTTCAATGCCTAATATACCTACCACTACCTTTCCGATATTTATTCCTATTCGTAACTGTAATGGTATATTATTTGGCGTTACTATTTTTTTGATTTCCTTCAAAAAATCAATCGCCAACAATATAATATTTTTAACATGGTTTGTCTTGTCATTTGTGTATATATCGCCAACTACCATATATGCATCGCCAATTGTTTCTATTTTTTGTAAGTTAGTATAATGATTTACAATATCATCAAACCGAGTATACACATCATTTAATAATTTATATATCACATCTGCGTCATATTGTTTTGCCAATTCTGTATATGAAACAATATCCGTAAATAATACGCAAACAAAATCATATGGTTTATATTCTTTTGATTGTGATAAATAATTTTCTTCTAATTCTAAAGGTAATATTTTTTTCAATAATTCCAATTTTAATGGTGTTTTATCTCTTGGAATAAAGGTTATTAAATCGTTCGTGATTTTCTTTATTATGGTTTTACATTTTGGTGTTATATTTGTAGTATTTTCAAAGTTTATTATGGATTTTTTGATTGCTGTAAATAAAGAAATACTTTGTAAATCTACATTAGTTCTTATATGGTACATTTGTTCTTCGTAATCATTCACAATTAATATTGTAGTGAGCTTTGCTATCATATCGCTTAACAAATAACATATTTGAATATCGTGTGTACTAAATATATTTATCAATTCAATCATAGTAATTATTGAAAATAAACACCAAATATAAATTATAAATTGCGTATATTTTTGTTCTTTCAAACTAAATAAATTGTAAATAAAATAAAGTTCAAATACTGATAATGTTATTATGATATAAGTATTATAATTTGTCCTCCGAAATGGATATAATACAATATGTAATACATTACTTATTACATGATATTGTGCATTTATATCAATTAAATTGCAGTTATTCATATGACAATACATTTTCAATATCAATGGTGTGGTAAATAACCACATAATTGTTCGTCTAAACTCATAATGATGAATGCTAATTATATTATTACTAATATTATCCATTACATATTTACTATATACGAATGCAAGTGAATATATAGTATAGTTTTTAATTTTTGAAAAAAATAATAAATGTATTGTAAATAAACTAAAAATAGTTAAAATAAAAATATTTGCAGATTGCATAACTGGAAAAAATAGAATTGGGTCTTGTTTGAATAATTCATATTTATCATACAAGCAAATTTTTAAAAATGTTTCGGATTGACAATAACAAATAGTAAATAAAAAAACATTCAATAATGTATTCATATATATGGTTATTATTTATAATATTATGTATAATATTATGTATAATATTAGATTATTTTTCATATTTATAATGAATATTGCCATTATAAATATATTATATTCTATACTACATATTCTACTACTAATACTTGGTTTGACAAACATATAATGGTTTATGTCCATCAGTAAGATGCCCAGTTCGTTTCCATTGACATTGTGCGTTGGGTGCGCGCCGAATATTTAGATCTAAACAATCATTGCGATTTGTTGCGATATCACAACCAGGCGAACCAAATCCCTCCATATAATTATATCCAATACTAATACTTATCACTATCAATAAAAACAATGCTAAATATGTTTTCATTATATATATTATTACGACATTTTTCATTATATACAATTTCCTATATATCATACAAACGCACTGTACATTTATGACGAAAATAATTGACACATTATTTCGGCCTCTCTGTTTTGGGAAGGAGGCAAGAATATGGATGCCATTATATCATCATCACGGAAACGCACAGTATAGTCTTGCTGGATTTTATTACGGCCAATACGCCCCATTGCCTGGATGATTTTCTGTTGTGTCATATTTTGCAAATCGCGTCCAATAAACCCGTGGCAAAATTGATAATTTGTGCCATAAATATAATCCGATGATGCTATAATAATAAACAGCTTCTGATTCATAGCCAATCGTTTCATAACCTCCATATATTGCGGCGGATTGCTAACATCAAATGTACCAATGCCTAATATTAGCAAGAGTTTCTTGTTTGTATCTACGTCCAACATCATAATTTCTTTGACCGTTTGTTCTTCTATATCCGGTATGAACGCATTTTTGACAGGCTCCATTCCATTCGGTAGCCATAGATGTTGATGTTGCTGTGTATTTGGTAAATATGCTTTCTCCATACTGACTACTTGGATTTGATTGCGCAATTGCTCAACTTCCTTTTTCAGAGTTTTTACTTCACTGCTAAAGTTCTCCCGTTCCATTTTTTTTGTTTTGTCCATATCTTTCCCCAATTTATCTTCTAATAGTTTCTCCATTACATCCAACTTCTTTTGATACTGATTGTTTCGCTCAATTTTTTCCAACATAGTAGTGAAAATCCGGTCAGGGATTTTCGTCTGGTGAATCAAGAATGCGCCCACTTTCTGTATATCTTCGGCTAAATAAATAGTAGGCCCATCTGTCAATGTATGGGCATCCGTAGTTGTCAGTAATATACCTGCTTGAGCAGCAGACACTTTGGGTACTGGCGATGCATTAAGACTACTTTGGCGGAAAATAGTCTGGCCAATTGGTCTAACACTTTCTTCACTGCGAATACTTCGCAAAGATGTACTATTTGATTTAGTAGGCTCAGACTTCGTTAAACATTCATACATAGCTGGCCACGCCCCGGGGTATATCTTTGAAAGCAAATCCAAATAATACACTTTCAATCCGTTCATTGAAACTTTGCGAATATCGTCATCAAAGTAATATTCCATTTTGTAAACCCCTTCTATAACACCTTCATTCTGATTTGCATATTCAATGAATCGGATAATTTCTTTCAAATCAAAATAGCGCAACAACGACTTGTTTTCACTGCAATGTCTTGCACATTCTTGCAATTTATCATATTGAGAAAAGAGAAGATGAGGAAGTGCCGGTTTTCCGTCTTTTCCCAAAAGCGATACTGATTTCTTGCAATCATAACTTTGAATCGTAAATATGTCCGCGTCTTCAAACTTTGACCTAAAATCCATTATAGTGGACGTCATTTCGTGTTCTTTAGGCAAAGTAGCACACGAAAGAACCAATTTGGAAATCTTATTCTCGGCCCAATTTTTGTGGATTTGCTCGTGTAATTCGTGTGTTTCATAATCCATCGTAATAGTGGGTTCATCCCAATATGTAATAATATTGGATTCGTTGTTGAAAGCCAGCATATATTGCATTGCCACCAAATACGATTTCACGTCGCAAATCATAATTTCAACCTTGTCACCAATGCTGTTATCCACTTTACCAATACCGCCCGATCGCTTATTGATTGTATAGTCAGTCGCTGCGAAATAATGGAGGCGAATATCAGACGCCGTTTCGCAACCAAACGCAAATGCAATCTTTTTTTCAACGGATATAGCACTTTTTGCTAAAGCGAGTCCTACATGTCTGGCCACACACACAAAGATAATTCTATGGCTATTTGAAATGCCGATTGGTGACATTGTTTTACCCGTTCCGGTGGGTGCCATATACAATACTAGTTTAGGGTTTTTGTTGCGATTGAAGATAGAGAACAACTCCTTTTGATGCGAATATAGAGACAAGTCTTCGTATTTTAGCAAATAGGGATTTTGCTCAATGATTTGGTATGCATTGTGAACCATATCGGAAATTGTGGTTTTTGTTTTTGCATAATCCACGACACTCTTTACAAATTGCACTACAAATGGACTAATGTGTTCTATAGAAATAGTCTGAAATTGGATGAGTGAATATAAATAATATACAAATGGTTTATCACCAACGATTTCATTAGAAGTGGTGCCAACGCCCCCGGGTTCGCTAGATTTTTTCTGCGATTTTTCTTTTTTTGGTATTTTGTATGTAGGTTCCAAGAGAACCAGTTTTTCCAACAAACGTTCGCAAAAGTCCAATAATGTATATTCAAAGATTTTGACGCGACTTGTTGTGATATCCATATTTTCAATACGAATAGAATCGCCGCGTTTCAATGCCTTACTGTCTTTTGTTGATGTTATTGGAACAGTAAATGGAGTTATACTTGTTTGTGTGATATATTTACCAACCATACCTTCAATTATTTTCTGGAAATATTTTTCGTAAATGCACGTTTCATTGGAAGCCGTTTTTTCTAATTTCATAAATTGTATAATAGATAAATGCCGATTTGACTTGATATTGACATTGATACTGCCTTCATTAATCATTTTCAATATAAATAATTCATCTTCAGGAACGCATATTTCAATACTGTTCCATTCAGAGCGAGAGAGTTTTGATTGTGTAAGATCCATTGTTATATATAAATTGACTAAGAGAAATTGATTAGTAATATATGAGGGATTATGTTCATTTCATTTTGATAAATAGTATTTTCAATTTTCTACAACCACCTTTAGTAGATTGTAGAAAACAAACAAATCGTATGTGGCGAGTTAGTCGTAAAAAACGATATTGCAATTTTATGTTGTAAAACACATAAACATAAAAAATATATACATAATACTAGTTATTATGTATATGTTATCCGGATGGTTTGAAAAACCTATAAATAAAATCGGATTTGAAGACGTAAAATATGCTATAGAACATCATTCGCATTATTTAATAATAAATACATTGCCTGCATCGGAACAAAACTGTCTCGTTAAAAATACATTACCGTGTATAGTGGAAGAAACTACAATAAATGAAAAAATAGCGCAATTTCAAATGCGAAAATGTTGTATAATTGTATATGGCAGAAACTCGGCGGATTCGTCCGTTGATAAGAAATACAAACAACTATGTTCTCTCGGGTTTACCAATGTGTATATGTATTCAGGTGGACTATTTGAATGGTTGCTATTACAAGATATATATGGCCATAATGAGTTTCCAACTACTGCAAAAGAATTGGATATATTGAAATATAGGGCAGTTAAACAGTTTGATGTTCCGAGACTAGGCTACTAGGACATTGATTCTTGGTAAACTGTTACCATATAAATGATAGTTTTGCTAAACTGTGTATACATACTTCAAATAATGTAAAAACGACTTAGTTTCTGCATATCCGCCAACATATTCTCCATCTAAAAATACGATAGGAAAAATATTATGTTCTTGTTGAATAAGATCTTTGATAAATTGAAAAAATCTGGGTTTAGAATGTGCAATATATTCATCGCAGCATATTTCATATGTAGACGGTTCTTCATTTTTCAATAATTCCATAACTTTTTTGCAATATGAACATTCACTGCGTGTATAAACAGTGTATATTCCATCCATTGGTTTCAAATAGTCCATTTTTAGTATTATAATAAATATACTATATAATATTTTTTACATAGTATATTATTTTCGCTATATCTAATACTGTATAATACTTATCTATTTGTTTACGATAGATATTTATGTGTTTTTCCCATTTTTTGTTTATTTTGTTTCTTTTCTCCGCCGCGTTTTTTCATGGTTCGTCGTCTTCCACCAACTGAAACACCTGCTTCAGTAGAAGTTCTATTCATTGAAGCAGTTTGAATTGTACTTATACTTTCACGAATGCTCGCAATTTGAATAGCTTCTTCTGCCTTTTTGACAGCTGCAATTGCACTTGCTTTTATTTCTTGAATAACAGTTTCGTGCTCATCTTTTACATCTAATACATATTGAGAAAGTGCTATACTAAATGCGGTATTCACCAATGTATTTAACTGCAGTAATTGGTCAATCATTTCACTGGCAATAGCCTGTCTATAAACTCTTTTGCCAACTAGTTTTAGTCCTCTTAATATAGCACTACCTACATTTGTCTTTGCATTTGTATCGCCAATTTTATTTTTCAGGGTTTGCCGACTATCAATATATGCCAATATTTTATCATTAAATGTGCAATTCAATCCTGTAAAAGTTAATTCAGCTCTTCCACACGAGGAATTAGTATAATTATATTTATCATCAGCCATTAATTGTTTTGCAATCAAATTGACTCTTTCGTTTGTTAAAACCATACTGAGTAAATTGATATACAATTCTTCTAATAACTCAATCAATTCTATAAACTCTTTTGGAGTATCCTTTGTTTTACCTATATTACCTCCGCGTTGTGAAATAGATATAGTAACTGGAGTAGAAGTTATATATAGTTTTTCCATTTCAGCTATTTTGGCAAACATTTGGTCAATATTTTTAAATAACAGATCTCCAATGGCAATTAATTTATGATTGTCTTTAAACTTAACAACAAAATCTCCTACAATAGATAATATTTCTCCAACAACAGGAACAGCAGAAAGCATATTATAAGCAGGGTCAAAAAATGCAAGAACACGATCTAATTGATCAATATTTTGATACTTTGTTTTATTGTATTTTGACATTTCATCTGATTCTTTTTGTAATTGTAGTTGCTGTTGTTGTTTTTTCAATTGTGCAGCTGCAATTTTGGCTTTTTGCGCATCGACTCGTTTTTGTACTTCTTCTGCAGAATCTACTGTTTCATAAGACAACCCTGATTCTCTAACATCATCGCTAGTTAAATCGGATGCAACAGTTTCATAATCTTCAGCAACAGTTTCATAATCTTCAGCACCAGTTCCAAAATTTTTAAATGAATCCTTATCATCATCTGATACCTTAGTATAGCTACTACCTTTAGTAGCTAGAGTTGATTTAACTGTAGATCCAGAAAGCTTATCGGGGTCTGAGTCTACACTGGATATACCAAAATCTACCGATTTCTGTGATTCCGGTGGTTTTGATTGTTTTGGTTTAAGAAAATTAAAAAAATTACTCATATATATATTTTCATATATAATTTACAAATATCCGCACATAAATGATACAATCACATATCAATCCAATGAATATATTACCTCGTGTTAAAAAGTATAAATAGAACGTTGGTTCCATAATTGCGTATAATGTTTATTTTGTTGGGTTCTCCGTTGTTCACTTCTATATCCCGTATACGATTGTAATATGATTTGATTTTTATATATAATCACATCTTCGCCATTTATCATATTAAATACTAAATCAAAATTGTCAATCATATTCATATTTTCCTCTATATTTCCGAAATAAAGTTCTCCTAAAAGACCTGGACCGGTTGGATATAATGAATTAAATCCGTAATAATTAATTTGTGTATTACGTACAATATTGAGTATAGCATCTAATAATAATATATTGCCTGGTTTTGCAATAATAAGTGCATTATAAATACCATATTTTCCCGGTTTCCAATAATAAGGGCGCTCTAATACGAAATGTTCTCTATCCATTATATCAATAAACTTGAATCCATCCATACATTGATATTTCACGTCTAAATATACACCCCCGTGTATATACATAACGCAATATCTCCATAAGTCCGCTTTATACGCACCTGGTAATAATGTATTATAAGCATCTACCACTTCATCTGAAAAATGGGCCTTAATAAAATTGACACATTCGTTATTATCAAATAAAAAATATTCTAATTCGGGATTATTTCTTTGAATAATCTCAATATTCTCTCGCATTTTTGGAGGTAAATCTTTACTATGCCACGTTTGAAATAATTTCTTAGGAACAACGGAATATTTTGGAGAACTTTGTGAATTATATTGTCTTTTTACTAGTTGTTTTGCCTTCACATTATTAATTAATTCGTTTTCTTGACCCTTGTTATTATTCATATCAATAATGAAATATATGATACCCAACACTATAATACAAACGCCTACTGCTATGATTGTGTTGGGTTCCATTTAGTGTTATATTATTATATACACTATGGCAATATATTATGCTTTTTGAAATATCCGAGCAAAAAATTGATTATAAACATATATAGAGTGATTATGTCATATAACAATACAATTGATCATATTCATTACCCTTACTATACAATGTCTGTATATAACCAACCATTATTGGTAACTATTGAGGGAAATATTGGGGCAGGTAAAAGTAGTATCATAGCAAAAATGAAGGAAAAATATGCGTATAGGTCAGATGTCGTATTTGTAGAAGAACCCGTTGATATTTGGGAGACCATTTGCGATGAAAATGGCACAAAAATGTTGAACTTATTTTATCAAAACCCGAAAGAATATGCGTTTGCTTTTCAACAAATGGCTTATATCACTCGCATTTCATTGTTAAGAAAAACAATTGAAGAAAATCCACAGTGCAAAATAATTATTTGTGAACGGTCATTGGATGCCGATCGCAATATTTTCGCTAAAATGTTGTTTGACGACGGTATTATCAGCAAAGTGTGTTTTCAGATATACAATCTCATTTATGACGAATTTACTGGAGGATTTCCCATTGACCGTTGTATCTATATTGATGCCGATCCGGAAGTTTGTTATGAACGAATTGCAAAACGGGCGCGTTCTGGAGAATCAGGAATAGAATTGACATATCTTGCAAAATGCAAGAAATACCACGATGATTGGTTACTGAATACTACTAAACCGCCGATTTTACATCTAAAAACCAATGAAAATGCGACATATGCAGATGGTGATAATGATGATTGTGGAAACAAGTGGATACAGCAAATTATGGAGTTTATTAGCGCATAGATATTTATCGTCTGTATGTTTGTTTCTTGTGGTGTTTATGTTTTCTTTTCGTATTGCGTTTATTAGATCGGTGCTTCTTTGCACTATTTTTAATCGTTTTTGATCCTTTACGCTTTCTACCGCCTTTTATAGTGTATTTTTTTACAATTTTGTTGGTAGGATCATCTTTTTTAACTGATTCTTTTGTATAAACTGAAGAACCATCCGGTCGAGGTGTTTTGCTCCATTTAGTAATAAACCCAGTTATACTTCCGTCTACATCATCTTTTGGAAGTTTTTTTTCTGAATCATACTGAAGATTTGTAAAATTACCAGCTTCATCTTTCAATCTTATTTTAGTTTCGTCATTTTCTTCTACTAATGTAGGCTCAGTATAAACTGTGGGTTCCGATGCAACACCGTTAATATCTACTCCCCAATTATCACCACTTGGATTTAATCTGTTTGTTTTATCTTTGACCATTGCTTCTAAATCGTTAATTTTAGCATTGGCTACTTCGATTTGTTTATATAGTTCAGAAATTTTTTCTTCGCACCCCCTATGTTGGACAGTAAGTTCTCTATGTTTTGCATCCAACTCTTCTATTTCCGATTGCATAGCCCTAGCTTCTTCATTTGCTTTTTCTAATTCGGTTGTTTGTTCAGTCAATTCTTGTTGCTTTTTAATAATTTCTTTAATAATTTCTTTATTTTTTCTCTTTTCTTCTTCTGTAATAGCTGTTGATGCGTCTAACTCTTGTTGTAATTTGGTTATTGTGGCATTAGCAGTTGCGTTTTCTTCTTTCAATTCATCGATTACCGATTCAAGTTCAGCTTCTTTATCATTACACTCATTTTGCAATCTTTCAATTTCAGCCTTTGTTTGAGCAAGTATCTCCGCAATTTTTTTATCTTTTTCCGCTAATGCATTAGTAGTTTCATCTTTCAAAGCAGCATTTTTTTGGTTCAATGTAGCAATTTCATTTCTTTGTTCTTCAGACAATTCCTTAGCAGATTGGAGTTGTCTTATTAGTTCGATATTTGCCGCTATTTCTCTATCATTTTGTTGGACTAAATTGGCCCTTTCTTGGTTTATTCTTTCAATTTCAGCCATTTGTTCATTATTTGTTTGTGCTAAATCAGCATTTTCAGCTGTTTTAGTGGCTATTTCTTGTTGTAAAGCCTGAGTTTGTTGTTGTAAAACATCATTTTGTTGTTGTAAATTAGTTATCTCTTCTTGTAATTCAACAATTCGAGCTTGGTTTTCAGCAGATGCGGCATTACTCGCATTTTGTATTGCTTCTATTTCTCGTTTCTTTTCAGCTATAGTAGCAGTTTGTTCAGCTATAGTAGCATTATTACGATTATTTGCTAGTCTGTAATGCAATTCTTGTAACATCAATTGATCTCTTAATCTATCGACATCAACCCGTCGTTCTGCAATATCAGCATTTAATCTATATGTTTCAGCTCGTTCGGTTTGCAATTTGGCTAAAGTTTCTTGTAATGCATTATCTGTCAATTCTAATTGCCCTGTTAAATTGCCAATTTCACCGCTAATTCTTCCATTTTCTGCAATAACTGCATTAAGGTCATCTTCCTTTGTAGCCAATTCACCTTCTAATTCCCTTTTTCTTTCATCGGTTCTATTTAGTTCTGCTTGGATTTCTTCTTGCCTTTCTTTACTTATTTCAATGGTATCTTCGGCGCTACTTCTTGCAGCTTTCAATTCTGCTATTTTGGTATCAACTGCTAAAGAATATTCATCTATGGCTGTTCTTAGATTGTCTATACTTTCTGTCAATTTACTTATACTAGATGGTTCAGACATATTATATATAATAATAGGAGTTTAGATTCTTATATATAATACAATATTTTGAGCAAACAAATATACACTACCAGATTCCGGCTTACTACGTAATATTGAATCTGGGTCACGGGCTACGTTGCCTCCGACCGTTCCCTCAGTTATAGTGATTATGGACCTGCTAAAGTAGCAGCAGTAGCTTTTACTTTACTAGTCAAATCATCTATTTCTTTTTGTCGTTTTATCAATTCAGCATTAAGATCGTCTAGTTCAGCAGTTCTATCAACAATTCCACCAATAGAGGTATTAATAGTATAACTTTCAGGACGGGTCGGGTCGTCTCTGGGATTATTTGAATATTTAGGATTTATATCCACTGAATACAGTTTTGTTTCAGTGTGTGGTTTAGTATAATCAGTTGTGTCTGCTACATCAAGTACTGCATTCATTTCCACATTACCTCGGCGTAATTGGCCTTCCGTAACAGTATGATTAATAACGGTTGGTCCAGATGCACTTGCAGTTGTCGTTTTATTCATAGATGCTTGTAAAATAGCAATAGAAGTGACTAGTACATTAGTGTGATTAGTTGTAGGAACAGCGACAGCAGCTGCTGCAGGAACTGGTTGTATATGTCTTGCTAAAATATTTATAGCAGTAGTGAGAACGTTTGCATTCATTTCTATACCAGTATATTCTATATTTTATAATGAGCTTTTACTAGATACTTGCTAAATATATGTGATGTATTAAAACATCATATATAACTAAATTGCGATGATTAGGTTGGCAATTTAAACAAAGATGGGGGAAAGTCCAAGACCAACACCTAGACCAAGACCGTTGCGGGCAGACTCGGAGATGGTGGGGAGGAACACATCAAGGATGCTAAAGGTGGCGGCGGCAGACAAGGCAAGGATGATGACTTCCTCAACGTTGAGTGACTTCTTGGGGATGACAATACTGACAACAGCAATGACAAGACCCATAACTAAATACTTAACAATTCGCTTAACAAGTTCGGAGAAATCGAAGCCCATTGGATTCTTATATATAACGAAAACAAAAAAATATAGTAAAATGCCATGAATAAAACAAATATATAAATATAGTAAATTACTTAAATACAGTTTTGCTAAATATTCTATAATGTCAGCACCATCCACTTTTGAAAGGAAAAATTTGCCAAACGGAAAACCTAATCCTAAATATGTTGATTTATGTGACGAAGATCCGCCAATTGCTGGTCAAAAGTTTGCATGTATGTCCTTCGTTTCACCCGAAAAAATATTGAAAAAACGCGAGATTTTTTTGTTTGATCAATTTGTTCAACAATGGGATTTTACTAAATCTCTTTCTAAGTTCTTTGATTTTTTGCATTTTATGGCATATAAGTATAATTTGAAAATTGACGATTTAATTTCAGATTTTAACGATTTTGCTAAAGAAGAAGAAATCAAAAGCAAATCGGTTTCGGTAGAAGATGACTTCAAAACATTTTTAGATAAACAAGAGGACGCCCTTACGCAACAATTTCAAAAAGAACACGCATTCCAAACTTCCACCCGTGGACTAAAAATCCGAGGGGTATATCCTACGCAAGACGAAGCCGAAACTCGCTGCAAAAAATTGCGTGAAAACGACCCCCATCACGATATCTATGTTGGTCCTGTAGGAATATGGGTTCCTTGGGATCCCGATGCTTACAAGACTGGTCGGATTGAGTTTATGGAAGAGCAGCTCAATCAACTGCACCAAGAGAAGCTAAAGAATGAGGAAAAGGCAAAACAAGAGTTCGAACAGCGTATTAAGGATACCAAGCGCAAGGCGATTGAAGAAAATATCAAGTTGGCTGAAAAGAGCGGTAATGTTCTTACCCAAACTTTAGACGAAAATGGCAATTTAGTAGGGGTTAAGGAAACCGTCAATTTTGAGGATCGTGAAGTTGCTGATACTGCTACTACGGATATTCGCAATGAATTATTACGCAGTACATATACCAATAAAGTATACAACAATAAAGAATAATAGAATGAGGTATTGATTATATAATATAGAGTCTATAATATATAGTATGACTTTATGTAAATACAAAGATTTGTTCGGTGAGATAGGAACCGGTATTCATTCTTATCGCATATACAATATAGCCTATTTAGATATATTAGTAACTGTAGTCTGTGCCTATATTTTATCTAAACTATTGAAAACCCCTTTTCTTTATACACTCGGCTGGTTTTTCATACTTGGTATAATAATACACCGATTATTATGCGTACGTACTACAATAGATAAACTGCTATTTCCATAATAGATGTATTTTTCATAATATATATAAATATTATTCATTATGATACATACAGAGAACATACTGCTATATAATGAATGCAATGAACGTTAACGTAAATAAACAATCTGAAAAAAAACGTGAAGATAAAGCAACCCGGCGCGAAACACGTTATGAAAAATGGAAACGTAGCCGAAAAGCCAAAAGTGGCTGGATATATTGGTGTTGCTGTGGAATACCCCCAACAACGTCTGAAAATAATATGGACACAACGCCCTTAACTGATAATAATTCAATAGCATAATCTAAGTAGTCTTTTTGGTAAAATAATTTTCCACCATAAACTTGCCAAACAAGTACAATAATCCAGCTATATAAGAATCAAATACTAGTATCACCGCATAATTTGGGTATGTCTCTATCGGAGGAAAATAATAATATGTTCCGGCAAAAAGCCCTATACTCAATTGAGCAATTTGCATTGTTGTTATGTACATTCGGAATATCCGAATATTTACTTTCAACAAACACAACAAGTAATACAAATACATAACCGAATGAACCCCCGAGTTCAATAATGTGGCGTAAACCCCCATATCCACATTGTATGTATAACACAAATACCAGCAAAATGTCGCACCAATGTGGTGATATTTCTGCAATAAAATGGGTTCAACGCCCTTTGTATATAGTAAAAATGTGTCAAAATATTCGTAGTATTTTGATATATAAAACCAATAAATAAGAGAACGTACGTAGGGATCTGACATATACACCATATGTCCTGCTATAGGACCGGTTTTCCATATTACATTCAACAGTGAAATAAATGTATACAAACTGAAAAAAGTTAATCCCGCATTATGTGCAATAGAAAATGTGCGTACCGGGTTGGCTATATTTTCTAAATATTTGTTTTTGTGTGCATATTGCAATAAATTGGAAATACTTACATATATAGCTGTTCCGAATAATGGATGTACAATAGACATAGGTAACCTGTATATGAAGTGTATAATATTGACTAATACTAACTATTGTATATTATTTATATTTGTTTATAAATAATATTATGCAGCTGCATTACCACTTGGATTTCTTGACATTGATCGGTGGACCGGCGCTCTTTTTCTTGTTTTTATTGGGGTCATATGCTTCATCTTCGTCATCATCCGCCAACGTCTTGGATATTTCCCAGAACTCTTTGGATCCCAACTTGAAATCCGGACGTTTTTCGGCTTTATACCAAAATATTTGGTCTTGCAACTTATTTGATTTGGCGTTATTGTTTATCACTAAACACTCATAGTTTTCTGTGGTTTGGTCCATAACTGAATTAAATGATTCAAATGTTGGAAACATAGAGGCATAGTTTTCCCATATACGTTTCCGGTTGGTCATATAAGGTTCTCTCAAAATAAATACATAATCAATGTTTGTTCTCAAATTGGGTGGAATACCTAATGGATATTGCATAGTAATAATCAACATTACTTTCCAGTGACGCCCATTCATAAAAAGCAGACGCATCATTTTGTCCCGGGTCCACGTCTGGTCATACAAACAATCATCCAATATAACAAATGTGCGAGGGTCAATAGTGCTCCGGCGATACGTCTCTATTTCCTTATTCACTTGTTTTAGCACAGTACGCTGACGCTTCAAAATGTTCTCTATTAATACGGTGTTATATTCTTCGTGAATAAACAATTTAGGAACGTGGGCCGCATAAAACCCGTTGCCCGCCTCTGTCCCCGAAATAACGGTTCCAATAGGAATATCCTGATGGTGATATAGGAGATCTTGAACTAAAAATGATTTACCTGTATCTCTTCTTCCAATCATAACAATAACTGGCCCTTTATTTTCATCCGGTTTGAAAGTAATGGATTTCATATCGAACTTTTTCAATTCCAATGTCATTGTTCTCCTAAATAGTATAATAATATAGTCTGTTATTTTTCGGTTCATAACACAAACGAGAAAGCTGATTTAGCAACACAATCGTTTAATTAGACTGGTTTTTATATTTATCACTAAATATACAGATATTTAGGAATATGCAAACACAATACCGAAAATCAGATATTGTTGATTTAGAGAACTTACAAAATACATATGAAATTACGAATCACGATATTTTGAATGGATATATGCCATTCCATATTACTAGCCTACAGCATTATAATCCGATTTATTCTTGTTTTTTTGAATTAAATGAAACAAATATACAAAAAACCACATTAAAACACAAATATGCTATACACGATTTACAAAGGGTTACTGATACGGAAACCGGAGAACTTTTATCTAAATCCGTATTTATAAAGTTCTCTCCTTTACTAGATCCAGTAAAATATATGATTGGGAAATATGATATATCCAATGATGCTATTCGGACATTACCTACTCTTAGTAATAATCCGCATCATAAATTGGCTGACCGAAACAATGCTTCTTATATTGACTGTTTTTTTAGTTTTCTAAGTAGTCAGCTATTACACAAACACGGTCTAGTTAATGCAATAGATTTTTACGGTTCTTATTTAGGAATCCAAGAAAAATACAAAATGAATATATCTGATGATATTGAATATTTATGCACATCCAGATATTTCAATGAGAACGTGGGTAAATTGTTCAAAGTTTCAGAAGAAATACCTGGCAATGGAAATTATTGCTATGGATCGCGTGGCAATAAACAACGCCTAAATATACAAGGTTCTCTAAATGCCCATAATATTTCATTGATAGATTTAGACATAGAACAATTGGATATAGAAGAAATGGATATAGAACAATTGGATCCAAATACTAAACAATGTACAGAAAATGCGCACATATCCGGACTCACTGCGGTAGGATATCTAGGAAACTCTGTAGAACGTAGTGCGAAAGAGTTTGAATTGAATAGTGCCGGAGTTGTATATGAGAAACAGTGCAGTCATTCATCTACTTTATCATCGGAATCTTCCAATGATAGTAGTGTAAACTATAGCACAGAAGATGAAAACTCCGAAGAAAGTGGAGAACACGAAGAATCGTCTACAGAAGACGAAGACAATGATTGCGAAGATGATGAATATGAAGAAGACAGTGAACCCGAAGACAATATGTATTCCTATATGGACAATTTCCCTATACAAATGATTTGTCTGGAAAAATGCGAAGGTACCATTGACCAGTTATTTGAAGAAGGTGAGTTGTCAAAAAAAGAAGGCGCGGCCGCTATGATGCAAATTATTATGACTCTGATAGCATATCAACGCGCATTTTCGTTTACTCACAATGATCTCCATACTAACAATATTATGTATGTAAATACTGATGCCGAGTTTTTGTATTACAAGTATAACAAAAAAACCTACCAAGTTCCCACTTATGGCCGCATTTTCAAAATAATTGATTTTGGACGTAGTATTTACCGATTTTGTGGGAAAATGTTTTGCAGCGACAGCTTCGCACCCGGGGGCGATGCCGCTACTCAATACAACTTTGAGCCATATATGAATGACGACAAGCCTCGGTTAGACCCCAATCCCAGTTTTGATTTATGCCGGTTAGGTTGTTCCATATATGACTTTTTGATTGAAGACGAAACAGAAGCAGATATGGATACTTTCCAAAAAACAATTTACAGATGGTGTTGTGACGATAATGGGAAAAATATTTTGTACAAACGCGACGGCGAAGAGCGATATCCAAACTTTAAGCTATACAAAATGATTGCACGAACGGTGCATAATCATTGCCCCCAGTCCCAATTGGACTATCCCTTTTTCAGCCAATTTGCGCTTTCTCCTAAAGAAGTCAAAAAAGTGGGGAAAGGTACCGTGGTTATGGATATTGATGGCATTCCTTCTTATATGTAGGTATTACACAAAATAAGCGCGTAGTTTTGTAATGAACCACATTGCCGGTGTCTCATTTTTTCCGTGTAATATGGAATCAAATGTTTTTTGTACATATTCGGCGACGGTTCCGCCATTTGCATACACCCATAGTGTGTATAATGCAAATAGTCCGACCAGGGCATATATATCTTTTATGCCGGTTTTTGTGTTATAGATTGTGTATAGCGGTATGCCCTTAATAGCGAGATTTATCAAGAGAAAAAGTGCTATAGTAGAGAACGATGCGCCAAATGCTATAAATGCAATCAACATAAGCGTGTTCTCCATTATTCCCAAAACCAATCCCCATTTTGGATTATAGGGCGTTAGTTTTGCCATATAGGCCAAATACCACGCAAATACCCAATAAGAAAATACCAGGTCGATTCGGATAAGCATATATATGTATTTGATATATATATGTTTTTATGTAATATGAATTACTCCGGACGCCCTAAAGGGGCGGAAGGAGTGTGAGGAAACTCCAGAGAACGGAGTTCTTCGGAGTTTGAGAGAACGGCCTAGTCCAATATTTTTTGGGTGGATTTGTCAATATTGTTGACAATGTTCTCCACCGATTTGACATTGTCTTCGGCCATAGTATCTCCATTCAAAAACTCAATCAAGTTCAGTATAACTTTGATTTTTTCTTGTGTCCATTGTGCATTGAGGGCAGTTACAATTTCTTGACCATATAGCGGAGTCATACCATCTCTATGGAAGATCTTGTCGTTATATATATCATCCACATAATTGGCTATAAGAGTGTAATAGTAATTGATGCAAAGGCGAATAATCGCGCAATTTTTGTATGTTTCCAGCAGTTTTTCTAAACCTTTTTGGGCGCATTTAAAAAGGATTTTCATCCTTGGGGTCTTTTGACTATATTCTTTTGTCAGGAATTGTTGACACGCCAATTGTATAGGGTTATACATATATTGAATATCGGTCCGATTAGTGTTATAGAAGTATCTGCAAAAGGCTTGAAACGGCCCCGGTTCTTGGAAATAGAGAACATTGTTTTGAATGCAGATTTTTGTACCCACGGGTTTATTGCTTAATATGGCGAGTTTGATAATGACAGTGAGGGGGTCTAAAATAAAAAGTTTGGTATTAATGGCAGTGTTGTTTTCGGGTAGTGTACTTGGATTTATGAATTGGTTAATGGATGTCATTTGTTTTGGTAGAAATTGACTTTAGTTTTGGATATAGTTATATAGTAAAATTGTTTTTATGTTTGTAGAAAATAATAGTATTACTTACCAGATGGAATATAATATTGTTTTTCCACAGATGCGAGTTTGATCATTCGCATTGTTCCGGGAATCAACCAAGGAACAATATTGGGTTTATTTTTTACAACTGCGGCTACATATGGCTCTTCTGGATTGTCTACTTTGAATAATTGGTGTATAATATATTGTTCATTGGGGTTACATATGTTATACACACATTGGCCGATGTGATATTTTGGAATGCGATGAATTGCTGACATTTTATGATCAATAGTATTTATATATATTATAGATTTATATGGATGAAAATATTTCAATTTTATCACAATCTTATGTAAAATACTTATCCTTAAACTCATCCGGTGTCATAATCGGTATTCCGTGTTCCACTGCATATTTCGTCTTGTTGGATACGTCTTCCAAGGATTTCACTATAAGCACAAATGTTTTTGATCCTATAGTATCTTCCAATGTCGCGCCCCGGAATTTGAGTTCACGAATAATAGTTTGATCACGGACTTTCGTCATAACTATTTTCTTGCCATACAATGGGTTGGATATATCTATTTCTAGCGCGCTTTCGCGCACCCGGGGCGAAGCTTCTGCTACTGGTGTCTCTTTCAATTTTTGCGATTGGCCTATACTATCCAAGAACGCTACAAATCGGGGTATATTCTCCACAAACAAAGTCGCCGTCTTGTTTTCTATTCCTCGGACCGCCTTGACTTTAGCGATCTTCGCGGCCGGGTCTTCTTTAGATACCAATATATCTGGATGAGCTTCTAAAATGGGTTCCAATTTCTTTTCACCCAGACCTCGCCCCATAGTACCCGATGCAACCATCAAACCGACAATAGAAGCATTTTTGACTTTTGCTCTTATGTTCTCCACATATTTATCCGCCAACGATTTATATCCCACTTTAGCAAAATCTTCTTTGGTCATTGCCAAAATCTTGGGTATTGTGTCATATCCCGTCGCCATTAATTTTTTGATATTGCCGGCTTTTAATCCTTCTACTTCCAAATGAGTGAAGAACGCCGTCAGATTCTTCTCCTGAACTGTCGCATTTTCTGTCGCATTTTCTAGCAATACGTCAACGTGGGTTTCGTTCCATTTGTATGGCTCGGTCGGCATTTTGGCCTTTTCGGCAGGAACAATGACCTTGATGATTTTCGGTATAACATCTCCTGACCGGATGATTTCAACCATTGCGCCTATACCAATCTTATTGTCTTCTATGAACTTGGCATTGTATCCGGTTGCATATTCTATAGTCACACCACCAAGCCTTACTGGTTCAATGCGTACCCGGGGTTTCAAAAACCCGTCTTTACTGGGCGACCATAATACATCCACAATTTTTACTTCGGCTTTTTGGTCTGAAAGAACCATTTTGAATGCAAATGCGTGGTCGGGGTTTCCGGAAATACGTGGATGTATAGCATCATCGGTCACTATAACACCATCGATTTCATACATATAATTGGTGCGCCAATCCACCAATACTTCGGACAGTCCCTCGTTGGAAAGAGCCTGACGAATATCATTTTGAACCACTTCAAACCCTGAGGATTTTAGTTTGGCAAGTTGTTCACTGGGTTTCAATTGTGGCATAATAACCTCATATGTCACAAAATGCAAATCGGCGGATTTTTCGTCGGCTTTCTTGGAATTGACTATACCAGAAACTAGATTACGCGGATTGGCGAACTGTTTAGCATACTTTTCTTCAAATACTTTTTTAGGAATAATAAACTCTCCGCGAACCACAATTCCCTTTTCTTGCGGTAATTTCAAAGTGGGTAATAGGAAACTGATATCTTGTCCGATTTTTCCGTCGCCCCGGGTATACAATTTAGGCGAAGGACCTTCTGTGGAATACAATCCACTTACCCCATCCAATTTACAAGAAAGGACATATGGACCCTTGTATTTTTTCATCCACCCGGGAAGTGCATTGGAATCGGGTTTAATTTTATCCATTGACCACATTTCATATGGCAATTCCACTTTGTTCCTAGCTCTATCAGCAATAGGTGCTCCGATTTGTTGTATGGCTGCATTTTTCGGGTATTTTTGTTCCGTATATTCTTTCACAATATCGTATTCATTGTCGGTCATTAAATCGCCTTTTTCATTGTAATAGTTATTACTAGCAACCAATATGATGTTGGACAACTCTTCTTGCGAGAGGTTTTCCAAAACTGTTATACCACTATTTTTGAACTCTTGAATATGGGATTTAGTAGTTTCTATAAATTCTTTAGGCATAGTTTCTACGTGTTGGATTTCTTGTTGAGATACCTTTATATTCATTGTTTTTTCTGTAGTTTTTTTGGATCCTTTCTTGGATCCTTTTTGGGTTTTTTGAGTTATAGAAACTTTAGGCGAAAGTGTTCCCTCCGGGGTTTTTACTTTTGTGTTTTCTGGGAGAACTTTAGGCAATTTTTTGGTTGTGTTTTTGGCAACAGGTTCTTTAGGAACATCTTTAGCACTATCCAATTTGTTGTATTCTATTTTTGCAATTGGTTCTTGTGAAATAGATGGGTTTATAACTAATGGGGATTGTTTAGGAGAACTTTGCGGAACTTCTGTGTGTTCTCCTTTAGGAAGTTTAGCAGTCTTGTTTTTCTTGGGTTCTTTAGGAACTTTAGGAACTTTTTCCATTTTAGGCTTCCGCACTTTTTTGGTTATATTGGATTTAGATACAGAAACAGATTTAGGAATAACTATTGGGTGTATTTCTGTTGCATGTTTAGGGGATTTAGGAACATTTGGTATTTCTACAACATCCGATTCTTTTAATTTAGGAGAACCTGGCAATATTTTGATGGGAGGTTTAGGCGTTTCTGGTTCTGTAATATTTGGTTCTTTAGAAAGTTTTTGGGTTTTTGTTTTACGTGTTTTCTTGATAGTTGGACCTTTAGGCAATTCTTTGAACTCTGGTTTTTCAGAAATAGCTTCCGCGGAATATTTAGGCATTTTAGGTTCCTGTACTTTTTGTTCCTCCGATTTTTCTACCCTTTTGTTTTCCAAAAATTCTGTGCAAAAAGCTTCCAACTCTTTTGGATCTTTAGATAAACCTTTAGGAAGTTTTTTGGTTGTGTTTTTCTGCGTTTTTTTTTGGGATTTTGGAGAACTGTATACTTCTTTGGCCGAAGATTTAGGCACATTTTTTTCACCTGTTTTTTGCGCAAACTCTTGCGCAATATCTGGTTCTCCCACATTTTCTATAACAGGTGAATCCAACGGCTTACCATCTTTAGGTATAACGGCGCGACCATCTATACGTTCTTTAGGATCTTTATATACTAGACCCAAATAGTCAAAGATTCCCCGTTCATCCACAATATTTAGGACAAGTTTTTCTTCCTTTTTCTTGTCCACCATTTTCGTTAATCCGTGTTCATTTAGCGATAATCCTTTGGTCAATGCAAATCCGCGCATTGTTGCATTGAATCCCTTGCTTCCTGTGAAATATAAAACTGCAAATGGATACTCCTCCGGTGTAGTGTACAAAAAATCCACACGTCTAGCAGTGTACCCCTCCTTCAATCGTGTTATAACCAGACATTTTGATTTACCACGTGAGAGAACTTCAATGATTATTTTTGTGGCTAACAATTCGTCAATCCATTCATTAAATGCAGTCACTGACGTTGATGTTATAATCACATCTATATCTCCAGAGGCCGCTGCGCCACGACGATAACTGCCAACGATTTCGTATTTCATTTCGGTCTTTTTACTCACGGTTTCATATGCGGTTTGAAAAATAGCGGCATATTCATCTATTTCTTTCCGTGGGATTTTTTCAAGTATATCTTCGTAGTATTTTAAGCCCACTTTTTGGACATCGTTGAGAACTTCGTCTTGCCGTTCCCTCAATTGTGCTATAGAAGTGATTCCTTTTCCTACCAATTCTTTGGCTTTTTTGGTTCCAACGCCATATACATCGCTCAAAATATTTTCCGGGTTCTCCTTTTCACGTTCCAAAATATCTAATGTTCCAGTTTCATCGTATGTCTTTAGTTTTTCCAATATGACAGGTCCAATGCCGGGTTTTCCGGCCAAATCGGCGGGCTCATAAATATCGTCTTGTATAGATAAAATGGACTCTTGTGCTCGGCGATACACTCGTGCCCTAATATTATCCCCCCGTTTTACCATTATATCCAACAGTTCTCCCATTAGATTGGCATACACTTCGTTTTTTCTGGGTCTTCCAGGAGCACTTTCTATAGCTACTGTTGCAGGTGACTTTACCTTGCGAGTATATTTCCGCTTTGGTTTGAGGTCTGACATAATATATATTTACAGCATATTATATAAAAATAATACAAGTGATTATATTTATATTATTAGTATCAGTATGACTCCTAAATACTCTATTGGGACTATTATACAACATAATAAAGATGAATCAGTAAAACGAGTCATTTTGTGTATTTTTACTAGTTTTTACGACGAAACTGGTATGAGTAATGAAATATATTATCAAACAAATATACTAGAAAACACTATACCCCCGAGTCCAATGAAAGAAAGTGCTATAGATATGTATTACACTATTATACCTTCCAATAATACTGCAATCTTGTAATGTTTCAAAACCCTGGGTCATCAGTAAACACCGGTGTATTTGCAGAAGAACTTAATGTAGGCGTAGCCGTTATGATATTGAAAAAATCGTGAATATGTTTATTGAAATGGAAATAAGTAAATGATGCGATCATAGAACAGACAAAAACGATTATCGTATCTCTAAAAATTAATTTAAACGGTTTGATTTCTTTGTCTAAATACTTCATTTCCACTATTTTTAATACAAAAAATAGAAAAGTGATGGATATAGCTAAAATAAAGACTTGTTCCATAATACATTTAGTGGCGAAGTTTTCATAGATAAACAAACGCAAAACACAGTTAAAATTGACTGTTGTAATCGGCAATATGTATATCATTCAAACTCATATATTGACGTTTCAAAGCGTTTTTCTGTATTTTTTGCAATTTATATTTTTTAGACACATATATTTTGTAAATATATGCAAATAGTATCAAAAAACAAAGAGAACCTAAGCCGGTTGCTATACCAAACGTAATTATATTATTCTTATACGCAGAATAAGAATACGATGTAGTATAATTTACATATTTGTCTTCGGAAGGGCTATATGTTATTATACAAGTAGGTGTATAAGTTTCATAAGTAGGATAAAATGTCGTATTTGTGTTATTTATAGCTGGTATGTTTACAGGGGATACAGGTTTGTCTACATAATAAAAAGGGGCATCGGAATATACTCCACTACTAGATGGCCGAGGACTATATAATATGGACTGAGTCGGACAAGAACTTGGGTTATACAAAATTACAGTCGGCATAGGCGTAGGCGGTAGTGATGGAGTCATCGGTTGAATATTTTCATTGAGTTCAGTCGGTTCAACTGTTGGGTAATCCACAAGTTCTCCGTATTTATTTACGCTTGGAATATATTCTTCTACATACATTTTATGTTTCATATATAAAACTATTATATATTCAATACTATATACTATACACTATATAGTATTTTATGTCACATTCATACTAGGTATACTTATATCAATTCTTCTATATCCAATGTTATATTATCATCTTGTGGATTCATTTTAGTAGTTGGGGGTTCATCCATATCCAATATATCAAATCCACTTAAATCAATCGGCTCAGTATGGATCTTGATGCGTTCATCATCGTCATCGTCACTTTCTTCTTCCAATTTTCGCTTAAAATGACGATCCGCACTAATGGCTTCTAATCGGTCTTCCGTTTTTGGCGCATTGATATTTTCCACTTTGTTTGACAATGGGTCCAATACAGAATCATAGTCATTAAATGATATGCGAGTAACCGGGTTCTCTTCATTCAAGTTTTTCACCCCGGGTGTAACAATGGTTTCCTCTATTTTATCGCTAGATGGTGTAATCGGATCGGCACTCGGTTCAGGCGTTTTTTGCACAATAGGGTCGGCCGATTTATCCGCGGGTTCAACTAAGTTCTCTATAATGACTTCTTCTTCGTGTTCAATACTTTCATCCATATAGGCGCGAATAATGGCTTCCGTTGGAATACTTTCGCGTATAGCAACCAATATACATTCTTGCACGATTTGTTCAAGTTCTCTGTTATTCTTTTGCACCATTAGTGATGTGATATTGCGTTCAAACAAATAAACGTTCTTATATACCTTTCTCGCAACATTGATATAGACCTTGTGTATAAAATGGTCCAGTTTAGGAATAGATATATCAATCTTCTTTTGTTTGTTTCCCACGCGGATACAAGTGAGAACCTTGAGTTGTATAATATGAACACACGTAATTAAATCTTCTAAATAATTGCATCCGCTTCGTTCAATAATACGTTTGCGTTCTTCTTCTACTATGACAGAGTTCCATTTATCTATACGCGATAAAAGGTTTTGAAAAGTCATCAAATATTTAGTGACTTCCCCATTATCCACACACATTTTCCAGGCTTCGTTGTAAATAGACCGAATACCTTCTATGACTAAAGGACATAGAATACTTAGCAAACGACTACACCATTCATTTCTGGATTCTTGTAAATTGGATAAAACAAAATCGTCCATTTGTCTATAAGTAATTATAGACAAAGTATTTAGGCGGTTTTTACACAAAACCTTTTTACTAATAATAATAAGAAAAACATTAACATTTTTTCACAACGAAACTCGCGCCGTATTTTGTGATATTTCATTGCTAGTTCGGATTTGTTTTCTACATTTATCAATGGACTATCGTTTATCCAATCTATTATTTCTAAACAGGAGAACCCGTGTTCGTAAAAATGACATACTAAATCATTGATATTATTTGTTGTTAAATAGTCGGGTTGTTTGAAACAAATATCTAGTTTATTTGAAATGTATGAATACTTTTTGGAGAGTACATCATTGATGGGATATTTTTGGTCTAAAGAATGGGTATGTAAGTTTACTATTTTCTCGTCCATCATATGTTCAGGCACATAAATTGTGCAAAATCGGGATAAAATGGGATTTAGCAATTTGTTTTTGTTTTCTATAATAATAAAAAAACGGGTAGTATGGCTAAATAATTCTATACAACGTCTTAATGCCGATTGTGCGTCTATGGTTAAAAAGTCGGCATTTAGAAGAACAATTGATTTAAATAATATTCCATTATTGAAATGGATGTTGGTTTTTGCAAATAATTTCAAATCTTCGCGTATAAACTTGATTCCTTTTCCGTGCGCGCAATTTACAATCATTACATTGGATTTTATCTTTTGTTTGTCTGATTGGTATATTTTATTCAAAAAACTGTATATGATGGTTTTCTTACCTGTCCCATTTGAGCCATAGATAATAATATTAGGTATTTTTTTGGTTTCGTAAAAGAAATTGAGTTTTTGGTTTATTGCTTCGTGGTGAGGAAGTATTTCATTACTTATCATTATTGCCTAAATAGTATTTTAAAAATACTATTTTTATGTGGGTTTTTGACATAGTTATTTATGTCCAATACCCTAAATTATTAGGATAGTTTTATTACATTTGTGCATATTTTAGTCATTTCGTATCGCTCGTGATAGATGGTTTTACGGCGCAAATTGCACGATAAACAAGCAATTAATAAATTGCCCGAGTTATGTCCGTGGTTATTGTCTATACGATCCAATGTCCATTGTAAAGGTTCTCTAACTATTTCGTAGAGAACTTGGATGTTTTTTTTGCAATAATGACATTTTAATTCCGATTCAATAAGTAATTCTATGACTTGGTTTATTTGTACAAACAATATTGGATTGTATAGATTTTTAGCTATATCTTGTGCTTTATATCCAGCTAGTTTTTGGTTGAGTTGTTGTAATACACATATTTGATGGGGGGTATGATCGGTTGTTTGAATGCTTTTTAACAACCCCAGTTGATTTTCCGTTATATAATCTTCTTCTGTAAAACGCCATCTTTTTGTATTAGTAACTACACGTTTTTGTTTCTCTTTTTCCAATGTAATTGTATTTGATCCGTTTTCATTTATCATCATATGAGAACTTGTGTCATTTTCCTTCTTACTACGTAATCCGGAAAATGGGTCAGAGTCTACGGTACCTCCGACTCTTCCCTCAAACTCTTTCGAACTACGTTCTACAGAGTTTTCTTGATATCTTACTTCTGCGCATCCAGATATCTTCGCATTTTCATTCGCGTTGCTACTGAAAATATGCGGATAACCTACGTTCTGCGAACTCCGGTTATCACTTGCAGACCTAGGTTCTGACCTAGTTGGTAAGGATTTTTGGTCAGGTAATACAATAATTTTGCTCATTTATATAATAATTGTATTGTTTCTATATATCATACTCACCTAGATAAATATATAATTGAAAACGAGATAAATATAAAACAATATACAATATATCATATAAAGACAATACTTCTAGAATATGCTCCCATCTGGTAATACAACTACTTCTACGGCTACGTATACAAATGCGGTAAATATGAATGCAATAGATGAGTTATTGGAAACTGAGAAACAAAAAAACAAATGCGATTCTTGGAACAAATTGGACAAAACAGTAAAAACACAGAAATTGCACGCTTTTGCGGAAAAATATGGAAAAGAGCACAATTATCCAGCAAAAGATGTGAAGAGCTTGAAGGCGTTTTTTGTGAGTTGTTTAGAAAAGGCTAAATTGCAAAAAACAAAAGATGTTGTCTATGACAAAGATAGCGGCGAAATTACGAGTATCCCTGCACTATTTTTTAATAGTATGAACCATACATTCACATTGAAAATTGTGGATAGTAAACGGGTAAGTACATTGAAGTCGCTTACCCCGAAGCGCGTTTCTGAGAAAAATCAGGCGCCCGTTTCGCAACCCGAAATATAAAATTGATTGCAAAAATAATCTAAACATAGTTCTACATTTATAAATATACAACTATTACAAAATGGAACCTATTGAAGACCAAAGTATTTCATCGGAGGATCACCACGATGACGAAACATTGGAAACGTGGTTAGATTTATTGGAAGATAAGGAAATAGAAGAATTGTCGGATAATGTAGCCGAAATTATGGAAGAATATGTGTATGGCCAGATTGCGAAAATATCCGACCCGAAGTTCTCCACTATTGTATGCGACGATTTAACCGCTTATTTCTTTGATATATGGGTTGATGCCGAAATATGTATGGATAGTGACTCCGATTACAAAGAAGTGCATAGATTCATTGGAGATGTATATACTAAATATATGGATGAATATAGCATTTTACCACCCAGACAATGTGATATAGACACACCTTGTATACAAGTGGATATTGCTCCTAGTTTGGAAAGGCTTGCTACTATCCCTCAGCCAAAACAGAAGACAAGGGAATGGTATGAAAAAAGGTATGGTATGCTGACTGCAAGCAATATTTCAAAGGCATTGGGTTCAGAATCCCAGAAAAATAGTCTGATTTATGAAAAATGCAAACCACTCACGATGGACCATCAATATGGAAGTGTAAATACCGAAAACTCGATGCATTGGGGAGTGAAATATGAACCAATTAGCGCAGCTATATATGAACATATGTTTTCTGCTAAATTGTCGGATTTCGGTTGTATTCCACACGAAAAATATGTATTTATCGGGGCTTCGCCAGATGGCATTGTAACCGACCCGGCACATCCACGATATGGCCATATGGTGGAAATCAAAAACATTGTAAATCGTGATATAACCGGTATTCCTAAAGAAGAATATTGGATACAAATACAAGTGCAGTTAGAAACGTGCAATTTGGAATATTGCGATTTTGTTGAAACACGTATCAAAGAATATGAAAATGCTGCAGAATATTACATTGACAGAGAACATAATTACAAGGGCGTAGTTCTCTATTTTGTGAAAAAAATGTTGGTTGCGGGCACTTTACCTTCGTGGGGAGAAGAAGACGGTCGTTATAATGTGCCTCATTATGAATATATGCCTCTAGACATTCCTATTTCAGAAACCGAACAATGGATTTACTCAAAAAAGACCAAATTGCAAGAAGAATATGTTTTATATAGAACTGATTATTGGTATTTAGAAAATATTTCTTGCGTTCTCGTTCAGCGAAATCGCGAATGGTTCAATGCAGTAGTTCCACAGTTTATATCTATATGGGAAACGATTGAAAAGGAAAGGGTTAGTGGATATGCACATCGGGTAGCTGTCAAAAAACCGAAACCATTGGTAGTGGTTCAACAAAGTTCGGGTGATAGCACTGGAACAACACGAATTATAAATGGTGGAGGAGGAATATGTCTGATTAAATTGGATGAAGCTGGAAATAATATATCACAACCTTCGATAACCGATTTGCATAATCTATTGCTTTTATAAAACACACAATACTATAAAAAATATACCATACAATATATACTATAAAATATAAACAATGTTTTTTGATAAACTAATAAGTTATAAACAAAAAGTATTTTTTTCCATTATATGTTCCGGATTGTGGATATATTTCAGGACTTCAGAGAATTATAATATGATACCACGACATAATATATTTCCGGTAGTTTTTGTTATGGGTTGGACATACTTGAACTATTATGAACCTCTGTTTTTACCTATTGGCCTAAGTATTTTGATAGCTTATTCCAAGCTAGGATGGATGTTGGATAGTACAGAAATAAAAACTCCAGATACTAAAAGTAATAATATACAATTAACTATGTAAACCAGACGAGGGTGGGGTGGGCCAGTGTATGTCTCTGTATCCATATTTATACAAATGTACATATTTTTATAAATATACAAAGTAAAACGACATAAATATTTTATAACATAAATAAATAATAGTATATCGCACAAATGGCATCTTTTGAAAATCAAACAATGGACGAGATGTATGTCACTAAACGTAATAGTGAGCGCGAAATTGTATCGTTTGATAAAATCTTACAGCGTATTAAAAAATTAGGAGCAGAAGCCGGAATTAAATTGAATTATACTACGCTAGTTATGAAAGTCATAGATCAATTGTATGACGGTATTTCAACCACAAAAATTGATGAACTGTCTGCAGAACAATGTGCATCTTTGACAAGTACACATCCAGACTATAACACTTTAGCCGGAAGAATTGTCGTGTCCAATCATCATAAAAATACTCCGACCAAGTTCTCAGAAGCAATGCAGAAATTATTTGAATATGTAGATAAACACGGAAAACAAAGTCCTTTGGTTTCTTTGGAATTATATGATTTAGTAATTTCTAAGAAAGATGAATTGGATGCCATTTGCGACTATAATAGGGATTATTTGATTGACTATTTCGGGTTCAAAACTCTAGATCGGGCCTATTTAATGAAAGTAAACCGAGTAACAGTAGAACGTCCACAGCATATGTGGCTAAGAGTTGCTATAGGTATTCACGGGAATAATATGGATAAAATAAGGGAAACATATGAACTGATGTCTAAAAAGTATTTCACTCACGCAACTCCTACTCTTTTTAATGCCGGTACCCCTCACCCACAGTTGTCTTCGTGTTATTTACTTTCTATGGAAAATGATAGTATAGAGGGTATATATAACACTTTGAAAGATTGTGCTCTCATTTCTAAATGGGCAGGTGGAATTGGGCTCCATATCCATAATGTCAGGGCATCGGGTAGCCATATTCGCGGAACAAATGGATCGTCCAATGGAATTGTACCTATGCTCCGTGTATTTAACAATACGGCTAAATATGTGGATCAATGTGTTACACCCAATACAATTATTTATACAAAAGACGGTCCTATGGCTATAGAAGATTGTATCGCAAATGTCACTGAGGTAGAAAACCGCGAAGGACAATTTGAATACATTGAAAAAGTGTTGGAACACGCATATGAAGGAACTATACTTGAAATCAAGACTATATTGAATGTTCAGTCATTACATATTACTCCAGAACACCCGATTTATGTGGTAAAAAAACCGCAAACTCCTGGTTATATGAATCCATTAGACTATATTCCTGAATGGGTAGAGGCAAAAGACGTTGAAGTTGGCGATTATATTGTCCACCGGGTTCCAAAAGTTGATTTCAATTATCCCGGATTGTCACCTGATATTTGTTATGTATATGGCATTATTTTATCAGGAATGTGTATTACTCAAACCCAGGAAAATGTATATGGTGCTTTATCCAGTCGTATAAGAACAAATTGGATGTATATTGTACATAGTCCGAACAAAGTTGACGAATTGGCCAAGTTTTTTGGTGCCAATGCAATCAATTACGAGATTCGGTTTATGAATTACTATAATATGATTATGTGGGAAAGAAATAGTGTATTACCATTTACACAGAGCGATTTTATGACTAATGGCAAACTCCGGGTTGGTAAGCGATGGATTCATTTGGATCAACACAAAGTGGTGCGTATATTAGAAGGTCTTGGAAATAGTGATGATATTTCTCAATTGGCAGTAGATGTGCAATATTTAAAATTGCGAACGGGTATGTTACCAGGAAATTGTTTGTCATATAAAGATAATAGTTGGTTGGTTCCGGTTACTTCTACGGCGGAAAAACATTATAGTGGAGTGGTTTATGACTTGCAAATGCGAACCCAACATAATTATATGCTCGATGGTGGATTGGTCCATAATGGAGGCGGAAAACGCAATGGGTCGTTTGCCATTTATTTGGAACCTTGGCATTCGGATATAGAGCATTTCTTGCAAATGCGGAAAAATCACGGGGACGAAGAACTGAAGGCCCGGGACCTCTTTTATGCATTGTGGATCCCCGATTTATTTATGGAAAGGGTTAAATCCGATGGTCTATGGACACTAATGTGTCCAGATGAATGCCCTGGCTTATCAGATGTGTATGGCCCCGCTTTCAAAGAGTTATATGAGAAATATGAGTTATCGGGTAAAGGCCGCAAGGCAGTAAAAGCACGCGAATTGTGGTTTCAAGTATTGGATGCACAAATGGAGACCGGAACGCCTTATTTGTTGTATAAAGATGCTTGCAATCAAAAGTCTAACCAGAAAAACGTGGGGACCATCAAGTCTTCCAATTTATGTGTTGCTCCAGAGACTATGATATTGACAGATAATGGCCATATTCCTATTCATACTTTATGTGATAAATCTGTAAATGTATGGAATGGTATTGAATGGAGTAATGTAACCGTTAAAAAAACGGGCGAAAATCAAGAATTGATCGAAGTGAAAACAAGCATAGGAGTTAGTTTACAGTGCACTAAATATCATAAGTTTTATGTTAAATATGCGAATGCAGGTCGTGTTTCTATAAAAATGAAACCGGCGAATGAATTGCAGATAGGTGATAAATTGGTGCAATGTAAGTTTCCTATTATTAGTAGTTTATCAAAGGGTGTTATAGATTTATTTTCCGAATTGTGCAATACAAGTCATACAACTGTTAATAATGGATGTATAACAGTTAGTAGTAAAGATTACAATGTATTGCAGAAAACATTGTACGATTTACAAACTTGTGGTATATCTGCAAGATTATACAATGATGTTATTTTGTGGACATTGGAGATAAATACAGACAGTTTAATCAGTCTAAACTGTTTAGGATTTAAATGTGAAAATATTGATATAGAGTCAATAATTGAATCTATTAAAGAAGTAAGTGAATATGATATATCAATCATTGAGATTGTTGATTCTGGTAGAATAGATGATACATATTGCTTTACTGAACCAAAACGTCATATGGGAATATTCAATGGCATATTAACTGGCCAATGTACAGAAATCATCGAGTACTCTGACGATAAAGAGACTGCCGTTTGTAATTTGGCCAGTATTGCACTTCCGGCATTTGTGGATATGACACAAAATCCTCCGACATTTAACTATGAAAAACTGCACAATGTTACGCGAACAGTGACATACAACTTGAATCGTATTATCGATGTCAATTATTACCCCACTGAAAAGACCCGTTTGAGTAATATGAGACATAGACCCATTGGTATTGGTGTACAAGGATTGGCCGATGTGTTTATGATGATGGGTCATCCATTTATTAGCGATGAGGCCAAACATATCAATCGCCTAGTGTTTGAGACTATTTATCACGCTGCATTGACCGAATCGTGCAATATGGCTAAAGTGGATGGTCCTTATTCCACGTTTCAGGGTTCTCCCGCTAGTTTAGGCGAATTGCAATATGATATGTGGAAAGTGGTTCCAACCGATGGTAGATATGACTGGACTGGTTTGAAGGCTGAAATATGCGCCCACGGACTCCGTAATTCGCTGCTTTTGGCGCCGATGCCTACTGCGTCAACTTCTCAGATATTGGGATATAACGAATGCATTGAACCCATTACTAGTAACATTTACAGTAGGCGGACGATTGCAGGTGAGTTTATTATGGCCAATAAATATTTGATGAATGATTTGCTAAAGTTGGACTTATGGAATGAAAAAGTGAAAAACAATATTATTGCCAATAACGGGTCGATTCAACATATTGACATTATTCCACAAGAAATCCGCGATAAGTACAAGACAGTATGGGAATTGCCAATGCGTCATTTGATTGATATGGCGGCGGACCGCGGTGCATTCATTTGCCAAAGCCAGAGTCTAAATCTATGGCTAGAAGATCCTAATTATTCTTCATTGACATCAATGCACTTTTACTCGTGGTCAAAAGGATTAAAAACGGGCATTTATTATTTGCGGAGAAGAGGTCGCCATCAAGCCCAACAATTTACGATTGAACCGGAAAAAGGCAAGGTGGTGGAAGAGCACGATGAAATCTGCGAAATGTGCTCGTCTTAGTGATACATAAAAATAACAATATAAAAATATATGAGTATATAAAATAATATATCAATGATACCTTATTTTATACAACGTGCAACCCCAAGTGATGATATCCGCGAAGATAATATAGATACAACTCCAGGGTGCTCGGAAAAAGATAATATGGAAAATGAAATAATAACCACTATAACAACATTTATGTATGAGTTTTGCAGTGAAAATATGGATATGACATAAAAATAACATCGTATGAAGATTTTTGTATTCAGTTTTGGGAAATATCCGAGTTTCAAATACGATATTGGCAAAAATATACAAAATATTTTATTTTGAAAATAATGAGTGGATAGAATGGGATATTTCAGAAAATGCAGATAAAATATATGATTTTTACGTAAATACTTATTTATTATAGGTTTAGGGCAATATTATGCACCATTTTCATATAACACTTCAAGCAGGCCATTGTATCCACCATTGAATCATGCAAGTTCTCCGGAATTGTACCAAACAATTTCTGATGGAGTTCGGAAAGTTTAGGAAACTTTTTGTATTGATATGGCTGTCCCCGTTTGTCAATGGCATCCACTACAATAGAGCATAATTCAATGCTATTGGCCATTGTGCAATATCGCTCCTTTTTGTTTGCTAGCTCATATCCACTATTTAACAAGTCGCATAAATGCCGCGTTTTGCGCCCCGGGTTGCGCGCCAATTCAATACGGACCATTTTACTATCGAACTCTATATTATGTGCAATTACTTTAGCACATTTGACATATGCATCATATAAGGCATTCAATGCCTCAGTTACTACCACTCCGCCATTGCATTTTACCCGAGTTATACCAGTAAGTTTTTCTATTTCAGGAATGATTTTGATTTTGGATGAAACATTGATGTAGCTATTGTATTTTTGTTCGATGGTCCTAGTTTCTACGTTGAATACAATGAAACTGAGTTGCAATATATATGGACAAAGGTCCAATGCAGGTTCTCCTTTCGGGATAAGACCGCTCGTTTCAACGTCGAATATGAGAACCAGGTTAGACATTTTGTTATTACAAATACTTAAAGATGCGTATAATGATATAGTAATAGATAGTTTATATATTGTATATTTAGTAATTGATAAATATATTCAATTTTCTAAAATATATAAACACACGCCACCTATTGTAATTAGAATACACGCACATAAATGGCATATACACTTACATTTGTTACTTCTTATTTGCAAGATAAGGAGAACTCGCTACATAATGATGAATGGAATGTAGGGCGTTTAGCGGAATTGGTATCGATCGGGATTCCGCTTTATATTTTTGTATGTCCCGAAAATGCCGACGAAATCGCCTTTTTACAAGGAGCCCACAATATTCATATAGAAGTCATAAATAAATCCGAATTATGGGTATTTCAGCAACTCAAAGAAAAACCGCATAGTTTACCAAAATATCGCAATTTAGAAAAAGATACAGAAGACCATTTGTCTATTTCACTTTCTAAAATTGAATTGGTGGATCGCGTTATAGCTCACAATCCGTGGAACACGGGCCATTTTGCCTATATTGATTTCAATATAACGTATTTGTTTTCTGAAAAACATAAAACATATGAATATATTCATCATTTAGAAAAACGAAATTTTTCTGAAAAAATACTCACCTTTCCAGTATGTTCTTCCCACGTTCCTATAGAAAATGTGGGTGGGTTAGCAGACGCTATTAATTGGCGATTTTGTGGCGGGTTTTTCTTAGGTGACGCTGATTCATTGAAAAAGTTGTGGCAAGAATATCAGGGACATTTAGTGGAATATTTGGATATATATCAAAAACTTACGTGGGATGTCAATTTATGGGCCTGGATAGAAACCGTCAAGCGATGGGAACCACTATGGTATTCGGCGAATCATAATGACAGTATTGTCACAGCGATTTCGGCGGATTGTATAACGAAAAATATGGTTTCGGTTTCTAAACGTATCAAGCACAATTATCCAGTTATAGCACAATTTCGTCCGACTTCGGCGTCGTATTTGAAAACGCCAGATGGTCGTAGATGGCTAAATACGCGATACGTGAATTATTGGTTGTATAACAATGGTTGTTATGGCTATCCTACTAGTTTGCATATTATTGAAAACAAAAATATGTTATGTGAATTGGATGATGAACTAAATCCGATTGCTGACACATTTGTATTAATAGATGAACAAGTAGATATACCGAAATATCAGGGGGATACATTTTCCAAAGGGTTGGAAGACGTTCGGTTATATAAATCGGAATCCGGGGTGAAGTTTATTGCCACAAATGTGGATTATTCGCCCAATGGTAAAAATAATATGGTTATAGGTGATTATGTACCCGAAACTCACTCGATTTCTAATGTACAAGTTGTATTACCTCCAGTCGAAAGTTGGTGCGAGAAAAACTGGATACCGATTTCTTCAGTTGGTGGTGAAGACCTATTTATTTATAAATGGTCGCCTTTTGAAGTAGGTCGAGTAAATACATCGACGGGAAGTTTAGAAATATTGATGAGTCATATGATTAATGCACCCTATTTCAATAAAGTCCGCGGTTCTACGACATTTGTTGAACGGGAAGATGGGTTATTGGGCGTAGTGCATTTTAGTGAAGACCATAATCCACGGCACTATTATCATATATTGGTATTACTGGAAAAAGATAGTTTGCGGCCATTGAAATATTCGAATTGTTTTTGTTTTAAAAGTTTAGGAGTAGAGTTTTGTATTGGATTTACAGATGAATTGGCAGATGAATATGTTTTTTGGACTTCGCAAATGGATCGAGAACCAATGACGGTGTTTATACCTAAAGTGGAAATACAACTATGCTTTGATTTTTAGATTATGGCTTTATTTGAATATTTTGACTTTATGAGTTTTCACAATATTGCACAGAGTTTTCTACTATATACAGTAAAAATAATGCTGTTATTTTGTTTATATAATATATAAACACAATATGAATTTTTTTGGCACTGCTAATCAACATCAAAATCAAATTCAACTACCAGCCGATATAGATACACGCGTCGCTCCAGGGTCAGTGTATAGATTAGATATACTTGAGCTTGAAGGGAAATTATATATTAAAGATAGCGTTGAAGTTTCACAGGAACTAGCGACTCTTCAAGCATTTAATAATGCTTGGGCGTTTGAAGTGTTTAAAAATAATAGGCCTGATGATAATGCAATACGAGCATTTGTGAATACCGCTGATATGTTTGCACCACCTGTAGCACTTGGTGGCGTAAGAGCTGCTGTAGGGCCATTAGTTACTATTCCAGGTGTAGAATTATTATTAAATAGTGCTTCGGGGTTTTTAACTGGTCTGCCAGGAGCGCCTACCCCAGATCAAATTAAATCTAGTATTAGAGCTTTAAGAGATAAACCTCTTAAACATGTAGTAAATGCATTATTTGATGGGCCTACGCCAGCTAACAACAGAGACGAGGCATTAAATAAACTAGGAAATGCACTTGTTGCATTGAGAGTTGTAGGATATGCTCCAAGAGGATCAAATAATGAAAAAGAAGCAATCGCATTAGTAACAGCAGCTGGTATCGGCGCACCAATTGCAGGACTTGCTGCTGTAGTAGATCAAGCATCTGTAGCGGCTTTATTAACGGCAGTTAGCGATACTGTAGCCGCAGGCGCAGCAGCTGCGAATGACCGAGTTGCTATTGTTGCA